TGACCACATCGAGGTCGATCATGGCAGCGGCTCCAGGTCGACCTCGATGTGGTCAAGCTCACCGAACACGCGGTAGCGGGGATGAATGCCGACAACGCGATAGCCGGCGCCGTGTAGCTCCATGCGATCGTCAGCCTTCAACTCCGCCGATCTCTCGACTAGGATCTTGAACACGCCGGCCGGTTGCTCTGCCTGGCCGCGTGACGCCGACGAGTCCGATCGAACCGAGGTCTTTTCGGTCTGCGACAGGAGCCGGACAGGCGCAAAGCCGACTGACACCGGCTCGGAGAAGATCTCCTGCGCGTGCCGGTCGCGGCCGGTAAAGCGTGTCAGCGTGCCGGTCATGTTCGGCCTAAACATCAGCGGTCTCCGTCTTCTTGAGGTAGCTGTTGGCGTTGGGATGGAAGATCTGCTCGCGGATCTCGGAATAGGTCGGCAGCTCGCCGTTCGAGGACAGCGCGATGATCATCCCGCGGTGATTGGCGTCATCATTGTCGGAATGGATCTCGGCTGTGCGCAGGCCGTGCTCGGCGAGCGTGAAGAGGACGATCTCGTTGTAGATCGACAGGAGCGTGTGGCGCCAGACTGAGCGCACGAAGGCAGAGGACTTCCATTTGCGGGATGCGCGGTCGTGGAAGGCGAAGTCGATGTCGGCCTTGTTGCCAATCATGTATTCCATCAGCGCAGAACGGCGTGAGGAGCCACGCGAGCGCGAGGCGATCGACACTTCCAGATTGACCCGTTGCAGCGTTCTTTTGAGCGTCGTCGTGTCACGCGAGACCTGAGCGACAATCTCTGAATAAAGATAGTCGCAAGACGCGCTCACATGCTCGAGGGCTTCGTCCGTCAGCTCTCGCGCGTCGATACTCTCGATTTCGCTCAACGTCGCTCTGCGCGCAATCTCAGCGATTTCCTGCGTGAAGGACTGAATGTGCTGCCACTCTTCGCGCAGAAACCACAAAGAGGCCGTTTCGGCCTCCTGGGAGATGCGGTTCAGAAAGGCCGGTGAGCCGAAGTCGTGGGCCGTCAGCGATGAATGATAGAAGCCGCGCAGCCGGTCGGTGAAGGCCAGGTAGCGCTGGTTGGCTTCCATCGCGCGGACAGTCAGATGATTGCTGATCATGCGCGGGCGATGCTCACCTGATAGTAGACATAGCCGGCGAGGCAGCGCAGCGTTTCATTGGCGACACCAAGCTCGAGCTTTCCACCGCGCAGCATGACGGAGCTTTCGCCGACGGTTTCCGAGATCACACCGGCTCGATGACGCTCAGCGAACGGATTGTCGGTCAGGATGCTGTTGGCTTCGCAGATCTGGGCGCGGCGCAATGCGGTGCGGAACGGCTTTGGAAAGGCTAGGAAGTCGTCGGCTGTCAGCTCGTTCCAGACGCCCGGGCGTAGGATGGTGTGCTTCTCGCAGCGGTCCTCTTCGTCTTCCTCGCCGGGCAATGGGTTGGTGAAGCGGAGCTGGATGCGCTGCATACGAGAATAGGCGTTGATGAGGGCTGCGGCGCGCTGCTCGTCGCTCGACTGACTCCAGCTTTTCAGCTCCGGCATGTCGCGCGCCAGAACTTCGGCCGCCTCGAGCGTGACCCAGGTATTATTGAGCAGCTCCAGGCGGCTTTCACCCTCGATGATATAGCCGAAGGAGCGCCGGATCTTGCCGGCGTCCGTCGTCAGAACCACGCGCAGAGCACGCGCGGCAGAAGTTTCGCCCTCCCCGAGACGGTTGAGCGCGGCGGGCACGGTGATCGTCTTGGACGTGTCTGCCGCATCGAAGGGCAGATTGTCCATTTCGAGCAGCACCTGATCGTCACCGTCGTAGAGCACGGCGTCGATACGCTGAACCACGACAGCAGCATTGTTGAGATCCACGAACTGGACCTCAAGCGCCACGTCGTAATCTTCGGGGTAGAGCTTCATTGCCATCGATCAGGCGTCCTTCTCGGCGGTTTCGGTCTCGTCTTCCGGCCTGTCGCCTTCCGCCTGCTCCTGTTCGCCGCTCTCGCCCTGCTCCTGCTCGGGAGCATCTTCATTCGGAGTCTCCTCCTCAGTAGGCTTCTGCTCCTGTTCGGGAGCGACTTCAGCGGCAGCCTCGACCGCCTTGACGTCTACGCCATAGTGGCGAGACAGAGCTTCGAGTTCAGCCTCGATCGCGACCTTTCGCTCGCTGTCGCGCCAGGCGTTCCAGCCGGTGAGCGACTTGCCGGAGTGCTTGAGGGCGGCGTTGATCAGCGCGTCGGCCGGGATGACAACGTCGTTCGGACCCTGGTATTCGGCAGCCATGCCTTCAAAGCCGAGTGCGACCGGAACGTCGTCCACGAGCGTGACCTCGGCTTCAATCTCATCGGCGCGCTGTGTGGCCTTCAGGATCTGGCCGCCCGACTTCTCGAGCGCGGCGTTGCGCAGCGCGACGAACTTCGCCTGTGCCGACAGGATCTCCTTCATGAGATCCACGATGGCCTTGCCCTTGACCTTCCATTTGTCGCCAACGACGCGCAGTGCCTTGATGCCACCCTCGTCAGCGATCTTTTCGAGATCTTCCTGGGTGTAGAAGGTGTCGACCGGCGACTTCAGCGCCTTAGAGGCGTCGAGCTTTTCTTCCATCGACTTATCGCCGTCGGACTGCCGGGCAAGCGGCGCGGCAAGCGCTGCGCGGGTCGCAGCTTCCGACACCAGGCGATATTGGATGCCGACGTTTGCATCACCCTCGATCTCGTTACCGTCAGCGTCACAGGCCACGACAGCCACGGCGCCGGCGATGCGATCGGCGATCGTCTGCGACACCGGTTCAGTCGAGATGCCGTTCTTGAATGGGATGATGTTGAGATGACCGGTATAGCCCTGCCAGCCCTTCGATACAGTTTTCAGATAGTGCATTCGTCACCAATCTTGTTTGCGGGTTCCAAAACAGCAAAAGGGGCAGGATTGCCCTGCCCCTTATAATAAGTCAGTAATGACTGATCATCAACTTAAACGTTGAGGATACCCTTCAGGCGGGCAACGGAGTGCGTTGCCTTGAGGGCGGTGCCGGAATACCACTTGACGCGGAACCGGACGGCGTCCTTATTCTGGATCGTGCCGATGTCTTCAAACTGGATACCAGCGGCGTCGCCACCGTAGATACCATGGAAGCCGTCAGCCTCGTTCAGACGCAGAGCGTAGATCGAGGTGGACTCGTTGGCGGAGCCCTGAACTTCGTCGGCGCCGATGAAGTCGTTGATGATCACCGGGATACCGTCGTAGGCCGGAACGGGCTTGCCGAAGTTCGGGATCTGGATCATGTCGCCGGTGTTGCCACCGAACGAACGCATGATGCCGCGGATGGCGCGCCAGGTGCCCTTGCGCATCATCAGAACGTCGGCGCCGAGCTTAACAGCGTCGAGGAGCTCGTCGAGCATTTCGCAGGATACGGCAGCGCCGTTGGCGCCGGCGACCAGGGTCTGCGCAGCCGGGGTGAGCTTCTTGATGCCGTCGAAGGACTTGGCATTGACGGACGTGTCGCCGTTGACGAGCGTCCGCTTGTACTTGCGGCCGAGACCCTTTGCCTTAGCGGCAACCTGGATCGCGATCTGCGGGTTGAGGTTGGACTGCACGGATGCAGTGAACTTGTCGATGTCGACGTCGCCTGCGAGAACCTTCAGCTTGGTCGAGACCTCTTCGAAGGTTGCAGCGCCTTCCGGAACGGCTTCGTAAGCGTCCAGGAATTCGCCTTCAGACAGGGTTGCTTCACGGACATACGTGAACGTCTTGTCCGTTACGTGCTGAAACGGGAGCAGCGCAAACAGCGCCTCGTCGTCGATGATTTCTTCAATGACGCCGCGGGCCTTGTCTTCCTGAGACAGCTTCTCGGCTTCTTCCACCAGAAGGGGCATGGTTTTTCTCCTACACAAAAGGCCTACGGCCGTTCAATCAGTATTGACTGATCAATAGTGTAACCTGGAGAAACCGAATCCCGCAAGAGAAAAAGTGCAGTCAGTATTGACTGACTGCACCAAATCGCGATAGACCAGGACTATTTGCTCTTTTCCAGGCCGAGAGCGATGCGGCTGACACCATAAAGCTTCCTCTCGGGCTTGTCGTTCGACTGTGCTGCCGGATCGACTTTCTTGGAGGAAGATGCCGCACCAGGCGTCACCTTCTGCTTGATCAGGCGATCCTTCTCCGGATCGAGCTCCACAATCTTGCGCAGAGCGTCGTCGAAGGAGAGCGGCTTGCCATCGGCACCGGTGAGAATGGTGCGGGTGGATGCGCCGGCCGGCTGGTCATAGGCGACGACCTTGCCATCGACGCGCTCGAAATATTCGCCGTAGACCTTTTTGGCCTTGCTCGGCGGCAGGGTCAGCTCCTCGCTGATGAACTGGGACAGGGCGAAGGACTGGCCGACGGTCAGCTTGTCGAGTTCGCCGTCGCGCACCTTGAGCTGGTTCTGAAGATCGGCGATCGTGTCATTCAGGGTCTTCTTTTCAGCATCGTGCGCCTCGGCCATCATCTGCTTGACGCGGTCGAAATTACCCTTGGCTTCCTCGGCCGCAAGTTCGGCCTGGCGCTTTTCAGCGAGCAGCGCGCGAACGGCCTCGGGATCGATGCCTTCGAACTTCTTCAATTCGTTTTCGAGATCGGCGATCTTCTGCTTGCGCTTCATGGACTCGCGCAGAAGCTTGGCCTTCTCGTCGTCTTCCTTCTTCTTGCCCTTGCCGTCAGCGCCGCCCTTGTTGTCGCCGCCTTCGTCACCAGCACCGTCATCGCCGGCACCGTCATCGTCGCTGCCACCGTCATTGCCAGCGCCATCATCGTCTCCACCGGCATCATCGCCGTCACCGGAGCCACCATTGCCTTCATTTTCGGGAGCGAATGCAATACGCGGCGCACCCGGATACATCGGGGCCGCAGCAAATGCACCAAGGCTGGTGCGGGCATACTTCTTCAGAACTTCAGTCATATCATTCTCCTTGCCCATTCTCTCGGGCGATCGATGTAGGTTTGGCCGGTATCTTGGCCGCTCGGGTATGCACGTCTGTCAGGCCGTCAATATCTCGACGGTTTCTTACTTCGTGGCCGCGGAGGCCTGCTTGTTGGGAGAGGACTTCGTCACCTGACCCTGCCGAGAGGGAGTGACGGCCGACTTTCCAAATGTTGAAGGGGGAGCCAGGAGGTCGACACCTTCCAGCCACTTGTCGATATCCTTGCGGATCTTCTCGATGACGTCCTTCTTGAGCTGCGGGAACAGCTTGTCGACCATGAGCTTGAGTTGCTCGCGGCGGACTTCCTTGGGCGCATCGATCTTGGCGAGCTGTTCGGCAACGGCAAGCTCGTCAGCCAGACGCATGACGTCATAGCTTTCCGGATACTTGACCAGGCGCGTCTCGGGCAGCGTCTCTTTCGCCCACAGACAGACCAGCTCCACAAGTTCGTTCTCGGCCTTTTCGAGCGACTGACCCTTGGAGGTCAGCAGTGAGTTGACGCGCTCGAAATCGTAGGCCTTGGCGACGCCGGAAGAGTTGTCGATACCGACGGCATTGTCTTCCTTGGTGCGTTCGCCGGCCAGGCCGATCGTATGGTAGATCTCGTTGATGATCTTGTTGATCACCGTGATGATGACATTCGCCTGCTTCGGATCGGGCGAGATGAACTCGGGCTTTGCGGTAGCGCCCTGCCCGCCATCGTAAACGACCACGCGCTTGGTCGAGGCCTCCACCAGCTTGTTGTAGGGTTCCTCGCCCGGAAGCAGCGACTGCGCCGGCATGGTGAGCTGCGAGAAGGTCTGATCCTGGATGATGGCGTCCAGGTTCGACAGGTAGTTGGCGACGGCACGGTCGAGATAGGCGATGTCGTCGATCAGGCTCGGCGTGCGATACGGATTGTCGGTGATGATATGGTCGAGGAAGATCACCGGCACGCGGCCGAGCTCGTGTACGCCCTGCTCCTTGATGACGACCTTCTTCTGCGGCTTGCCCTGTAGGCGGCTGCGAGGGCCGCGGATGGTCTGGCCGGACTCGAGCTGATCCTCGATCTCCTCGAAGAGCATCCATTCGGTGCGGGTCCACAGCCGGACGCGCTCAATCACGTCGCCGGTGCTCGTCAGGGGATCGGTGTCGTCGCGATAGTATTCGCGCAGCTTGACCCACAGGAGCCCGCCATCGCCGTCCTCGTCAAAGGCAAAGTCGAGAATGTCAGAATTGTCGACCAGATAGGCGTAGATCCGCATATTGGATTCTTTCGCCTCGGCGATGGAGACGGCGCCCGGACGAACGTTGTTGTCGACAACCAGCGCGGAGCGGCCCTTGACCGACGAGGACGAGGACGCCGAGCGCATGAACTGGTCGATGCGCATGTTCTGGAGCGTGGAGCGCTCCCAGAACTTCTTGACCACCTCGGGCGCGTTTTCCTTGTTGCGGGTGATGACGCCCTTGAAGAGATACTTCTGGACGAGGTCGACCACTTCGCGGGTGTGGTTGAAGCGATAGGCGCGCTCCTTGCGGGCCTTCAGCTCCTTCTTCCCTTCCTTCTGGTAGGAGAAGATGTTGTTTTCGAACCACTCGCGACCACCCTGATAGGTGGCTTCCAGAAACGCCCAATGCGCAGCGGTGCTGGCATACAGCGGATGCCGGCGATCGAAGAAGTTGCGAAGCTGCGTGTTATCCATGGGGCCTGTCCGGTAAACTTGTCCTAATGATAAGTCAGTATTGACTGAATGGCAACTCTACAAAGACAGACCCATGATCTCGATCTTGCGAACGGGATATTCGTATTCCGCGAAGTAGCCGAGTGCGTCAGCCGGGTGCTCGACGCCCATAGACTTATCTACGTCACGAGTGCCGGGCTTGTAGATCGTCTGCTCCATCGCCTCGATTGTCTTCTTGCACTTGCGGTCGAACTTCAGCCGCACGGCACCGTCGGCCGACATCAAGAGCCGGTTGACCGAGTTGACGCGGTCGGAGACCAGCGGGTGCTTGCGCCGGAAGACGATCCGCTTGAAGCCTGCGTCGCGCAGGATATCGAGGTCGGACTCGCCGCGGGCGTGCGACCGGTTGTTGCCGGCAGGGTCAGGATAGAAGGTGATCTGGTTCATCTGGCGATAGTAGCGGCGCGCGATCTCGTCGGCCGTCTCCTGGGTGTTGGAGCCGTAAAGGATCGCCTCGTCGACCACCCAGATGTCGCCGTTGTCCTGGATCTGCATGACGACCGACGACATCGGATCGATGTTGAAGTCCTGGCCGATGATGATCGGCAGCTTCGGATTGAACGTGTAGTCACCGACATGCACCTTGCGATCGAAGGCATAGTAGACGCGGCCGGACATGGTCTCGAAGCTGGCCTCGAACTCCTGCTTGAAGGACTTCGGATCCATTTCTCGCCGGGCGTGCTCGATTTCCGAGCGCGGAATGAACGGCGACATGATTGTCGGGAACTGCCAGGACTTCCACTGGTTGATGACCACCTTGCCCTTTTCGTCGACATAGGTGTCGCCGCGCTGGCCGAGCTGGTAGAGGTCATAGAGCCAGTTGAAGGACTTCGGCGTGCCGATGAAGATGACCTGGCCGCCCGTCGAGGCGAGCGTCGGGCGCAGAACCGTTTCCCAGACATCGGGCTTCATGTCCTGGGCCTCATCGAGAACCAGGAAGTTGATACCGACACCGCGCAGCGAGTCCGGATTGTCGGCGCCCTTCAGCTCAATGCGGCTGCCATTGATCAGCCGGATGGTCATCCGGGTTTCGTTGATGCCGTTATAGGCGATGAGCTTCTTCGGGACGCAGGCCTTCAGGTCGTCCCAAAGGATCTGCCGGGCCATCTGATAGGTCGGCGCCACATACCAGACGAGCTGCTTCTTGCGGCTGACGGCCGCCTTGATCAGCGCGATCTTGGAGATCTGGGTCTTGCCCCAACGCCGACCAGCGACAATCACCTTGAAGCGGCGCTTATCCTTGATGACGATCTTCTGACCGCGGTGGGCCTTCAGGAGCACATCGGCCGAACTCATTCGCCCAGGCCCTCCGTGCCCTTGGCGAGTTCGGCAAGCACCTCTTCCGGATCGACGCCTTCCTCGAGCAGCCCGTTGTCACGGTGATGCGAGAGAATGTCTTCGTCGGTGAGGTCGGCGAACGTGATGTTCGGCAGATCGTCTTCCTCGATCACCTCATGGGCGCGCAGGACTTCGAGCCGGGTGAGCGTGTTCTCGGCAATGATCTTCTGGAAACGCTGGACGGCCTTCAGGTCGTCGTCGGTCGACGCCATCGGCGCCTTGTTCTGGATCGCCTCGGCAACTACCTTCTTTGCCAGAATATCGGCCTGCTTTAGCGACTTGTAGCCGGCAAGCCTGGTCTCCTCGATCCACTCGAGACGCTTTTCGACATAGCGCTCCAGCGCCGCGGCGACCTGCTGCCCGGTGTGTGTTGCAACAGCGGCCTTCACGCCTTCGGAGACGGCAGCCTGCATTTCATCGGCGCGCGAGCCGTAGGAAACACCATCGTTCTTGAAGCGCTGCGACAAAGCCTGCCGGGTGACGCCATACTTCTCGCTGAGGTCAACGAGGCGCATCTTGCCCAGTTCGTATAGCTCCTTCGCCTCGGCGTATTCCGCCTCGGTGAGCCGCTTGGCTTTCGCGTTATCCGGCTGGTTCTCTTCGGCCGGAGAGGTGTCCTGTTCTTCCATCGTCCTAACTATGATCAATCAACATTTACTTATCATCGCACATCGTCACAATCCGGTCCATCGTCAGTCAATAATTACTTATTACTATGAAGCTAGTAGATAGATAATAATTGACTGAAGACGGCTCCGGATTGCTAGGTCCGATACCATTGGTAAAGGAGAAGCATAGGCTTCACCGTTACACTCATTCCGGTTCGTTCCTTCTCGATCATCTTCCGGTCCTCGAAGACCTTCAGCATCTTCCGGAGCGTTCCGTAGGCGCACTTGTAGGGAAGCGCATCCCAGATCTGTGAGACCGTGAGATACTCGCCGCTGTCGGCCGCCTGCAGGATCACCTGGGCGATCTGCGCCTGCTTCTTGCCTCTGCGGATCTTCGCCATCAGGCCTTCCACCTCAGAGGTTCGGACGTGCCCTGCGCATCGAAAGCAAGCAACGGCATTCGCTCCGGCACGCTGCCCTTCTTGTCCGGGCACTTCCAGACGCCATACATGGGCGAGGCCAGGCAGACCTGCTGAATGCCTTTGACCAGGCCACGGGTGGTCATGGCCGCGACGCGCTCGTCGGCCTTTTCACGGGCAGCACCTGTATTCTCGAGCGCCGAGTTGCGCTGGTAGAACTCCCGGCAGGCCTGGATCAGTCTCTCGCGTGCCGGCGAGCCCTCAATCTCGTTGACGATCGCCTCGAAGTCCTGGGGCGTGGCCTGGAAATGCGAGCGGAAGAACTTCATCCCCTGCTCGTATTTGTTGGCGTTCATCGGCTTGACGAACTTGAAGCCTGCCTTCTGGCCGAAGATGTTGAACTTCGACATGGACGACTGGATCTCCATGAAGGTGTTGCCCTCCATGCGGGAGACCAGGTTCATCATCCGGTAGCCGGCGCCGATGCCGCGATACATCGTGTCGATCACGAACCTCGAGATCACCCGGAAGTTGGCGTTGATGTAGTGATAGCGGTTGGTGTTGGTGAGCTTGGTCTCCTGGCCGGTCGGCTTCAGCTTCGGAAAGGCCAGGTGCCGCTCGCGCAGCATACCCTTCGGCGTGCCCGTCACCAGGACGCCGATCGTCTCGCCATGCAGATCCAGACGCCAGAAGCGCGGTCCAAGCGGCAGCTTCTCCGCCTTGTAGTGGAGATCGTGCAGCAGGTTCCAGTCTTCGATCGTGCCCCGTTCGATGAACATGTCGTCGGCCAGCGAGAAACGTGCTCGTGCGCTGTCAGATCGCGTCACAATCGTCTCAGTTTCGCTCACAGCGCGCTCCGTCGAGTTTTGCGAGTGCAGGTGCTGTCGCGCTGCAAGTGCTCACCAGCAGCGAAATAGCGAAAGCAAGAATTAGCGATTTCAGCCGCATCAAACTTCCTCGATCAGACCGAGCTGAAGCGCCTCCTCGGTGTCGAAGCGCAGGTTGCCGGTCGTGTCCTTGTCGAAGCCGATCAGGATCTCGCTGTGGCGGGAGATGTAATCGGTGCGCCGCGGCGCCGGGCCGACTTCGGTGCCGGCCGGAATGACGATGTCGCGGGTCGTGCGATAGGTCGTGGTCTTACTCATCGGAAATGATCTCCCAATCTTCTGCCAGCATTTCGAGCTGTGAGGGTTGCCAGCCGGTCAGCGTCTCGCCGCCCGGCGTTTTCAGGTTGAGGTTCGGCAGCCGGGTGACGGTGCCCTTGTCGCCGGGCTGGAACAGTTCGGCTCTGAGTGCAGCCTCGATCCGGGTGCGGCCATAAAGCTTGGAGGTGTCGCGCGATCCGGCTTCCAGGTAGACCTTTGCCTTCGCATTCCACTCCGCCCGACGGATGACCTTGCCCTTCTTGGCGAATTCGAGTGCCTTACCGAAATTCATGCCGCCAGCCCTTCCTTGATGTCGACCTTTTCGCGGAACCGCTTGTGGATCGACAGCGTCGGTCCCAGTTCTTCCTCGAGGTCGGAATGAGTTGTCGCAACGATCAGGGTCTTGCCGTTCTCTCGGGCGACTTTCTGCAGATTGAAGGCGATGATCTTCGCAGTGGTGCGATCGAGCACGGCTCCGAACTCGTCGGCCGCCCAGACATCAGCGTTCATGCCGAGCATCATCGCCAGTTTCAGGCGATAGCGCTGGCCGTCGGAAAGCTCGGAGGGCTTGCGGATATAGATCCAGGCGTCGGAGATGCCGGCCTTGGCAAGCAGATTGGTGGCCTCGGTGGTCGTGGTGCCGAGACAGTCAATCACCGGCACGTCCGGCAGCACCAGTTCGTTGAGGTCGGCGACCGCCCTCCCCTCCCCGCGCATCTGCGAGACCAGGTCGCGCAGCAGCAGCGACTTGCCCGAGCCCGACTGGCCGAGGATATAGACGATATCGCCCTGCTTCACCTCGAGCTGAAGGTTGTCATAGACGACGAACCTCTTGTCGGTCAGTCCCAGGCCAAAACCCTCGGCGATCTCCAGCACCCGCGGCGTGCGCTCGACGGACGACGTAAACGCCTTGTTGATCGTGTAGACGCTCATTCCTCGTAATCCTCGATGTAGTTGACTTCCGGATCGATGACCGAGCCGTCGAGACCGAGCACCGGCGCCATCGTCGAGGCATCCGACAGCTCCAGCTTCAGAGCCTCGAGGCAGCCGACGAAGGCGAACAGATCCTGTGCCGGCACAAACCGTTCATCCAGGACCACGTCGGTCAGGAAGAGTTTCGACTTGGGCTCCTGCGCAAGCAGGATCAGGCCATGCAGCTTGCCCTCCTCGACGAGTTTCGTGATCTGGCGCAGAGACGACAAAATCGCCTCGCGGTATTCGGCGCGCCCTTCATCGAGTTCCTTCTTTGCCTGGCGCTTGGCCTTGCGCCGAGCCTTGATCTGCTCCTCGCGCACCAGCCGGTAGGGCTTGCGCGACTTCAGATCGATGACGTTCTGTGCCTCGATCTCGATCATGCGGCCTTTTCCAGTCTGGAGGAGACGAAGTCGATCAGCGCCGGAGCGCCCTTCTTGCCGGTCGCGACTTCCATGCGGGCCATCAGGTCGCGCAGCACGCGGCTTTCGGCGATCGTCACACGTTTGAAGCCGAGCGCATCGACGACAGGCGCGGCGACATCGTCGACCTCTTCGACCTTTTCCTTGTTCTCGTTCTTCTGCTTTTCGACCGCGCCGTTGATGTCGTCGACAAAGATGGAGTCATCCAGCTCGCCAAGATCGGCGGTCGAGAAGTTCAGCTCATGCTCGGAATAGCCGAGATCGGTGAGGTCGAAGTTGAGATCGACCATGGAGAGCGCCTGCAGCTCCGCCTGTTCGAGCGCCAGGTCGTATTCGGTCGAGGAGACGCGATTGTCGGCGAGCCGGAGAGCGTTGGCCTCGTCCTTGGTCAGATCCTCGCGGACGATGACGGGCACCTTCTTGAGCCCCATCTCAAGGGCTGCCAGGCGCCGGCCGTGACCGGCGATGATCACGAAGTCGCGGTCGGTGACGATCGGTTGCGTCCAGCCGAAGCGTTCGATCAGCTTCACCAGGCTGCCGACCTGTTCGGCCGAGTGCTTCTTGGCGTTGTTCTCGTAGGGCTTGATCTGCTCGATATCGAGCAGTTGGACCGGCCTATTCGTCGTCATCGGTATATTCCCCGTAGAGCTTCATCAGTTCGTCGTTGGTCTTCTCCCGGCAGGTGTGCTTCTCCTCGTAGAACTCGCCCGCATCGCAGCTCTTGCAGATCGGGTTGCGGCGATTTTTGAGGAAGAAGACGCAGGAGCGGCAGTCATCGAACTTCGGGGTGATCATGCGTCGTCCCCGTCGATGGCGAGGTCTTCCAGTTCGGGAAGATCATCGTCTTCGCCGGCAGCGGCCGGCTTGTTGTTGAGCAGCAGATGGACCAGGGCGTCGCCCGCATTGGTCAGCTCGTCGGATAAGGTGAACCCCTGCCCCTGCTTGGTCGCTTCGATCAGCCGGGTGAGATCCTCGGCGTCGCGGTTCGTGACCTTGAAGCGGATGATCGTGTGGGTCTTGGGCGCTTTCGGCTGAGCCGATTCGTCGTCCTCGGCTTTGTCCTCTTTCCGCTCGAAATCCTCGTCGAGCGCCAAAGCATCCAGATCTATTTCAGCAGATGCGAAGAGGTCAGCGAAGTCACTCTCGGCATAAGGAAGGAAGGTTTCGAGTTGATCGGCATTGCCCATGTCCTTGACCAGCTCGGCAAAGGCGATCTGATCGTCGACGCCGTATCGGGCATTGTCGGCAATCCCGATCTCCTTGGCTTCCAGGTCGCTGATCGGGCCAAGGTTAACGACCGGGATCTTCGAAATCTTCAGGCGAACTGCAGCCTGCGCTCTATGCTCGCCGCCCAGAAGCTGATATGTGATATCGCTAATTCCCGAATTAGCGATTTCGCGAACTATGACCGGACGAAAGAACCCAAGTCGCTTGATGGACTCCTCGAGCTTTCGCTCGTTTTCCGGGGTGACGATGTTGGTGTTCCACGGATTCGGCGAAAGCGCCCGCGGGTCCAGCATCAGGGGTTGAGGATATGTCATTCAGTCCTTGCCTTGATTATGTGGCAGCAATCAGTCAGTATTTACTTATCATAGATGGAAAAGACCGCAATAGGCAATTCGAGAAAACATGAAAACCGTAAAGCTCGCCCATAACGCTGTCGTCGCCAAGCTGATCGACCCGACCGAAGAAGTCGAGAACACCGTTTCCGATCTGCTCTCCTACATGGTCGACGGCGCCGAGCAGTCCTTTGCCTTCAATCAGGGCACCTGGGACGGCCGCTCCTCATTCTACGAATACAAGACCTCGAGCTTTCCGGCCGGCTTCGCCTACATGGTGCATTCGGAGCTGACGCGCCGCGGCTACAAGGTTCAGCTCCTGCGCAAGCCGCATGTTGCCCCGCTTGGCCCCGAAAACCCGATCGTGGACGAGTTCGGCAATGATAATCCGGACTACGACTACCAGATGAAGGCGCTGCGCCAGGTCGAGAAGCACGGCCGCGGCATCATTCGCGTGGCGACGGGCGGTGGCAAGTCGAAGATCGCCAAGCTCGTCATGGCCCGCTACCGGCGCCCTACCCTCTTCCTGACCACCCGCGGTGTGCTGCTCTACCAGATGAAGCGCCAGGTCGACGCGCTCAACTTCAACACCGGCGTCCTCGGCGACGGTCAGGAGAAGATGGTCAAGGGCATCAACCTCGGCATGGTGCAGACGCTCGTCCAGGCGCTCGAGGAGCCTAACCTCGACGAAGAGATCCGGGCCGTCGTCAAGTCGATCCATCGCTCCAAGAAGAAGGACAGCAACATGTCCAAGGAGCAGGTTCGCGAAATCGCCCTTGAGCGATTTAACGAAAAGACGAAAAAGCGGAACCGCTATCTGAAATTCCTCGAGATGATCGACGTTGTGATCGGCGAGGAAGCCCATGAAGCGGGCGGCAACAGCTATTACCAGATCCTCAAGCACTGCAAGAACGCGACGATCCGGGTCGCTCTGACGGCAACGCCCTTCATGCGCGACTCTGCTGAAGACAATATGCGCCTGATGGCAGCATTCGGCTCGGTGCTGATCAACATTTCGGAAGAGGAGCTGATCAACCGCGGCATTCTCGCCAAGCCGTTCTTCAAGTTCGTCACCTCGAAGCCGCATCCGAAGCTGTTCCGCACCTCGCCCTGGCAGCGCGCCTACCAGTTCGGCTATGTCGAGAACCAGCTCATGCACAAGGACATCATTCGCGATGCCCTGATGGCAAAGCTCTACCAGTTGCCGGTGCTGACCCTGGTGCAGCGCATGGAGCATGGGGAGATCCTGCTCCAGAAGATGACCAAGGTCGGGCTGAAGGCGGTCTTCCTGCGTGGCGAGAACAGCCAGGAGGAACGTGACGAGGCGCTCCGGCAGCTCGGCGCCGGCGAGATCGACGTTCTGATCGGCTCGACCATTGTCGACGTCGGCGTTGACGTCCCTGCCCTCGGGGTGATCCAGCTCGCGGGCGGTGGCAAGGCAGAAGTAGCGCTGCGCCAGCGCATCGGCCGTGGTCTGCGGCGCAAGAAGGGCATGGCAAACGTCGCCTTCGTCGCCGACTATACCTGCTCCAACAATCTTACGCTTGCCGAACACGCCACCTCGCGCCGGCGCGTCGTCGAGAACACGCCCGGCTTCAAGGAAGGCATCCTTGCGGTCAATGACGATTTCCCGTGGAAGCTGTTCGCCGAACGGCGCATCAAGGCCTTGAAGGAGGCAGCATGAGCGAAGAACGCAAGATCGACCCCGTCCATTTCTTCAACTCCTGTGGTCTGTCGGCCTATTCGGAAAGCTACTATCTGGAGCGGATCAAGGAGCTCAACGACGAGGTGGAGCGCCTCAATCGCCTGCTGCGACGGAAAAGTGCCCGCGAAGCATCGGCAGAAATCGCGAATTAGCGAAATCGACCTTTCCCTAAATCAGCTGCTGTTGTATTCAGTAAATACTGACTGAACATCAACAGGAGCAATCCCTTGAACTACACCCCCTACCCCGCTCTCATCGCCCTTTGCGGCAATCCGACCTCCGGCAAGTCGACCGCAGCCGAGATTATCAACGAGCTCTACGGGCACGAGCTGGCCGATGACGGCCTTCCCCTTCGCAAGATCGCAATGGACTATCTGGGACTGACGGCCGAGCAGGTCTTCACCCAGGCCGGCAAGCTCGAATTTGTCGAGATCAATGGCCGCAAGTGGCAGGTTCGCGAGATCCTCGGCGAGATCGGCAATGCCTTCGAGGAGAAATTCGGTGGCGATGTCATCCCGATGATGAGCCACAATGCCCGCCCGAAGGGCTCTCGCGCCGTGTTCGGCTCCGTTCGCCGTGAGCAGGGTCGCTACTGGAAGGAAAGGGGCGCTCTTGTCCTGGAGATCGTCAATCCCCTCGCCGGCCCGTCGAAGTTCGAGTTCGACACCTACAATCCGGCCTATGCCGATCACCGGATCATGAACGACGGCCTGGCCCGCGGTCTCTCCAAGGAAGATGCCCGGCACGATCTGGCCGGTAAGCTGATCGACGTTATCGGGCCGGTGCTGTGATCCAGGTCTGGTTTGATGGCAAGAAGATGGGCACGCTCGACATGAGCGTGCCCAAACACCGCAGGCATCTGACCTTCACCGAGGTCAACGACGTTTCCGGCACAATTCGCGAAATCGCCTTTTCGTTAAATACCCGGTCGAATGACGTCGAGAAGATCCAACTGGCTCGGAATAACTGGACCCTCGAGCAGTTCATTGCCCATCAGTTCGGTGTTGATCCATCCAAGTGCTGGATCGAGGAGCAGCCGATGCGAGATGCGGTTCGGGTCTCCTGGCCGATGATCGTCGTGGAGAGCCTCGACCAGTATGAATACCTCTTCGACCAGCGTTGCTTTGTGCCTGACTGAGAATTATATCGGTCTCGGCGCGGCCCTAGACCAAGTCGTCTCTCACTCCTGGAAAGTGTGGGTCTCTCTTTGTCGTTGTTGACGCAAATGGGCCGCGTCACCCTCCTCCCTTCCCAAATCAGTCATAGTTCGTTAACCAAGCAGAGCTAGGTTTAGCGAAAAGGCGAATTGGCGAAAACGAGGATTTAGCGATGTCATATGTCATAGCCTGCCTATCCCAGAAGGGTGGCGTCGGCAAATCGACACTAGCCCGGCTGCTCGCACGCACTTTCGCGATCGCCGGCTGGTCGGTGAAGATCTGCGATTTCAACACCCGACAGTTGACCTCGGTCGACTGGGTGGCCGTGCGGATGCAACAAGGCATGGAGCCGGAGATCGCAGCCGAGCCGATGAACTCGGTCAAGAAGCTGAAAGGCCAGCCATTCGACCTGCTGGTCATCGATGGCGCGCCGGACTCCGATATCAACTCCCTGGAAGCAGCCCGCATCGCCGACCTGGTCGTGATCCCGACAGGTCTGACGGCCGACGATCTGCGCCCGCAAGTGCGCTTCGCCAACGAGCTCGTCAGCAAGGGCGTGCCGTTGACCAAGCTGATCTTCGTCCTCAACAAGACCACGGAAAGCGATCTTGCGACCCGCGAGGCAGCCGGGTTCCTGAAGAACCAGGGCTTCCTGGTCGCCGACACGGATCTTGCGGCCAAGACTGGGTATCAGATGGCACAAAACAGCGGCGCGGCCGTCTCCGAGACCAAATACTCGACCCTCAATGAGCGCGCCGATACCCTGGCTGCCGAGATCGTCGACCGACTGAATGAATTGAAGGAGATCGCAGCATGAAGCAGACCACGGGAACGAAAGCCAAGGTGCCGGCCAAGCCGCAGAAGATGAGCTATCTCGGCGCTCTGGCGACCGAGGAAAAGCCGACCCTGGTCGCAGACAACATGGAGACCAAGAAGTCGGATCTGTTCACCGATCTGAACTTCAAGGTGCTCCCGGACTTCAAGCTGAAATACAAGGTGACGGCGTCGAGCGCCGGCATGTCGATGAAGGAGCTGCTCGAGGAGTCCTTCGACATGTGGCTGAAAAGCCGCGAAGGGAAATAGCGAAAGCAAGAAAGGGCGAAATCGCCCTATCTCCATCTTGTCGTCGGATCAATCCGGTTGGCAAGCCGGCACAGGCCGAAGGCGATGCCGAGCAGAATGACCAGCGGCACGCCGACCACCCAGATCGCCATGAAGAGCGTCAGGCCAAAGATCACGAATGCCAGAATCGCTAGGAAGCCGACGATCTGCAGGAGGAAAAGGCGAACCTTCAGCTCAAGCATCGGCCGCCTCCCCGGAATCAGCGATATCGCTAAATAGCGATTTCGGATCCTCGACCAGCCGCGGTTCGTTCAGGGGCAGGGCGCTGACAGGCGCACCACACCAGACATCGCAGTCGATGGCGATCTCGACGGCCCTGACCGCATCGGCACCCATCTTGATGGCGCCGAGCGCATACTTCTTGCCCGAGCCGATGGTGAGCGTCTGGGCGACGATCGGCCCGGACGGCGTATAGCCATCGTCGTAATAGAAGATCTTGCCGTCGGGCATGACATGAATCGCCTCGAAGGAGGGCTGATCCGGCATGACCGCTTCGCGATCTGCGCCTTCTGCCACCCACTGCTTGAACGCCTCGGGCATACCGACCTGGTTGGAGACGATGCCCAGCAGCGAGCCGTCCGGCATTCGGTGGATCTTGAGCTTGTTGCCCACGAAATGCCGATCACCCGAATAGGCTCGGGTGTCGGCTGCCATGATCCCGTCGTGATAGACGACAACGCTCAACGGCTGTCCTCCGGCAGCGAGACGCGGGCCGGCTGGAAGACGGCGCGGTTCAGCCACATGAAGGCGTCCTGGATATGGGTGAAGGCGAGGGCGGCCATCCGGCCGTCGTAGTTCGGATCAGCCTTGATCCGTTCTGCCTGGCGCAGACAACGCTCCTCGAGCTCCTTGTTGGCGTTGACCAGGTCAATCTTCTCCTGGTTCTGCGGCTTGTAGCCCTTGACGGGCAGACCATCGTGCATCGGATTTCGTCCTTTAGCGGATTAACGAATTAGCGAAAGTGACCCATGCGGACGGCGTTGCGCAGGGCTTCCTGCACCATCCGCTGCACGGTCTCGGCGACCGGGGCGGCGACGTTCATGGTCACGTTGACGACCTGCGGCTCCTCGTTGACAGCCTGCTTCACGGCAGCACGCTGTTCGTTCTCGGCGCGGATCTTCGCCTTCAGGCCATCAAGCGCCTCGCGATCGAGCTCCGGCTCCTGGTTGCAGACCTCACAGTCGCAAGCGGCATCTTCGGTGACATCGCCCCGATCGACGTCCGGCTCCGCGAAGGTATCGACAGCGGTCCAGGAGATGAACGGGTAGGAGAGGTGGGTCACAGCGCCATTGGCATGAACGATATAGAGGCGACCGTCCTTCTCGCCGACTGCAGCGACGTCTTCCATCGAAACCGTCTTGCCGTCGACCAGGAGAACCGACAGCGCGGCCGGCACCTCGTATTCGTAGTATTCCTCGAAGTCAGCGGCCGGATCTGCAGGCGGATCGGTGATGAGGATGCGACCGTTTTCGAGATCGACGATCATGCGGCCGTCGGAAGAGGCGAGGATGCCCTGGGGAAAGGTGTTCATAGGGGAAAGCTCCGTATGGATGATGGCAGGAACCATAGAAGGCGCTTCACGATAAGTCAATACTGAATGATTAGCTGAGGCGCAGGATAGGTAGTCAGGGCGCCAGGATACCGGGCTGCGGGGGGGCAGAGGAGAGCTTGACCGATCTTTACCGACCGGCGTGTAGAGAGCTGTCCGTCCTGATAGGGCGCTAGGAGAGGTAGTCCCATTCCGGAAGTGCTCCGGCGCCAGAAGGCATCCCCTTCAGCTACCCACGATTTTTCTAAGACTTCGCTTTCATCGCAACTATCTCGCTTCACACTGTCGCTTGCACGTTCGATTGCGCGCGCTTCGACACACAGCGCGTCACACAGTCGATCCCGAGCACTCTGCGCTGTGAGACACTGCTCAAGCGTCTATGCGCGTCTGTGACGTTCTATAAGCGAATCCCGATCTCCATAAAAAAGTTAGCGATTTAGCGAAATAGCTATTGCAACTATCAAATCAATCTGTATATTCATCATTGTCAACACGACGAAGCAACAACGCTTCACAACAAAGAGAGAAAGAGAGACTAACATGACGAACGTAACGCTCAACAAGTATGCTGCATCGCTGTCTGCTCGCTACGATGAAGAACTGAAGAACGACAAGTCGAGCGCTTCGCTGAACTTCATCAAGAAGTGCACTCTGGTCGTTTCTCAACAGAAAGTCGCTGATCTGCTTGAACGCTGCGAAGTCGTCGCAGACTTTGCGCATGACAAGAAACAAGCAGACGACAAGTTCGACATGAAAGCGCTCGAAAACGTCGCTGACGTGCTCTCATTCGTGATCGATCAAAAGAAGATCGAAGATCTTAAGTCATGTGTCGAAGAGTGCATTCGCACGCTCGCGAACTTCAAGAAGAACGATGAAAAGAACATTCGTCTTTCTGATTTCGAGATTGCGCTCAACAAAGACTTGAAAGTCGCGAAAGAGCGCGTTCATCTCTATTATCGTCGCAAGACTGCTTATTCGTCTGCAAAGCGTCATGCAACGATGAACATGCGCGCGCTCGCTGCTATCAACGTCGTCTCTCAGTTGTCGCGCGATACTTACGCAATCAACGATAACGAGATTGTTCAAGCGATCGTTGCGCGCTTTGCGTGATAAGTCAAAATTGAATGACTAGCGCGCTCGTCGCGCTAGTCTCTCTCAACGTCGAATAAGAGATTTGAACATGCGCATTCACTTGAGCAAGAAAGAACGTCGCGAGCGCGAGCGCTTTCGTGAGCAACAGCTAATGAATAACATCAACGCATTGCGCGTTGACGTCGAATTGCTAGACGACGATTTCGATAGCGTCGATATCGCGTCTCTAGTGAGCTACAAGCGCGACGAACGACACGCAGAATAGCGATACAACTTAGACAGAGGAGCGCGCGAAAGCGCGCTCTTTTGCGTGCATCGACGAGCCGCAGCGACGAGCCGCAGCGACTGTGGAGCTGGATCGGGAGCCGGCGAGGGATGGCGACACCAGGGGCGAAAGTGGTTGGTTCCTGGATTTTAGGGTGGCCACTGACCATGGATGGGCCTAGAGTCGTTCCAGCCGAGGCGCATCCTCGGATGCGGATCACACACCCACGGCTACAAAGGGGAATGGACGCAGTGCCATTCCCCGGCTCCCAGAGCCCACCGGTTCCTGAAAACCCCGCTACCTCAGTCATGGCTACCCCTGAAACGACGAAAGCCGGCTCTGGGCCGGCTAACGCGAGATATGGATCACCTCCTCTCAGACGGGTGGTTGGAACGAGACCATGCTGGCGATCGCAGCAACCAGGGCCACGAACGATATGAAGGCGATGAACGCGAAGCTGTCCTTGGTGGTCTGGATCAACGGCTCTTTCAGGCCGGCGAGTGGACGCATGGGCGCCATGGGCTCGAGGCGGATGACGCGCTTGGGGGCAGGGATCATGGTCATGTGAGAACCTCTTCGTCTCGTTGCTGACAATAGCATAATAGCGAAATAGCGAATTAGCGAAACTGGTAGTCGCTTGTCGCCGCTCACATGCCGAAGTGATGAACCTGGGCCTGGCTATCCCGGCCCTTCACCATAAGGAGCTCCCAGGACTGCGGGGTGCTCTTGTAGGCGTGCCGGTCGTAGTGCTCCATCACGAACCTGGCGAGCCCGCCCGGCGTGGTGAAGTTGATCATCCACTCGGGCGCGTCGATCGAGCCATTGCACGCACGAGAGAAGTCGGCGAAGTGGATCACCTCGTTCTCTTTGTCCCAGACGGCACGAATGACTTGGCCTGCAGCGGTGTAGAGTCGGCCGGTGTTGAAGTGGACGTCCATTTGAGAAATCCTCTCGTTCGCTTGTCGATGACTAATCATCGCAATTGCCCAGAAGGATTGCGGGAGGTGAGATGCTGGCGCCGAGTGGGGCAGGGAGGCCACGGCCTGGACGCGGCGACACCTTGGCCTGTCCATGGCTGGACCGACACCCAAGCCTTCCCCGACCCATGGCGTGCTCACGCTTGGTTCCCCGGCCACCGGTCCCATGGACCCCACCGGTTTATGGTGAAGCCATGGATCGGTCAGGCAGGGCAAGAAGGGGAGAGGCTCCACACGTCCTCTCCCCTTCCACCAGGTCGCTGCTTATCCGGCGAGACTAGGCAGCGACGAGCTTCTGCAGATACTTCGCCTGGTCCGTATCTGCAAACTCGTAGGAAGCGGCCCGAGCAGAGCCGTTGACCTTGATGAGCCCCAGGCTTGCCAGCACGCGCATATTGGAGCTGGTCTGCGTCGAGGCGGTCGACTTGTCGACGGTGTGGCGCATGAGCAGCTTGGCGCCGGCAGAGGGCTCAAGGCGGATCTTGTCGCAGACGGCGGCTTCAGCGAATTCCCTGGTGAACGTCTCGCCGGCCGCCTTGAAGTTGATCATCGACTTGAGGCAGGCGAAGAGAACAGCCGGCACCTTGTCGGTCGACATCAGGAACTTCACCAGCTTGATCGCCTTGTCGATGGCGTAGATGTTGAAGCGTGCGCCGTTCCCATCCTTGCTCATTGTGTGGTTGATGAAGTTGGGGTCGGCGCCGAGCTCCATCAGGCCACGGGTGACGTCGGGCAGGCTGATCGTCTCGAGGCGCTTGTTGAGCTTCTCCACGATCGGCAGGTTCGCCGAGCCGGACGGTGAGGAGGTGATTTCGAACTTGATGCGGTCGTCGAAGGCTGCCTTCACCTTGGCCGCGTATTCCATCACCTGCTGGGTGGTGTAGCGGCCGGCAGCGGTCTTGAAGGCGTATTCTTCGAGCTTGCCTTGGCCTGCGGGTGCCTGGACGTTCTTGGACTTGGTCATGTGTCTCTCCTGTGAGCGTTGTTGACTGTCGAAAGCGTCGTTTCGCTTTCGATGTTTAGACACTAACGCTTTGATTTCAGGATAGAAAATGGCGCAGGGCTGGCACGATTGCGTGCCAGGGAGCCGCTGGCGGGCGCCATGGACAAGCCGAGGAGAGATGACAGGGAAGTCAAGGACTCTTACGTGCCGGAGCGTGCCACAATCCTGTCACAATTTTTGCCGTCGTCAGTCATATATATATATAATACTCTTAGGAATAAGTAATAATTGACTGAGCACGGACCGGATTGTGTCCTCGGATCGACAAGGTTCCGGCTCGCCATGGAGGGTCCGCGGCTTATCCATGGATCGTCCATGGTCCGGCGAGGATGAAGGATCTCCGGCACGGGTGTCACCTCGATGGATCACCCACATTCCCCGGTCTAGGGAGCGGACGCGCCTGGTTCCTGGTTTATCCGTTTAGCCAAAAAGAGAGGCGATACGCCCCGTCGAGCGAACCGCCTCTAAGTCATTTCGGTCTGAGGGCATGTCAAACTCCTATCGACCTTAACGCTGTGTCTCATCATCGAGACCTTGTAGACGCTAAGTGACCCGATCTTGGGTTAGAAGCGGGAAAAGGCCGGCAGTCGAAATTTGCCGTCTCGGGGTGGGTAGCTCGGGGTGCTGGTGTGGGAGAGGGGAGGATGATGGCGCGGAACCCTCACTACCTCTACAGTCTCTCGCGTCTATCAGACCTATCGACAGCTCTCTTCCCTCTCTATGGTCTACACATGCTTCTATAGCTGTTGGTGCTCTCTTGAGCCTGTAGGTGTCTGTCTAGCTCTCCGGTGGTCGATGAGCCGGGGTGAGCTTTGGTGCTCTTTATGGGTCAGTGCTCGGGATATCTATCAAGCGCTGCTGTGCTTGCGTTTCGTGAGATGACGCTGGAGCGCTTGTTGTTTCTTGCGACGTTTTGCTGTGATGCGTTTCCTGAGTGTTTGCTGTCTCTGTGATCGCTTTTGTCGCTGGAGCTGTTCTGTGCGCTTTTACGATAGTTTTAGCGATTGCGTTAATTAGCGATTTCGTTCTTTACGGAGGGTGAAAATCTGGGAGAGTGGCTTGGGTGTAAACTTTTGGGAAAGAACTGGTTAAGGACTCATCATCTGGAGATGGTGCGTGAACAGCCGAGGCAAGGAAGGTTGTCAAGAACCGGCAAGGCTATCTTGACGACTCAGGGTGCCTGGGCAAGCTTGGACCGGTCCTGGGGCTTGGTGCGGGTTGGTTGCGGTCTCGGCTTGTGCAGCTAATGAGGGAAAGTTATCCCCTATCTCGTTCAAAAAGGGCGAGTTGGAAACGACTCCGTGAGTAGCACCGTTTTCTTCATTGACGCCCGGCCCGGAGGGTAGGCTTATAGCCAGTGTGGTGCCAGCGAATCTCTCGCCTGGAGCCACGAATGAAGAATCACCTGAAGTTCAGTAGTCGCAAGATCAGTGGAGAGGCCCATGGCCGCTTCAGCGTGTCGATCCTTGCCCTGCTCGTGATCGTCTGCCGGTTGTCACCCTTCCTGATCTTTGTCGCTGTAAGCCGGCCGGACTTGGTGCCGGGGTGGGCTTAGATGTCCGTCGGGAGGTCGCCGTCGGTTCCCGGGGTGTAGATCACTGGACAGGCGAGTGCGTCGATTTCGACGTCGGTGGCGTAGATCTGCTCGCGGTAGTAGGCTTGTAGAGCGACGCTCTCTTTGGTTGCGTAGCCATTGCGCTGCTCGGCTTCGGTGAAAACCTTAAGACGTGCAAAGAGTCCGGCGAGCCGATCCTCGAGCTTGGCAACTGCTGCCTCTCGTTCTTCCTGGGTCACGCGTCGGCTTCGGTATAAGGATACGGTTGGGTCTGCATGAACTCTTTGGCGACCTTCTCGGCTTCGGAATGTTGGCTGATAGCCTGGATCTCCTCGAGGTGGAGCTTGAAGACCTGGTTGTTGACCCGGATAAACATGTCGCCGTTGCTGCTCTGGGCGACCTCGTTCTCGCCCTTTAGGATTCCATTTCGGATCATTGATTTCGCCAAATATTTGTAAAGTTCATTGGGCGTGGTCATTGGCTTCTCCGAAAGCTCATTTGAAATCGGCGCGAGCTCTTATCGCGGCTGCGATCTCAGGCGATCCTAGATCCTCGGCCAGACGAGCACAAGCTTCGCGCTCTTGCTGGCGAGGCCCTTGAAACTTCGCGGCGTTCGGCAGCGTGAGCCCCTCTCGCTTAAACGTGGACACGACGTAGCCGGGCCCGCAATTAAGGAGCTTCGCTATTTGGCCCGACGTGAGAGCCGGGTTTTGGCGATGAAGGTCGACAACCTGCTGTTTGTTTGCCATCGGTCAACTCGCGACGCCATACACCGGGATCGAACCGAAGGTAGAGGTGTCTGGTGTGGCTAACTCGACGAAAGCGGCTTTGAGCGATAGGGTTCGGGCGCACTGGTCCATGTCGAACCAAAGACAGTTGTAGACCGTGTCATCATCCGTGAAGGTTTGGTCCAGAACGATCATCTTTGGTGAGCGGACGCCTCGGACTCTGACTGTATCGCCGATTGTGATTTCAGTGCTCATAAATCTTACTCCCACCATGTTCCTGTTTTGTTCTAGCGCAGACCGATGGGAGAGTCCAGATTTACATGTCCTCGGGATCACGCAGTCCCTTAAACGAGGCGTGGCGTAGCTTCCTGTCCTGTGTCCATCCGCGGTATTCAATCTCGGCATAGAGGGTTGGCTGAACGAAGACCAAGTTCTTTCGAGCGGTGTTCACCGGGATTTCTGGCTTGGCGATCTTCTGCTTGTCGAGCTGGCTCTTGAGACCACGGCGATCGCGATCCTTAAACCCCGTGCCGACCGATCCGACGTAGGTCAGTGTGCCATTGTCGTCCTGCGCCAGCAGTAGGCTCGACAGAGTGCCTGGCGTGCTCGATGGTTCGTATCCGATGATCCGGAAGGTATCGGACTGGATGCACTTGATCTTGCGCCATACGCCGGTCCTGCCTGGCGTGTGCGGTGCTTCTCTATCCTTAGCAATGATACCTTCGAGCCCGAACTCACAAGCGTGTTTGAAAAGGACGTCGGGATCAGCATCGAACTCTTCCGAGAGCCTGATGGCACCGGTGATGCCTTCCAGGCCCTCTTGGAGGATGCGGCGCCGCGATGAGTATTCCATGCGACGCAGGTCGTGGCCGTTTTGGTAGAAGAGGTCGAACGCGACGAAAATGGCGTCGGCTGCCGGCTTAGTCCCTGCACGACCACCCAAGGAACTGATCAGAAGGTTGAAGTCGGACCTGCCCTGGTCATCGAACACCACGATTTCGCCGTCCATGATATAGGTAGTCGGACTGAGTGCGAGCGCGGCTCCAGCGATGGCGGGGAACTTGTGTGCCCAATCGTGCCCATTCTTGGTGAGGATCCTTACGCCGCTCGTCTCCCGGTGAACGTGAGCGCGGTAGCCGTCCCACTTGATCTCGTAGCCCCACTTGTCGCCCTTGGGTGGCTTGGCAGTGAGTTCTGCCAGGCAGGGTTCCACGCGAGCCGGCATAGGATCAAGCAAGAGCTGGGGGCGCTGGAAGTCGGGCTTCTCCCAGAGGACGCGGCTCTTGAGCAGCGCATCCTCGATCTCCTTCTTAAGACCAATGGAGAGGGTTTTCCTGGGTGGTTTCGCCATCCACCCATTGCATCAGCAAATGGTTAAATATCAGTCGATCCTGGTGAGACTGATCCGGAAAGGAGGGTCGATATAAGCGCCTCCCTGGAGAATGGCGTGGGCAATCACGATCTTCGGAGGTTTTGCACTATAGCAGCCCGAGATAGCGGTCAGGAGATCCGACTCCTTGATCCGGTTTCTATCCAGAACCTTCTGGCCCGCGATTTCGATATAGACCTTGTATTCTTTCAATGCTTGGTGAGCCCTGCTTGGATAATTGCGAGGGTTGTTTTTATGTTTTCCTCCTCCATAACCAAGTGGGCAAAGGACAGTTCCCGCAGAGCTTCCGCGGCTTCGGTTTTGGACCATCCGGATCGCTCAGCGAGGTCTAGAATCTGCCGGAAGGTCTCTTCCAGTGCCTGCTGGCAATCGAGGTCTCGGTCTGGGTAGGGCGTGATCTGTCTTGGCAGTCGGATCGTCATGGCGTTCCTCATCCGTTCCCTTCGGATTGATAACGCTAAGGCACAGGTTTGTCCATGCCTGCCGCAGCCTGGCTGCCCGTGCGGGGAGCGCCTGCTTCACGCGCTCCCCGTTGGGTGAATGGTCCTTCGTCTAGCGCGCGCTGGCCTATTTTGCGGTATATTGGACCATGGGGTAGATCACGCCCTCCTGGAGAACCGTGAGATCTGCAGGCAGGCACGCGTAGATGATGCCGTCGTCTTCCTTGGTGAGCCCGTTAAGCATTTCCGGCAGGGCGTCGCGGCAGTCCTTCATCGACAGGATCTGCTTGGAGAAGATGATGCGCTTGTCGCCCATGGGCGAGTTCTTCGGCGCGATCGTGATAGGCCGGGTCGGTGTGTTGTCCGGCAACTCGGCTGCCTGGGCTGCCACGGGTGATGCCGCGAGTCCCGCGGCGAGGAGTGGGAGGTAGGGTTTCATAGAGGCCTCTGGCTGTTGCTTACGGTTGTGCAATAGAGCCAGAGGTCTTGGGGTGCAAGATCGGAAGGTTATCCCAGGAAGCCGGTCGGCAACCTCAAGCCAGCGTAGTCATCGGCCTCCTCGACGTCGAGTGTAATATCCTTCGTCACACCGGCGCTGTCGGTGACTCGGAGAGTTACGGTCTCGACGTCCATACCGGCGCGCAGGATTTGACTGTAGCCTTCAAGTGCGGCCTCCTTCTCTCCTTCCGCTTCAATGTTCATGGTGATGGAAACTTGGTATTTCATGATTGCTCCTTCTCTTTGCAGTCTGGTATCGCTCGTAGTGGCCACCGGCGATGGAAAAAGAATCGCGGCGACGGCCATGAATGCGACGTTCAGGGATGCGGCAGGCAGGCGACGGACCTTGAAATCCGGAGTCGATCGCTGTATCTTTCCGGAGTGAGAGCCAGGCAGCGCGAACCGCCTGACCCTCGTTTACTGCTTAGGATAACAGATTAACCCGGACGGTCACTGACCAGCTCGTCCGGGTTTTCTGTATCCGCAGCGTGATCCTGATGGGTATTAGCCACATCATTCTCACCTCCTCGGTTCGAGAGCAGAGCCTGCTGCCTCACCTCACGATGCTCATCTCCGTGAGTTGACGTCGGCTGGCACGACGCCTGCTGCTTCGCTCTCGACTCGACCTCTATCGCATATTTCGTCGTGGAACGCGAATGGCACCAAGAGGATTGACTCTATAGCAGCATGTGAACAAATAGAGAACATGAGGCATCGCCGCGGCATAACCCTCGGCCGACCAGGCCGTGACGAGATCATCTATCTGGGTCCGCTTACGGAGCCACGGGTGACATTTGCCGACATTCCAGAGTGGCACGCCCTTGGTGCGCACTGCTCGAAATGTGAGCGTGAGGCCTGGCTGCTGCGCTACGAGTTGGCGCGGAAATGGGGCCAGGAGACGCCGGTTCTTTCGCTAGCGCCACGGCTCCGATGCCTGGCGTGCGGCAACAAAAGCGGGAATGGATGGATCCTCGGCCAGCTTCCGCGCTGACCAAAGGAAAAAGGCCCAGGGCGAGAGCCTGGGCCAAGTTCCTAAAACGACAGCAGCATACGAGGGGAGGAGATTGCTGCCGTGATCACATTAGCAATTCGTAGTTAAGAGAACCCTAACGTTCGATGGTGTGGCAGAAGAAATACCGCTGGTCCCGCACCTGGCCCGACGACCGTGACAGGCACGGCAACGTGCCGGAAGACTATGTCGGTTTCGACGGCGAGGTGAATATTGGCCGGATCTACCTTGACGATCAAACCTTGAAGGCAGGGCAGTGGCGCTGGGCCGGGCAGTATCCGACGGGGTGTCGCACCTGGATCATGCCGAACAATGGTTGGATGCCCACGGCGTCTGACGCAGCCAGAGTTGTCGAGGAGTATTGGGATGCTATGCTGCGTCGGCGAGACGAGGAGATCGCGCCAGTGCCCAGTTATGTCGAGCAGTTTAAAGGCTACCGGATCTCGATCTACAGCCCGAATGACCACTATGCGGTGATCACGCCGCCCGGAAGCAATGCCGCTTTGGACTTCGGCGAACGACGCCCGCAGGCGAGTGTGGTTGAGGGACTTGAGGCGTGCCTGGGTCGGGCGAGAGCGTCGATAGAAGCTCTGACCGCGCCCTTTCAAAACGTCCGATAATGCAACATTATCGGACATTTCATTTGACGACGACGCGTGCGGTTTTAATGGTTGGTTAACCATAAACCGCACGGCACTGAGCGATCAGTCACATACGGTCGGGTTGGAGCGCCCATCCCAGTCGGTGTAGCAGTTGCTCCCGCGATGCGATCCAGACGACCAGCCATAGGTTGGAAAATGCCAAGCGATAACGCCCAGGGCCGCTGCCACGGCTAAGATGGTGATGCCCAATTTGAGGTCTCGGTCCTCTGTGAACGCGGTTATGGAAAGGCTGCCGACGAAGAGGGCGAGCAGCCACAGGATCGTGCCAACGAACTGCATTTCTTTTGCTTAGAATTCCCTGTTTTGCTGGTTGCAAATTTACGAGTCAAAGGTGACTATCGGTTGATATTTATCATCCTGCGTCGAGGTGTCAGCCCCAATGATGAGAGCGATTAAAGTTGCCTGTGGGGTGCTGATTGCGTTGCTCATTGGCCTGTTCAAATTGATCGGCGCTATCTTCCGATTTGCCGAATACATCTTATCGAGCGAGGACAAGAAGCAGGCAAAGGCTGACATTCGTCAGGCTCGTGCCGAGAACCGAGAGCTTCGCGGCTATCGGATTCAAGAGGCACGCCGTCGAGCTGGTCGGCCGCCCCAGTAGTAGTCACGGATTGTTAGGCGCCTCATCTGGCGTTGGCCATGGATAGATGCCGTTCTGGTGTAAGAACGATCGCAGGCTCGAAATCAGATTCTCCGTCGCCTCTTCTGTGTGAAGATCAGCTTTTGCAACGATGTCATCGCGTCCAAACCTCGCAGCGTCGACACTGATACCGAGATGAAGGTCATGCTGAGACAGCCAGTATGCCAGGGACTTCAGTGTTCCATCTTTGGGTGTAGCGTCCAGGATCATATCTTTACCTTGGAAGTCCTTGTTTTGTTGGTTGCGAATTTCCAGGTCAAAGGCGACTATCGGTTGATATCTATCATCACAGATTGAGGAAAAGCGATGGCCGATGAATTAAGAGCACAGGAAATTTCTGGGCCGGTGAAGAGGCCAATACTTCTTGCCCACTATGCGCCTGGCGGAAGCGGGGTTATCACCATGCGATTGGGCGGGGAGAAGGTAACGATCACCGATGTCGTCGCTGCCGAAGTATATTATTACGCCGAGCAGGACAGAAGAACTTGGGTTTGGGTCCGGACAAGTTCGAGCAACCAAGGTGGCGACTACTTGCTGGGGATGGATGACCACGTGCATTTTCACATGGTTCGCTCATCGCCGCTTTGATGTGTCAGCACGTCTCGCTCCCGTATACACTTTTAATTGAGGGGTGGTCGGAATGAACGCCGGAGAAGTTAGTTTTTGGCCGATCTTGCTCCCGGTGATCGTGGGTGGGCTTCTCGCTGTATTAGGTGGAGCTGTTGGGCCATTCATCTCAAACTTTCTCACCGCGAGGAACGCCGAGCGGTCCAAGCGCCTCGAGCGATTTGAGGCCATGTTTACGTCGATCTACACGCATGACCACTGGCTTGATAATAAGCGGAATGTCATAGCGTTTGGAGAAAAGATCGACCTGGGGCCGCCTCCGATTTACACGACAATCTCGATTGCAGCCCTATACTTTCCGTCTCTGTTGGATCCGGTTAACGCTCTTGATAGGGCATCCGACAGCTACCTGCTCTGGATGAGCCAGGCTGGTGTAAAGCGTCTCAATGGAGAAACCGGCTCAATAGGCGAAGGAATGTCTGAGGCATTCAAACCATATCGCGCGGCGCAACTTGAGCTTGTTAGTGCGCTGGGGAAATATGCTGTTGAGCGCAACGGGAAGGTCTAGTGCTTCAATACCCAGATCTGTAAAAAGCCTAAGAAACGGCTGCACCAAATGGTATTTGTAATTCCTTTAACTTATGAGAGAGTATTGCGGGAGTGCAACCGGAGTCCCGAGATGACCAAAGTTACCCTAAAACTCCCGGATGGGGCGACGTTAAAGTCGCGCCAGATTCAGTTTGTTACGTTGGTGAGCTTCTAGAGGGCATGCACAAGGCCCTGAAAATAGATCCTGACTGCAAAACGATGGTCTATGCGGGATCCAAATACTATGTGACAGACGAAATGGGCGATGTCGTCAAGATGTTCGATGATCTGGCATTCGCTAATCTTACCGCACCTGGTGGGAGCGCACTCGCTATAAATGCGAAAGCGGTGATCGACCGTGATGATGCGACGCCAGGAGTGATGGATCATCCAGACGCGCGCTCGGTGCTGTATTTCGCGGAGCGTAGCAAGCCGCCGAATGCGAGAGTCAGAGAAACAAAGGCGCAGTTGATCAAAATCTGGACCGATATCGGGCTCGAAGATATGATCCATGTGCTAGACTGAAGTCAGTCCACGCTCCACCACTGAACCAAGTCGTCGAGGCTGGCGAACGTTACCGGCTCTCTGCCGTCCTGGAGAACCGTGAGGAGATCCTTAGCCTCGATCCGACCAGTTGCCATGCCTCCTTCAAGGTTCGTGATCCACGGCTGCGATTTTACTGGCAGCCAAGGCAGGGGCCATGCGTCCCTTGCCTGGATACGGCGCTTGTCCTCGGTCATGCGATGCGTGTTGTAGCGCGCCTCGTCCTGCTGTCGTTTGGTCTGCTTTTCGCGAACGACTTCGTCTGTAGCGCGCTTGACGTCCCCGTACCTACTTGCGCGCCGGGCGATCTCCCGCATATCGGCTGACGAGAGGGAAACGCTGCTCATTTGAACACCTCGGCGTGATGGTCGCGGTAGAGACGGTCCATCTCCTCGAGCGACAGACTGTGGTCGACCTCGATGCAAAGCGGTTGCTGTCGGTGCCCGCGGTTGATGGCGTGGGCACACGGCGCGCAATAGTAGCCATAGGTGCCAAGGTTATAGTGCTGGGCCGGGAAGCCGTCGCAAGCGGTGCGGTTGCAGAGCCCGCGCCAGACCGAGCCTTTCTCCTTGTCCTGGTGCTTCGGATATTTCATGGCATGGGGTGGCGTCGTGGCGATGATTCCCATCTCCGCGTGAACTATGCGGATCAGCTTCTGGGTATCCGAGATGCCGGATCGGGATGCCGGGATGTTGCTGATTGGGCGCATCCGTTTGCGTGCGCTGTCGAGGCTGCTCATTCGCCTTCCTCCTGAATGGGCGTGAGTTGGTCGAAGGTCCACTCCTCACCGCTTTCGTCGACGAAAAGGATCTTGCCGTCGCGCGTCTTGGTTTTCTGGTCGTCCCACCAGAGCTTACTTTCGCCGGCATAGTTCGGCGTGCCGTCGTCGTTGATGCTGTCAATCAAGGCAGTTGCCGGCAGAATTTCGGACGTGCCGGAGATCTCTATTCCGTTTGGAGCCTTGTAGCGCCGCGCCTTGGTCATGCGGTTTCTCCTTCCATCCAGGTGTTGACCGGGTCATTGACTGTATAGTCAGCCATCTGTTCTTCGGGATCTTGTCCGGGCTCGTTAACGATGAAGACCCATCCCCAACGTTTGCCTTCCGGCGTCAGGATGATGAGGTTCATCACGTCGCAGGCTTCGAGCGCTTCCTTGGCTTCGCGCTGGCTCGTGCCCTTGTAGTCAGGCTCGTCGGCGTCGTCGTAGTAGCAGACGAAGGTGTAGCCCTGAGCCGCGCAGTGCTTGAGCAGGTTGGTGAGTGTGCGTTTCATGTCGCGCTCCGTTTGTTGAATATGAGCATGATAGAGCGACGCAGATAGGGTTACGGCAGGCGCTAACAGCCTGTTTTCATTTCCAAAATACATAGTTAGAACCTGCCGAAATCAGGGTGGTCGTGGTAGTCCCGCGGCTCTCTTGGCGATGAGGTTGAGGCTGTCAGGATGCGCTTCTGCTGCATGAAGGCGTTGGTCACGTCGATGAGGTTGCCCTCGTTGACGACCTCCCAGAGCAACATGCCGTGCTGGCCGTCGAACGATAGGACAGCGGCCGGTGGATTGGGCGACCTGACCCGCTGCCGGAAGAGGACATATTTGATGCCGTGGACGGTGAAGCCTTCGACGGTCGACCATTCTTCGGCCGGATAAAGCTCGCGCCAGGTGCGTCTTCCTTCGCCTCGCTTCATCAGAACCGCCCGAATAGCGGATTGTCTGCGTAGGGATCGGCCGGCTTGTGCTGTATGGGATCGGAGATGATGACCTGGACCCTGACCGGCTCATGGTCTGAGCCTTCGATCGTCATGGTGCCATAGCTATCGTGTTCCTGACCGGTGACGCGGGTAAACTTCGACCGCATGGCTTCGAAGTCTCCAGTTTCATTTAATTCCCATTCGCCATCGGCGTATTCCGCAAGCATGGCTTGATCGGTCTGGGTCTTCGACGTGAGCAGAGCCCATCTGCCGCTCCTCGAGAGCAGGGTCCATCGGCTTGTATCGTATTGAAGCGGGCTCATAGCGGCAGCTCCAGGCCGTCGGCTTGGCGCCAGCAATCAACGGTGATGCCTGGCTCGACACGGAACTGCAGCTCGGCAACCAGGCGGTTTGCGACCCGGAAATTGATCTGCTCGACGTAGATCCAGTCGATGCGCTGCTCGCCGACCCTGCCGTATTCGATGATGCTCCGCAGCGAGGCGATGAAGTGCTCCGGATCGCCGCTCAGCAGCAAATCCTTGATCACCAGCGCGTTGTCGCGGAGCTTGCCCTCAATGCGCCGGTCGCCCATGCGCCAGCTATAGGCAAAGCCCCGACCGGTCCTGTGACCGGTGTGCCATTTGATGCGGGTCTTGATCTCCGCGGACATCAGGCGGCCTTCCTCATCTCATACGGCAGCCAGGGCTCGATCATCTTCCGGGAGATGACCTCCTCGGCGCAGAAGACGGCGTGCCCGTAGGTTGCAAACTGGAAGCGCCGGTAGCTGCTGACAGCGATCTCCTCGAGCGCGTAGCCGCGTTCCAGAAGTTCGGTCATGTCCCTCCGGCTGAACCACCTGGCGATGTCGGCGAGCCGATCGGTCGCACTGATCCAACGCCGATAATCGGAGCTGAAGATCGGGTGCCAGCCCATCGGCAGCACCTTGGCCGGGCCATCGCTCAAAGTGTGAATGATGCCGGTCGAGCGCCCTTCGTCGTCATACCAGCAGCCGAGGTTGGTCTTGGTGTTGCCAACCCGGTAGAGCAGGGCGGGAAAGTTCATGTGCTGGACGGAAACGTTCATTGGTTGCTCCTCGCAGTCAGTATTGACTTATCATTGCGGCGCCAGTTTGCATAGCCGCTTCCTTGATCTCCCGGATCTTTCTTTTGATCCCGGCGACCGTATTCTTGTGCTGCCGGCCGCGGTTCTGGCCGTCACGCCCCTTGCCGTTCGGTAGGATTCCGACCTGCCGGCCGCAAAGCAGGATCTTGGTGTGCTTGGTCCCTTCCTCGAAGGAGTAGTCGCCTACCTCCTCAAGCACGTCGATGATCTCCTGCGGAATCCTCAGTCTCTTGCTCATTCATTCCTCTGCAATTCACTATGCTCTCAGTGTCGCATGAGCGCACAAGGGCTCCTACTGGGATCAGAAGCGACCATAGAGCGGGTTATCGGTATAGTCGGCCCTCGGCTCCGGCACGGCCTCGCCATCGTCGCTTTCGACCGTCATTCCGTATTCTCGACAGAACTTTTTGAAGATCTGGCGCGCCCGGCGTTCGCCTTTGCAGGTGATGTCGTGCTCATTGACGCCGTCCGCGAGGGCAGTGACCTGAATGCGATAGGTCGGCTTTTCGTCCTCGTTCCAGACGTCCTGCGTGATCTCGGTCAACCCCACGAAATATCGATTGACCTTATCGACGAATGACTCGATCAGCGCCTCGTGCATCAGTAGTCCTCGGCATACATGACGCTCATGATGCGGATGGTGATGTTTGGATCCTCGGGGTGCTCGGAGAGCGTCTCTTCATCCAAGGCGAAATAGTCGATCTTGAACATGAACCGCTCGCCGTTGAACATGAACGTGGCGCAGTCGTGCTCGCCGTGAGGATCATTTTCCTCGTTAAAGTCGGTGAAGAGGCCGGCCGCGACGGCGGCGGCTAGGCCTTTCACATAATGGTCTTGGGCTAGTGCGCCGACTGCAATCATTCTGCCGTTGCGCGCATGACCTTTTCGCCGCAACTCGTCATTCAGTTCTCGGATGCGCGCCTTCTTCTCGTCGTCAGTCACGATGCCTCCTTCCTCTTCGATAGGCGAGGGAGCCGCGGGATGCGGCTCCCCATGTCGGTGATCGGATTCAGGCTGTCTGAGCGGCGTCAGCCTTGGGCTTCTTGCCCTTGTGCCACTTCATTTCGCCGGCCATGATCGACCCGCGCGGTAGAACGCGATCGGAGATCTTGGCGAGCCCGAACTTCTCGATCTGTGCCTGAACCTGGGCTGAATTCTTGTAGGCGCTCGGCAGCTCCGACACGTCCGGATCGCCGGTGTAGAACCGGACGTCGAGCCCCTTGGTTTCGCGCTCCATGATCGCCTTGATAGCGTTCGGCCCCAGACCGCGCGTATCGCCGAATTCTTCCATCAGGCGCTTGATGTGTCCGGTGCGAGAGAGAGATTGCGGCCGGCGCCGTGCGGTGCGAAACCCAGAGCATCCTCGTTGTTGACATGCTCCGTGATGAGGATCGGCTGGCTCATGTTCATCGGGATCAGGGTGAGGCCCTGGTCGTCCTTCGAGAAGCCCTTGAAATTCGGCGTGGCGCCCTTGGCGTGGTAGAAAAGGCCGTCGGAGCGCCGGAAGACGAAGTTATGTTCGTTCCAGAACTGCCCGATGATCTGATTGCCGAGGCGCTTGGCGACCAGGTTGTGAATGGCGAAATGGTTCATCTTCGTCCACAGGCGGATCGCCTGCAGTGCCTGCCAGTAATCCTGACCGACCTGGGTGTCGGCCTCGATCCAGGCGTTGTGCAACGGCACCCGGCCGGCGACAATTCGGGTATGGCGTTCAGCCGCTGCCTTGCCGCGCTTGTAGAGCTGGCCGCCCAGTCCGCGAGAGCCATGATGCGTGACGATCGCCAACTGCCCGGTCGATTCCAATTCGCCGACATAGAAGAAGTGGTTGCCGTCGCCCTGGGTCATGAAGTGATGGATGGCATAGTCCTCGAGACCCTTGAGGAAGGGGTTCTGCTCAAAGACATTCACCAACTGCACCAGCTCCTTCTGCTGGCGCGCTTCCGATGCCGTTCGTTTGCCGACGCCGAAATGCGTGGCCTTCATCGCGATATCCAGGACGTAGTCGACTGGCACGTCGCGCTTGAAGACGGAGATCGCCATCGAGCAGCAGATATCCGCGGAATGGAAGCCCGGGTGGATCGCGTTCTTCGCGGCGACGACACCACCGACCGGGATCGTGCCCATTGCCGAGCCTGACGGGCAAGCGTCCGGCATGACTGCGCCGCGCTCGATCGTCGGGACGCGCATCAGCGCATCCATGTGAGCGAGAACCGAGGCGACGTTGGCCTTCTCGTCTTCCCCTTCCGGCTCGATGAACTGGCCGAACGGAATGTTGTTGGTGCGCAGCGGCACGCCTTCCTCGACAGCCTTGGTTGCCTGCATCGGGAACAGCGCCTGGATGATCTCCTTGTCCGTCTTGCCGTCCTCGCGGAGCTGGCGCGCGAGCGGGAGCGCTTCCTTGAACCATGCGCCTGGCTGCAAGCCCCACGCTACGAGCGTCTTGCCCGAGATATTGCTCATTACCAATTCCTCATTTTCTTGTAGGTGAAGCCGGCCGCGATCATCTGCGCCTTGATGTCGTCAAGGTCGCCGTCGCGGACCTCGAAGGAGCATTCCGAATGCTCAGTGCCGATGATCTTGGGCAGGTCGGAGACGTTGTGACGGCCGAGGTTGTCGGAGTCATCGTGGTCTTCGTCCTTCGTGGCGATCAGGATGGAGACGACCGGCGTTTTGTGATCCCAGGCCGACTTGCCCTTCTTGATGTCGAACTCGATTTCCGACGGTGATATTTTCTTGGTCATAGATCAGGATCCTCCCAGGTCTTGTTGAAGCGGCAGTTGGCCGGCATTCCTTCGAACATCGGCTTGATCTGCGCCCGCTTGTAGCCGGCGAGACCGCAGCCGATCGGCGTGATGTCGAAGGTCAGGTCCGGCCGGCTCTTGGCGAACACGATGAAGTCGTTGACGTGGCGCCGGATTTCGGAGAGCGGCAGAGTTTCGATCTGACGATCTTTGGTCGGGATGCCATAGGACGTGCCCTGCAAGCCGATGCCCTGACCGTAGATCGCGCCGCGATTCTTCGCGGCGTAGAGCGCGGCTCCGGCGCCGTGTCGGCCCGCAAGGTTGGAGCCAAATACAAAGATATCGGTCATTTTCACCATCCTTTCTGCGATTGCGGTTCGGGCTGCATCAATCTCCGGTTCCTCTTCGAAAACCTGCTCCGTGTTGTTGAGAAGCCAGGAGGTGAGGGTATCGAACGCGGTCTGTAGATCGGGATCTGCCGCCTTGGCCTTATCCGTCTCCCAAGTGTCCTTGACGATTGGGTGATATTTGATCGCCGACAGTCGCACGTCGTCGGTGAGTCGGTTGTTTGCGTTCGGCGGATCTTCGCGCCAGGCCCAGGTCGCGACGAAGCCGAGCGTCAGGCGCAGGCGCATATTCTCTTCGGCGAGGGTCTGAGCCTTCTCGTTCCAGAAGCGCCACAGACTTTCCTCGTTCTCGAAGTGGGTGATCGCCGGCGCCAGGAGGCCCTTGGCGAAATCCTTCTGATTGATGACGGTGTCGGCGTTGAGCTGCGTAAAGGCGTGCCGAAGTTGCGCGAGATGGAATTCAACGTTCGGCATCAACCGCAATCCTCCCTGGTCTGCGGTTGGGTAACGGCCTCGATGGCTCTAGCGATGTCACTCGCTCGAACATTACCAATGATCCGGCTTCCGGAGCCCATGACTTCGCGCATTCGAGAACAGCCAATAGGACTTCGTGTGGCGTTCCGTTGTCTGGCGGGACGACGCTGGCGATTTTCCGGTCACGGTGGTCTTCTGAGTCTAGGCAGTCTTCCGACACCATATTCGGTTGGGGTGATGGGTCGGTCGGAAGCTCGCCGGTCTCTGCGAAGTGCTGTAAAGCCGGTAGCAAACGACGAACGTGATCCTGCGTGAGGTGCATCCGCTCATTGCCTACGATGTCCTGTCCCGGCAAGAGAGCGGCAAAGTCTACGTCATGCCATCCGGTGTAGTTGCCGGGAAACCGTTTGACTTCGAGTTTCGCCGCGCCAAACCAGATCGCGGCCTCAGTGGCGAGACTGCTTTCTTGCAAGGTGCATTCGGTCCCGCTCCTGTCGGTGAACGTCAGAAGCCCGAAGCCTCTTGCAGTAGTGGATGGCTTGAGGAAGTCACCCTCCACATTAGTTTCGGGCGATGGGCTGGTCAAAGCCGTCGCAGCTTCTGCTAGTGCGGTAGCTTGCCGGTAAAGTTCAGCCTGATCCTGAGCTATCAGCATGGTATGGACCCAACATTCAAGGTGGTCCACCTCATCGGTGTCGTCGTTCTTGAACTTCGGCATCACCGACGAATAGACAAACTTCGATGGTTGGACACCCCGCAAATTCGATTGGGGTGCGGGCGTGGCAGTAAGTGATGCGGCGATCTCAGCGATCGGGCGCGGATCGGTCACGACATCCTCTGGAAAGCCGAGCTTCCTCCGCCAGAACTCACGGGTAGAAGCGAGAGCGCTATCGACGTGGCTGTTAATGTGGCCCGCGAGGGCGAACTCAAGCACTTTCAGCATTGGCTTTGTCCTTTCACTGTCTCTCAGGTTGCGGGATGACTTCGTCCATGCACCGCGTGTCGCTTCTTGTCACAAGGAGCCGGCCGTCTAGACGCGAAACGTGTGATGGAGGCTCGTCGGAGAGGCAGCCCTGCTCGCGCGAGTAAGCCATGAACTTCTTGAGCTTCTCGCGTTTGCGGATGATCAGGCTGACATCGCGGTAAAGCTCGATGTCGGCATCTTCTGCCATCATCTCGAGCGTGCCGAGGAGATCGTTGTATTCCTGGTTCAGCCGCTGGAGATTGGTGAACGGCTGCCCCGGCTGGATCTCGTCCAGGCCAAGCACATCGCTTTGGTTGCCCGCTGTGCGACCTCGAGGCATTCCTCGACCAGCTTGGTGAGATAGTATTCCCGCTTGTTCATGCGATCATCCTCAGATGCGTGGCGCATTGCCGCCAGGCCATCGACCAGAGAACCGGATCGCCGCGGCGCAGAACGTTGAGCGCGGCGATCTTCTCGCGGAGATAGACCGGCGCGAACTTCGGATCGTGCTCCACGATCGACTTGGTGTTGTGGAGCAGATCCGCGATCTTGATCGTGTGAACCTCTGCGGACGCTCTGGAGAGCTTCTCCAGATTTAGCACCATCCGCGTCGCGCGATTACCGGCAGATAGCGGCACATTGGTCAGCGCCTCGACCATGCGACCGACGTCCTCGCCGAAGATCTGCGCGATCACCGGCAGCTCGACCTTGGTGTCTTCCACCACGTCATGCAGCCAAGCAGCGCAGATCATCTGCCAGGTGTGGCCTCGGACGCAGCCCACGATCGCGGCAACGGCAGCCGGATGGGTGATATAGGGCTCGCCGGTGTATTTACGGCGTTGATCGATCGCGCCATGCGCCGCGGTCGCAAAGACCTGGGCGTTCTGGATCATGCTCATGCCGAGCAGCGAATAGTGGCTCAAAGCTCTCTCCTTAGTAGTCGATGAGGGGATCGGTGAAGACAGGCGTGCCATCGACGCGCTGCATGATGTTCTTGGAATGCAGGTCGTAGGTGCCAAGGAAGCCAAGCCGATCAATGAAGCGGCGCGGCCAACCGGTCAGTTCGGCAGACTTGTGCGGCTCACGCCCATGCGAGAGAGCGTCTCCTGTCTCTTCCGCCTTCCAGGCGAAGGTCGAATCCCTCAGCCTGAAGCAGCGCTCCATGACCACGATGGCAACACGATCGTCGCCCTTGGCGCGCACGAAATGAATGCGCGGCGCAAACTTGGAGCGGATCTTGTTTTCCAGCAGCCAGCGGGCATAGCGGGGAAAGGCATCGGTGCAGTGGGTGAAGCGGTTCGAAACTTTCGCCGACACCTTAATGACCAGGCTCTCGCAATCAGGATGCGTCAGCACCGTCGCAAAACCGCCTCGACCGAGTATCTGCCAGCCGGCATCGGTCAGTTGGCGCACAGTCGAGCGGCGATCATAGCCTCGATAAAGAGCGAGGCTTGCGGCAGCGCGGGCGAAATTGATTTGTCGACGGCTCATGTCTCTCTCCTGTCGTGATCAATCAATAATTACTTATCGCATGAGCTACGAAGGAAAACGGGAGGATAGTGCAGCGGAGACCAGGCGCTTGTGCAGGGTTTTAGCGATGAATTTTGCCTGGTTGAGATTGTAGAGCGTCTTGTCCTCGGTCCCGCCACCCGAGACGATCCAGCACTTCTGTCGGCCGGCGCGTGGATTGCGGTTGCGTGGATCGTGCCTCTCAAGATCCTCTTCCCGAACGGTCACGGTGCAGCCAGGGAAGCGGTGGTCCTTGAATTGCGCCACAAGCGCAAAATCGACGCGATAAGGAGGAGGGCGGTAGAACTCGTCCATGACGATCATGGTGCCCATCGTCGTGCCGCGCGCACGAGGATCAGGCACGACCACCTTGGTCATTTCGCTCATCAGCTTGGCGTATTCAGCCAGCGCAATGGATTTGCCCGCGCGGAAGGGTGCGGTGACAATTGCGCACCGCAGTATATCTGGGTCTAAAGGCATTGCTCTCTCCTGTTCAGTGTTCACTTATCGCCGATTCGAATGTCAGTCAATCAGTATTTACTGATCATTCATTTGACGTGAATGCCAGTCTGCAAATGCCTGGTCAGCCTCTGGCAAAGTCGATTTGATCGCGGCGCCAATCGCCTTCATCAATATCGACCGCTGCTCGGGCGAGTAATCGGTGATCGTCTTTATGGGCGACGCCTCGTCGGGATGCGCCGCGGCGTATGCCCGAGCCATCTGGTTCAGGAATGCCTGACATGCGTATTCGAGCCGTTTCCGGCTTACCTTAGTCACGAGTAATCAAACCTTCCCGTTTCATCAGCTTGTTGATCGAGGAGCGATTCCAGTGCGCGGCCCGGGCCGGCTTGATGCCGCTCTTGTCGAGCGCATTCTTAATCTGGGCCAGCGAGGCCTGCGGATTGTCGTCCAGCACCTTCTGGATGATCGGCTTAACGAGCTCCGCGCGCTGGCCGGCGTCCTTCTTGGTGCGCAGAGCTGCGCTTTTTGCGGCGTTCTTGACCCGCTCGGCCGTGGTCATCTTGCGCCGGACGATCTCGTGATCCGGGAAGATCTCGCCAATGCTGGCCGGATGCTTCTCGATCACCTGCCGGATGGCCGCGAAGATGCGCTCCGGCGTGCGCATCTCCATGTCCAACGCCTCGATCGCCTTCGCGACCTTGTTAGTGCTTGGCATTGCTGTTCCCCGCTGTGACAGCCCGCCCAGGGTCATCGGCGAGGGTTGCGTTTGCGATCGTCTCCTGCAGTTCAGGCGAACTGGCAACGACCGCCAGCACCGAGAGAAGTCTACCGTTTTCCAGCATTGCGCGCTCCTGCGGGCTCATCAGCTCGATCGGCTTGCGGAGCTGTTCGATCGGCATCTCGTGCTGGAAGAGACGGATTTTCCCATCCTGCTGAATTAAAATGCCACAGTCTCCTTTGCTGATCGAAAGGGTCCGAGCTGTTTCCTTAACAGCCTGAAGATGAGTGTTATCTGAATGTTCCACCGAAATGGGCTCCTTTCCTGTATGTGTAATCATCATTCGCATGATGTCGAATGCTAAAACTATAATAGACGAATATACATCGGGATGCTTTAGGTCACGCGAAAATAACTTGCGATCACATTAGGAACTTGTTAAGTAGCGAGGGACCAGTTCCAGGAACGAAGCGTGAACAAACCGCTTGCCTTGCCGTCGCAAGGACGATAGGAATGAAGTCCTATTCCCCATGTAGAAAGGTAAGAGCGGAATGAACCGGCGAGTCTTCGAGGCAAGTGTGACTGACCTGTCCACCCACATTAAACAAGCGGTGGCGGGTTTCTTTGAGGAGCGAGGGCTGGCTTTCGACCTAGAGCTGTTGACCGAACAAGCATCCACGGACATCAGCTATATGGCTCGAGAAGCCCACTTTTTCGGCGCAGATCTATATCCAGAGGACACAACCGCAGCCGCTTGAACCGCTAGAATGGGAGAGGCCTAAGCGCCTCTCCACTCTTTATTGAGCCTCTCCATACCTTGTCGCGCGGTGAGGGGCTCATATCTAGGATGTTTTTCCCAAAACGCCATCTTACGTTCCGCGATCTTCAACTCCTTCTCCGCTTGCCACCTCTCCTGTTGCGTTCCGTTCTTCGCCAGGAAGGACAGATAGAGCTTGTTTCCGTAGTGCTTCAGGAAGTTTTTGGTTCCGTCCATCTGATCGATGCGAACGCTTGCGAAGTCGCCTTTGCCGCTCTCATCGTATACAAGTCCCATTGTGCGCAACTCCTTAGTTTAATCTAAGTAATAATTGCACAAGTTACTTCGGCTTCCGGCTGGCGCCTGATGGACTCTACACGAAGTTTTTATGACAGGGCCGATGATAAGGGAGCCTTATCATCAACCAGTGATATGGTTTTTAGGATAGAGCGCCTGATCCATCTTCCTCGTCGTCCTTCTGGGCGCACTCGTCGCAAATGCCCTCGATCGAGCAGTGACGGCGATCCAGGGTGAAGACGCCGGAGCATTCTTCGCAGGTGAAGCGGCCTGCCTCCTCGTCGGTGATCCAGATCCATGCTTGAACCCAGGCGCCGGGATCTTCACCCGGCGAGACGGCAGCGTCGTCATCCACCTCCAATTCATCGTCAGCGTCTTCCTGCGCCGCGGCACGGTAGGGATCGGCCGGATCGAAGTTGGCGATCGCCTGCATGATCTTATCGTGGATCGGGTCGTAGACAGTCGGGTCTCCCGGCTTGTCTGAGGAAAGCCCGCGCATCGCATCCGCAATCAGACGCGCTTCTTCATCGGTGAAATGGATCCACATGGCCTTACTCCCGGTTCAGCGCTTCGCAGAGGTTGTCGATCTCGTTGACGTCCATCAGGGCGTGCTTTCCGCCATTCGTGGCGATATCCAGCAGCCCCGGCGTGATGTATTCGGCACCGTCGTTGACGACCTCGGTCCAGAGCCGCAGCGCCGCGAGGATCATGTCGCGCTGCTGAGCAGTGACCTGAAGCGCGATTGGCATGTCCGGCTCCTCTTCAGGCAGCACGTCATCGCCCAACAGTTCAAACATGACGCCGTTGAATCGCTTGCCCGGCACCTCCTCGAATTCGATGGAGTTCGACCAGTCGCCAGTCTCGATATTCCTCACCTTTAGGATCTGGTCCTTGGTGAAGTGCTTGCGGGCCTCCTCGCGTTCCGAGTCGCGACCGTTCTGATCGAGGAAGACGAGCTCGTCGCCGGCTGCCGGCCAGGTGCGGCCGTAAAGTGTCTGAGGCATTGTCGCACAAACCTTTCTGCGCCCAAGGGACGCGCGGTTGGATATTCAATACTGACTGATCGGCGAGGCCGCAGCGTTAAGCTGCGGCACCGGCCGCGTAGATCGCGCGCAGCTTTGCGGCAACGACCGAGTTGTCGTTGAGCGTCAAGGTGTTCTTGGCGCGATCGGCGATCTTGACCGTCGAGAACAGCGTCATGATCTGGCCGGCCTGGCTCTGTGCCGTGCCCTGGGAGTAGGAGCCTTTGAACATACCGACGATATCGGCGCTGGTGATCGTCTTCTTCTCCTCGAGCAGCTTGAATGCCTGCTTGACGTAGACCGACGGCTGCTTGTTGACGGCAATGGCGATCAGCAGGTTTTCGAACTTCTCGGCGATCTTCTTCTGCGTCGGCATCGATGCGAGGACGGCCGCCTTGTTCTTGTCGAGGTCGCCGGCACTCATCGTCGCGGCGTCGCCTTCAAGAACGAAGTGCTGTGCCTCGAGCGCGGACAGATCGCGCGGCGTGCGCGGTCCTGCGGGCGCGCGGGATGCGGCGCTGGCAGTCTTCGCCGGCTTCTCGGAACTGTCCTTGGCCGCCTTGATCGCCTTGCCGGCGTCGTCGGTGGTCTCGGTTTCGCTTTCCTGCGCCGAGTAGGTCTCGTTGCGCTCAAGCTCGATATCCAGTTCCTCGATGTCGACGGAAGCTTCCAGCTCCTCGTCGCTGACATTGGCCGGCTCGATGATCTCGCCTTCGATGACGGTGTCACCGTCGGCGCTGCCGTCTTCCAGTTCGACGACGTCCTGTTCGACGAGGTCGGCATCGGCGCCGGCTTCGAGCGAGTCCAGTTCCAGGTCGTCGAGCATGTCTTCGATAGCCTGGATATTGGTCTGTTGTGCGGTGGTGACGATCTGCTTGGTCATTTCTGTCTCCTGTGTGAGTGCGATCAAGTCGCTGTTTTCTTTCGCATTATCTTTGTACTGCACCGATTTCAGGAAAGCGGCAGGATACTCACGCTGCCTGTTGGATTTGCTCATGTGCCTGCTCCGGTTCAGCGACGAAGCCGAAGCGACGTGCGGCAGCCAGGCTCTGCATCATGACGTCCACGTCGTAATCCGCGGCGTGTGCGCCTGTGCCCATAGACGAGGTGACGGCGTAGTCGACACCACATGCAAAGCAGAGCTCCTGGAGCGTCGGCTTCTTGCCGTCAGGCGTTGCCCATACGAACGTGCCGGTGTCGATGACAGGGCGCTTGGGGAACTGCAGCCCGACCCGCTTCAACTCGTATTCCAGGAAGCCGATATCGAACGGCGCGTTATGAGCCACATGCCGGTCAGCCTTGGCGAGATAGGCCTGGATGGTCGGCGCGACCTCTTTCCATTCCGGCTTGCCGACGAGATCCGCGGCAGTGATCTTGTGGACCGCCTGGGCTTCGGCCGTGATCGACCGCCTCGGATCGATGAAGGTATGGAACTTGCGCAGCAGCACGCCATCGCGCCACAGACCTATATAGATTTCGATGATGCGGTGATCGCCGACCTCGAGGCCGGTCGTTTCAGTGTCGAAGCCTGCTTCAATCATTCGACCATTTCTCCTTGATGATTACCATGTCGGCCGGGGTAATGCCCTTGTGCTCGAGGATGATGTCGAGCATCTCCCAGGCGCACGGCACCGGCGCTGTTTCGTCTTTGGAACGGACCTTGTGATAGGCCGGCCAGTAAAGCTCGTTGAGTTTGTGGGCGCAGTCCTCGGCCATAGCGCGCCCTGGGAAGCGGATCTCGATCGGTGGCCGCAGCTTACGGCTGACGTGCAGGATCGAGCGACCACGCCGCTCGCAGAGGCGCCAGGAGCCGTCTTCTTCCTTGCGCGCACCCCATGCCATTAGCGCACCCAGTCAACCAGCTTGGTGGAGTAGGGCAGCATGAGCGGATGCTGTGGATCGCCCGACTGAGTCAGCCCGAAGATTTTCACCGGCTTGCCCGAGGCGAACAGACGGTCATAGAGCGCATCCAGGTGCGGCCGCAGGCGAGGAGGAAGCTTTAGCCGGCTGCCGCAGCAGGGCACGAGCAGATCCGCTTCAGCGATGATGTTTGTCAGATGCCGGTCATTATCCGGACCAACGGGATCTTCCCAGGTGGCGAGTTCCTTGACGTCGGTCGCGGTCTTGCCGAACGGGTTGCCGGCGATATAGCGCCTCCCACCGTTCTGGATGGTGAACTGGCGCCACTTCTTCGTCGTCTGATCCTCATCGACGACGCCGGCCCTTGACCCATTGACCCCGAAATAGGCAATCGTGATGCCGAGCTCGGCGACGATGCGGTCGAGGCGATAGCGATAGAGACCGCAGTCAGAGAAGACGGCGTTGCTCAGAGATGCGTCCATGTCTTTTTCTTCCTGATATTGACTACAGTTGAGCGACTGACACCTTTGCGCTCTGCAATGGCACTGTCCGACTCCTGGGATGCGCGGATCTCCAACACGTCTTCGGGCGTCAGCTTAGCATTGGAATTTTGCGAGCCACGGCCTGTTTTCAGGCCGGTGCGATGGGCGTGACGCTCGTTGTCCTGACCCGTCGACCATTCAAGCTGAAACTCGCCCCACTTCGCGCGCAGCTCGGCTGTCGGCTGGCGCAGGTAGTTGTGCTTCTTGTCACCGTCGATGTGGTTCACCTGCGGCAGATTGAGCGGGTTGGGCAGGAAGGCGAGCGCGATCACTCGGTTGAGCAGGACCGACTTCTTGATGCCGAGGAAGGTCAGGTCGAAAAAGACCCGACCCGTCTTCCTGTGGACCCTCGTCTTGATCGGCACCAGCTCCTTGCTCATGGTCCGACCGTCGGCCGAGATGTGCTTACGCCGGTAGACGGTGCCGTCTTCGCGCGGCACCAGGTAGCCAAGGGCGATCGCCTTCTTGATCCAGGCGTCCTTGTCGAACTTAGCGGCCATTGAGACGTGCCTTTCGCTTCTCGAGCATGGTCTTCCGAAGCTCCTTGTGGATTTCTTCCAGCAGACGCAGGGGAGGGCCTTCGACAAGGCCGGAGCAAGTGTCCCAGAGCGCGCTCACCACGCGATAGAGCTCCTTGTCGCTGATCTTGCCTTCAGCATGGGCTGACACGTAGCGAGCGGTCGTCTCCGTCAATTTGCGGGACAGTTCCTCGCGGTGTGTCGGCCACTCGTCGGTGGACGGGAGAGACATCAGGCGGCCTTGGTGTCCTGATCGCGCCAGGAGAACCACGTTGTCTGGTCTGGCGTCTCGATCGTGAAACTCTGCTGGTCGAGCTGATCGCGAAGAAGGAGCGCGAGTTTGTAGGCCGTCTCCTCGATCTCGGCGGGCGTCTTCGGGAAGCGAGGGTAGTTGATGAGGCCGACGCGAACGCCGACCTCTGAGCCGAAGCTGTAAACATAGTCGGTATCGCTAACGGTGACGCAGAGACCTACCTTGTCGCAGAAGCTCGCGCAGGCGACGCGAGCCTTGAAGGGATCACCAGCGATATGGATCGTCACCGGCCAGGACGGTGCAACTTTGATATGAGGCTCCTGCATGTGTCTTTCCTTATCATGCAATCAGTATTGACTGATTAATAGCGTCAAGCAGCGTGGGATGCGACAGGATTAAAGCGGTCCCGCTTGCGCATCAGCTCCTCGAACCGCATCAGGAATTGCTCCTTGGCCGCGAACGGATCGAGCATGACGATCTCGTAAGGCGCCATTCGGCTGTCGTCGTGGAGCTTGCCGGTCGTGAAGTCCTCGTTCGGATCTTTCGGCACGATCTGGGCGATTTCGGCATTGGTGACGGCCTCGTCGGCGATCTTCACCTCCTGCGGATAAGGATAGACCAGGGCGAAGCGGGACGCGCCGGCAGCCTCGTTCAGCTCCTCGACCACCTTGAAGGGCTCCCGGAAAATCGGATCATACTTGAGTGGCCGAATGAGATCGCCGTTATAGGCCTCGGAGCCGTCGTGCAGCAGACCTTCAAGCGCGTATTCCGGCTTGCGCAGCACTTCCTCGATGTATCGCGAAACCAGGACCGAATGCTCAGCCACGGAATAGAAGATCCTGGAGCGGAAGATCGGATGCTGGACGGCGCCATTGTAGCGGCAGCGGGTTGCCAGGTGATGCGCGACCACCTCGATATGCACTTCCTCGGGGCGCGGATCCATCGGCCAGTATTTCTTGCCGTTCGACGTGTGCATGTATTTGCCGCGCCGGGCTTCGACGATGCCGAGATTGGTGGAGCGGATACCGACCAACTCGCCGGCGTCGTTGCGGATTTCCTGCCGATTAGCCATTGAGCAGACCTCCTGCGACGTAGAAGACGATCGCCCACGCGATGAAGATCAGCGCGAGCTTGCGATTGCGGCTCATGCGAGCCTTTGCGGTTTCGATGGTCATTTCCTTTTCCTCTTGTTGGCTGGTGCCGACGGAGCGCCGGCACCTGTTGGGATCGCGCCTGGGATCAGCCGTTGGGCTTCAGGCCGTGCTTGTCGAAAAGCTTCTTCAGGGTCTTGCGGCAGATGTGGAGCTCGGCCTCGATCGCGCGGTTCGACTTTCCTTCCTTGTGCAGAGCGAGCGCCCGCTCATGCTTCTCATTGGGCTTTCCAGTCAATTTTGACTGATCAGCCGGCGCCGCCTTTGGCATAACCGCCTGGGTGATCGCAGCGGAGAGATCGCCGGTCTTTGCTGCTTCCTGCACCTGCGGACTCGGCTTCTTCGCGGCACGCGTCTCGCGCTTCAAGCGGTTGCGCCGTTCCTGCGCTGTCTCAGTTTCCATCTTCTCGCCGTCGACATGCAGCTCGCCATTGATCATCTGAACGTGGTTACGTGTGATCTCGGCTTCAGGTGCTGGAGCGTCTGCAGCGACCGCCCGCACCGCTTCACGCAGTTCCTTGGCCGTAACAGCAGGCTTCTGTTCATCATCAAGGGCCTTGGCCGTGCCACTGATGCCTTCCTTGATTGCCGGCGACTGCTCGACAAGCGGCGTGATCTTCAGCCCGGCGCCGTAAGGTCCAGTGATGCGAACCTCTTCGAGCACACCGACATGGTTGCCGGCGATCACGTCGGCAAGCAATCGGCTGGCAGCGTCGTCGCCCGTCATCGGCTTATTGGAGCGCAGCAGCGCGTGAACGTTGTTGGGGATCTGACCGACGACATGATAGGCGGCGACGCGCATCTTATCGGGCTCTCCGACCGGGACGGCGATGACGTCTTCGGGAGCGATCTTGACCATCATAATCACGTCGCCGCCGAAGTGGCCGAGATAGCCGCGCCGCGCGATATGCAGTCCGGACGAGCACTGGGTTCTTCGGCTCGGATCAACCAGCTTCTCATCCATGACGACGCGCGAGCCGACGCGCTGGATGACCTTCCTGGAGGCGCAGTCGACAATCACCTGCTTCCCGTCGATCGTCGCTGTTTGCAGCACCTTATAGGCGATGATCGAGCCGTCCTTAGCGATCGGCAGGTCGCCCTTGCGCATGAAGTTGAGCAGTTCCTGGATCGAGTGCCCGCGCGTGTCGATGACGGCAGCGCAGCGCTTCATGAAGTTCTCGACGCCCTCGGTGTTGCCGGTAGCGAGCGCGTGCTCCATGTGCTTTTCGAGCGCCTCGACACCCGGCACCTTCCTGTCACCGATGACAGCAACGACGGTTTCCTGGTCGGGAGCAGCGGCAGGGACGCCATAGACGTGTCCCTCGACCGGCTCGGTCTGCTGAAACGCCATCACCTCCTTAGAGGCATCGTCGCCGGCAGTCGGCTTGAACCAGGTTCTGACGGACGCGATCTTCTCGCGCACGAACCGGATCAGGCCGCCCGACTTACGCTCGATGTGAGCGTGGACGTCATAGGTGTCGAGATCAATCTCGACAGGTTCGCGTCGCGCAATGAAGGGCGTTACCTTGTCCATGATCTGCTTCGTGCGCCAGCTTTCAAGTGCCAGGTTCGTTTCGCGGCCATCCTTGTGGTAAAGGGTGATCCCCTTGGCACCGGCGATTGCGCCGACAATGACGACAATATTCGTGCTCATGCTGCCTCCTTCTGGGCGATGGTGTTGGTGTGCTTGACAGTCAGTTTTGACTTATCGGCAAAGCGCTGCAGATAGCGGATTACGCCGATAAGTTTGTCACGGGCCGGCTCGTCGAGGCTGCTGCGATCGGTGATCCATTCGGATCCGATCAGCACCGACAGATAGCCGAGCCGCTTCGCCGCATCGTTCTTGGTGACGATCATATCCTTGAACGTCTCACGAGCCGCATTTTCGAGCTTCGACAGGACGGATGCGGGTGCTTCCTTGCTGTCGGCATAGTTCTGGCTGCTGTGCGGGAAGGTTCGCATAACGCGAACAAGCTGCCTGGCTTCCTTCCACTTCTCGCCCGGCTTTGCGCGATCCGGGAAGATCAGCCGGGCAATGTCCATGTGCAGCCGGGCGAGTGCGAGTGCCGTTTCACAAAGCTTGTAGCTTTCGTAGTAGTAGGTGAGCCCGGTCTTGTTGCAGAAATTCCGGTCCTGCACCATCAGCCCGTATTGCACCTCACGGCACTTGACCATCTTTGCCAGACGCTTCTCAACGTCCTCGATCACATGCACAACGCCGGCCGCGCGAAGCTTCTGCTCCTGCTCCTTCGTCGTAATGACGGCGAGCTCGGGATACATCTCGGCGAGGATATGGCGAGCGCCGTGATCATCGATACCCAGGCGCAGCTCGCCATCGTAAGTGTAGCCGCGCATGAAGAACTTAGGCGCCTCGAGGCTCGGCTCGACCATCGTCTTATCTTTGTCGCGGTAGTCGACGAAGGCATGGAACTTCTCGCTCGCCTTCTGCTTTCGAACCACCTTCGGCTTCACGAACTCCCAGTCGTATTCGTCAAGGGTGAAACCAAAAGTCTTCGCTTCCGTGCGCAGCCGGTCCAGCAGATCGCGCGACGGCTTCTGTCCAACGACCAGGCCAAGATAGAGATTGCGGCTGCGTGAGGTTGGGTCGCTCTTGCTGCCGACGATCATCGACGTCAGCTCGCGACGGTTCGGCGCCACGTAGATGTTCTTTCCGATGGCACCGTCACCCAACTCCCTGCGGATGCTGTCGAGCCGGGACGTGCCGTGGTAGCTGTGGTTGTCGTCGTAGATCAACGCGCCATTGAGCAGGCCGGTTTTGACGGCCAGCCGGACGAACCGGGTGTGAGCGTGTTGTCTCGTCATCACGGAGAAGTCCACGCCCGCGCCACGAGCCTTGCGAAGCGTTGCGCGCATGTGCGGATACTTCTTCGCCAGACCGTCGTAGATCCACTTGCGGCGCGTGGCACGCGGGATGCGATCGAAATCGCACCGGATAGTGTATGCCGCGATCTGCTCCGGCGTGACCAGGGTCTGCGGCATCTGGTGAGCCTGGCGCATGGACATGTTCTGCATCGTGCCGTCGCCGGCCTTGTCGAGCTCCATCGTTGCCGCGAGGCGAGTGATGATCTTCTTGCCGGCGCTCGGGATGCTCGCCTCGAGCGACTTCGTCGCACGTTTCAGGAGGCGAAGGATGGTCTGCGTCGTTAACTCGGAATAGGAAAGGGACTCGCGGCTGGGCGTGATGCCGACCGAGTTGGGCGGCGCGATCAGCACAAGTCTGTAGCCGTTGCCGACGAGATTACCGGCCCTCAAGGCCGCCTCGGAGATTCTGGCATCCGTTGTGGTGATTGGATAGAGAACGGTGCCGTAAAGCAGATAGGCATATGACTCGCGCAGTTCAGCGCGCACGTTCTCGATGGCACAGAAGCCCTGCTTACGCGCAGGCTCGTAGTTCAGCGTTGCGAGCTGCCTGCCGTTGAGCTTCACCTTCATGCCACCCTGATAGGCGACGGAGAAGATGTTCTGCTGGAACTCCGGCAGGTCGCTCTTGTCGCGCAGCGGGATCGTCACGGTGATGCCGGTCTCGGTCGTCGGCACGCTGACCATCTCGCGGATCTCAGGCCGACCTTCCGTTTCAGTGCCGCCTCGGCTGATCGCGTAAACCCGCTTCATGCCTTCAAAGCAGCTCGTGACGGTGAAATGGTCGGAATAGGCAAAGGGTGACTTGGACCCGAGGCCAAAGCCGCCTGTCTGGTTCGCGTCGCGGACCTTGGTCGACGCGCCATAGACGCAGTAGATAGGCACGATCTTTTCGTCGGCGATGCCTGGCCCGAAATCCTTGAAGATGATCTCGTCCTCGGTCAGCGTCACCTCGAGGTAGGTGTCCGTGCAATCATTCATGATATGCGCGTCCCAGCCATTGCAGATGACTTCGCGGACGACTGCGCGCTTCTTGTCGCGGTAAAGGGTATCGGACAGGACGGTGAAGAACTCAGCCGAGTCCGACATCGAGAATGAGCGCGCCTTGCCACCGCCGATAACGGCGTGGGTATCGAGCTCGACCAACTGTGAAACCTGCATTTATCTCTCCTTCTCAACGCAAGCGTTTTTCACTTGTCATTCAATACTTACTTAATAGCACGCGCATCGCAGGGATGCGCGTGGCAGAGTTTGATGGTCAGTGCATTCCTGCGACTTTCCGCAGCTCCTCGATGTCGTTCATCCGCTCGACGATCTGGTCGCAGATGAAATCGACCCGTTTCTGCTGTTCCATTACCGGCACGACCGCATAGTTGAGGTCGGAGCTGTGTGCCTTGGACAGCGCGCCATGAATGAGCGAGTCGATATGGAGCTGGAACGCGGGATTCTCCGCGGGCGTGGCTTTGGTGTTGTCCACGACATAGACCGGCAGGGTCTCCAAGAGGAAGACCATGTCGTAGTGCATGACCGTCATCTGGATGCAGACTTCGCTGAAACGCTTCACGGTCGCGAGCAGCTCCGCGTCATTGGCTGCCACGTGCGAGAGAATGCCGTATTCCGCAAGCGTATAGGCGAAGAAGTCGAGGGGCGTGCGATCGGTGATTGCCGGCCGCTGCGCCGCCTCGATGACCTTCAGATGATGCTCCATCACCTTCATCTGCATCAGCAGACGGTCGGCGAGGGGCAGAAAGCCGACCGGATCATAGCCGAATTCGCGGGCCACGTTGAACGAGGCATCGACGAACTCGATGCCAAGCTGTTCCGCGACCTTCTGAGCCGTGGTCGTCTTGCCGGAGCGGTGAGCGCCAATGCAGGCATAGAGCATCAGCCGGCGACTCCGGTCGAGCCATAGCCGCCCTCACCACGCTCGGTTTCGGAAAGCTCATCCTCGGTGATCGAGAAGAGCGCCAGCGAGACCGGCGCCACGACCATCTGAGCGATGCGGTCATGGTGGTTGATGTAGAAGGGCTTCTGGCCGGCGTTGTAGAGGACGACGCCGATCGGGCCGCGATAGTCGCTGTCGATCGTACCAGGGGCGTTGAGGACGGTGATGCCCTGCTTGAGCGCCAGGCCCGAGCGCGGCCGAACCTGCGCCTCGTAGCCTTCCGGTAGTTCGATGGCGATCTCGCACGGGATGAGCTTGCGCTCGCCAACGTCGAGCTTGATCGCGTCGCCTTCGACATAGGCGTAGAGGTCTGCGCCGGCTGCCTGATCAGTGCCGTAGGTCGGCAAACGTGCGCCTTCCTTCAGCACCTTCACTGCAACCTTGACCTCGTCTCGGATGATGCCACCCATTGAAATTCTCCTTTATGCTGCGAAGCCGAGGGCTTCAGCTACGAAATCGGTCATGGCCTGCTGGATCTCGGCTTTGGCAGCCTCATCAGCGAGAGCCTGTGTGTCGAACGGGCCGACATAGGTCGGCTCGCGTTCTGTATCGAATGTGAAATACCAGCCGGCGCCGAAGCGGTTTGCGATGGTATCTTCCCGGTGCTCACTGAGCTGGTAGGAGATCGTTTCGTTCATATTCCTGCCTATCTGCTTGCGCTTATCTAGTCAATAATGACTTATCATTTAATAGCAGAAACGTCGCGGGCTGCTATTGGGACTTCGCAACCGTGATGAGAGGGGCGTCAACGTTCAGCGGGACGTCGGAGGCCCAGGTCTTCACGCCGGTTAGAATGATCAGAGCGTTCGAATTGGCGTCGAAGAAGAAGGTGTTCTCGCATCCACCGCCTTTGTAATACACACCCATCAGCGACGGTGCGGACGTAATTGCGATTGGATTGGCACCCTCGCCGGCAACGCTGATTTCCTTGACCTGCTCGGGCGGCGTCATGAAGGAGCAAGAGGACTGCGGGTAAGTCGAGGCGACGTAATAGCCGAGCTTGGCGCCGCTGTCGGCGAGGATATAGACGTACCAGGTCTTGGCTGGATCATCCATGCGCTTCATGTATTCGGCGAGATTCTTGCGTGCCAGAAAGTTCTTGGTGACAGGCACGGGAATTTTCGCCGTCGCGGTCGCCATGACGTTGTCCTGGGCGGCGCGGTTGCTCTCCTCGGCACGAGCGGCAGCCTGGCGTGCGGTCCCGGCCTGGGTCGGCTCACAGGCAGATAGCCCGACTGCCGAGAAGGCGAGGGCGGCAAAAAGTGCAATGCGGGTGAGGAATTTCAATTTATTCTCCTGTTGGATTGAGGATTATTGAGCGCAGACGGTCTTGTTTGCGCCGGTATAGGTGCCAGCCACGAGCTGATAGGGCAGCTTGGCGTCGAGGAAGCGGGCGGCCGTGTAGCTCTTGGTGGCGTTCGCGTTGTATTGCGCGATCACCTGAGAACGGCGCGACTGCAAGCCGGCGATGTTGATCGGTGCGTTCGGATTTTTCACGTCAATCTGTGCGTCGATCTGGCCTTCGATCGCCTGCACACCGGCGCATAGGTCGAAGAACTCGTTGTAAAGCGCGGTGCGGGATGCGCCGGACTCTATCTGGCGCTCAGCCTCGACACGGCCGAAGAAGGGCGCGGTGATATAGGTGAAGGCACCCGAGGCGAGGGAGAGGGCGGCAAGCAGGGCGAAACCGCCGAAGCTATAGCCGATGATTTTCAGCATTTCCTATCCTTTCAGTTTTGACTGATCATGCCGCGTCGGCGATGTATTCGCCGGGCAGTGTCTTGCGATACTGGATCCAGCCGGGGCCGAGATTGCCGGACAGGTTCTGGTTGGCCCACAGCGGCTCACCGTGATAATCGACCTCAGTCCAATCAGGTGTGGCCTGGTGCTCGGCCGGTGAGGCGTGCAGCGGTGACGAGCCGACGAGCGTCTCATAGCGCTCCAGCTCCTTCTCAATGGAGCCGTCTCCGTCGAAAGGCTTGTAGGAGATGCGGGCGCAACGGGCGACGGAGATCTTCGCCATCGCCAGGTAGTCACGTTGATCCCAATCTTCGTCCCATTTTTTGCCGGTAATTGCCTTAACGATATCTGCGCGCTCCCAATGCGGGACATACGGGAGATGCCACTGTCCGGGGCGGAGAGGTTCGAACTCTGCACTGTCGATCGCCTCCCGAACCATCGCGGCGAGATCCTGGAAGTGCGGCTCAGCGTCCTTGTGATCGCGCAGATGCAGGAAGTTCGCCCAGGACGTCGAGGTGATCAGCGTGTCGATCCAGGAGAACGGCTCAATCAGACGGTTGGCGATCTGCTTATGGTAGCCGGCGTCGGAGAAGGCTTCGGCCATACCAGCGGCGGACTCTGCGGCCAGCTTCCAGGCGCTTTCGCGCACGAGCGGATTGCCGATGCCAGCAAACAGGGTGCCGCTCATATCAACGAGCCCTTTGCACTCTTCGCCGGCCTGCATCCCCTTCTGGTTCTTTCCCCAGTGCCACGGAACGAACGGAGCCTCACGGATCTCCTTCAGCATCGTCGCGACAGGCACGGCGCGCGAGGATCTAGCGTTCCGGCTGAAGACGCGATGCGTCATGACCTCGCCGTGAATGGGGCGAGGGTAGTGCCAGTGCATTGTGATGATGGGTGGCGCGCCGTTGGTTGGCTTGGATGCAAGCACGACCTTGGCGAACATCTGGTCTTTCGACACTGGTTACTCCTTTTCGTTGAGGATTTGGTCGGTAACGTCGAGGAGCCGGGTGGCGAAGTCGTCGGCATTGGAGCCATTCGTCATCATACGGACGAACTTCTGCATCTCCCGGTAGGAGAGGCTCTGCAGAAGGCCGGCCACAGCCTTCAACTTGTTTTCGTTTCGCGGCTCCTTGTCAGTCACCCGCCGCTCAAAAGGGTTTCCGTTGTGCAACGTCTCAGCTCCTTTGTTAGACGCGCGGCGTCGATCGCGGCCTCATGGGCTTCGATGCGGTTGCCGGCGATGTAGTGGGAAGTTTCTTGTTCGCGGAGCGCGGCGATCTTGCGCCGCAGCTCGATGTCGGGATCAGGCGTAACGGGGCGGTGGAGCATCGGTCTGCTCTTCCAGCGAAACCAGCACCTGATAATTCTTGCCAAGGTATTCGAACTTGGCGCCGACCATCTTCTTGCCGGCGAGGAAGTCGCGCATGAGCGCCTGGCCGGAATTGACCACGTCGAGCGAGTGATCCGTCACCAGCTTGATCTTGTCGAGCAGCCGGCATTCGGCTTCGGTGATCTTCGTCGGCTGCTGTGGCGCCGGTTGCGCTCGTTCGCGCGTGGGGAATGGAAGAACCTGACCCATTTGTCTTTGTCCTCATTGTTGAAAGTGGGCCGACCAGGAGGCGCTTGGGAGGAGGAGAGAACCTCCTGGTCGGAGACGGACAGCCCAGGGGAGAAGCTGCCGCTGAATGGAGATCTGGGCTGGATTCGAACCAGCGACGCCCTTACGGAACAGGATTTGCAGTCCTGCGCGTTCAACCACTTCGCTACCAGATCGTTTATGAGAGGCGCTGGCCTATCGATCGAAGGAGACCTCACTTATCTCCAAGACCGCAGCGCCTCACATAAGCGCCGGGCTTGTTTTCTGACGCTCCCGGCACGTCTTGGTTAGTCAATACCGTTCGAACGGCCACCTATTGCTCAGAGCTTCATTCGCACCTCGTCGTATCTAATTGAACCGATGACTACTCGCTATCAGTCAGTATTTACTTAATAGACGAAGCTCACATGGGCTGCAACAGGAATTTTGAGTTGCGGACGTATCTAACTAGGTGTAAGACTCACTCTTACAGGGTGCAAGAGTCACTCGTGTCCAAACTACGACGGTGCGTATTATGAGCTTCAACATCAACGTGTCTGACATTCAGTTTGAGGTGCTCAATCTGCTTGTAGGCAAGCAGGGAATGTACGGTCTTGAAATGGTGAAGGCTTCATCACAGTTAAAAAAAGCGACGATCTATGTCCACCTGTCTCGTATGGAGGATAAGAAGTGGCTTCGTTCTGAAGCCGAGCAGGTTCCCGGCCAATCTGGTATGGCAAGGCGCCGATACTTCATTACGGGCGAAGGTCAGCGGGCCTACCGCGCCACTCTCGCTGCAAGGAATGTCATGAGTGATTATTCGGGAGCAATGGCATGAGTGACGATCAAAAGCCGCTTCCGATAATCAAATGCTTCAAGGACGATGTTTTGTACACGTCTGGCAGTATGCGGATTAGCAGCACGGTGCGGCAGAGGGCTGAGAAACCGGACTTCACGCAGTTGACCCTCGATTTTTCGGAAACCGTGTACATACAAACCAAGCATTTCGCGACCGCTTCGGAGCGTTACCGCGCTGTTGTGGAACACTTGGAAGAGTCTCAGAAGAACGGCACTTTAAAAATTTTTACTCCATTTCCGCATATTGCAACGGTAGCAAACACGAGGAAAATCGCGAAACCTCGTCTCTACAAAGCTCCTGGTCATGTGGTTTCCGGCGCACTCCGATTTATCCTTCCGAAGAAGGTTTTCGAGCGGGTGGTGGAGCAGATGATACTTGATGCAAGGGATGAGTATAACGAGGCTCTCTCTCTGGATCGGCCGCGTCACGCGGGATGGATCGGCATTCGCCTTCATATAATGATCGCGGTTGCACTCATCACGAAGGTTGCGACTCTTCCATTTGAAAAGCTTTCCCAATTAATGCAAAGAGAATAGGGCTGCGTTCGCAGCCCTAACCCCGATATCTCAGCTAGAGGAGATATTCCTTCAGCTTGTCGAACCCGCCGACGTGTGTCGTGCCGTCCCAGATCTGCGGAAAGGTGTCCTCGCCGGACCAGTCCTTGAAGTCGAGCTGCTCCCGCCGCGTGGCAAGCAGTTGCTCCTCGAACTCAATGCCGCGGACAGCCAGGTGAGCCTTGGCCCGACGGCACCAGATGCAGTTAGGTCGGCTGACGATCCGCCAGCCCATCACGCCGCCTCCTTCTGGTCTTCCGAGAAGTCGATCGGGCAGGCGCCGGCACCGCAGTCAACGTGTTCGAAGCCGATGTCTTCCTTCACGTTGTCGTTGGAGATCGCTGAGGCAATCATTTCGAACTGCGCCTTCGTCACCGGCTGTTCCGGCTGATACTCGTAGGCCGACGTGTCGGTCTGCGGCATCACCGAGCAGCAGCGGATCGAGAACTGGCCGTCGATCAGCGTGTTCAGGAAGGACTCGAAGTCGACCTTCTTCGGATCATACTTGAGCGTATAGCTGACCTGGTTGCCGGTTTCTTCGGCAAGGGACTCGCCGTTTTCATCGACGCCGTGGATCCAATACTTCTCAAGCAGGCGCAGGAACTCATACTGCTCCTCGGGCGTCGCCTCGGCAGCGGTCACAACCCATTCGCCACCGTCCAACTCGCAGATCTTCGGCTTGGTCGGGAAGCCGACGATCGTCGTTCCTTCGTAGGTCTTCAGGCGCTTCACCGGATAGCCCATAGCCTCATAGTCAGCCACGAGCGGATCGTCGTTGCGGAACTGCACCCAACGAATGAACTCGCGCATCGAGGGCAGGTGAGCGCCTTCGGTAAGACCAAACAGCTTCGAGGTCGTGCCGGCAGGCTTGAAGGTCGTGTTCGTGTGAGGAACAACGACGCCGAGCAGCTTTGCGAACTTCTCAGCCTCGTCGACGATGGCCCGCTTGAAGCGCGACAGCGTCATCCACATTTCCTTCGACTTCGTCTCATTGACGATATCGTGCCAGGTGAACTTGAAACGGCTGTAAGCCCATTCATGGAAGCCGGTGATGCCGACGCCGATCCGGTTGGTGCGATTGACCTCGCGGCGATAGAGGCAGTCCATGGTGTTCGTGCGCATCAGCGCCCGGACAGCGGCACGGAAGGCGCTTTCGGCATCGTCGTCGTCCTGGGCATGGAACGGCACCACGTCTGCTATGACGCAGTAGGCGCCAAGCATCAGCAGGCAGATTTCGCCGCAAGGGTTGGTGATCATGGTGTATTTGACGCCCATGACCACGCGGGCGAGGGCAGCCATCAGCGGCACCGTCTCCGGATCGACCTTGAAGCGGCTGGACTCTGCATAGAGGCCATCGACATAGGACTCGATGCCTTCGTCGCGCTGTGTCAGCTTGTCCTGATTGATGATGCCAGGCTCGCCGGTGCCATCGAAATAGGCAGCTTTGGCAAGCTCAACCAGAACCTTCCAGGCGTGCGCCTCGGTCTCCGTGATGGCATTGATGGCGCGCAGGAAGACCAGGCGCGGCACGGAGTTTTCGAAGTCTCCACCGCCGAGTTGGTTGGCGACCTTGCGGCAAGCGGCGCGGAACTCATCGTCGATGGTGACGGAGTTGTTGGACGACCAGAGGAAGCCACCGCGCTTCAACTGGATGAAGCCGAAGATCGACTTGTCCTTCCAGTGCTTGGTCGCCATGCGGGCAGCACGCCGAGCGCCACCGACGAGCACGCATTCAGCGGCATAGTGGTCGGCATACATGGCAGCGCGCCAGGGCTCCATGCCGGCGTCGCGCAGCAGGGCGATATTGGCGATCGCGGACATCAGCGGCCCAGGGCCAGAAGCCGGGCGGTTCTGCATTCCCTTGATGGGTGCGCCGTTTTCGCGAACGCCGGTGAAGTCGAGGATCAGCACCTCGTCACGACGACCCTGAAACGCCATGCGCTCGATGATTTCGACGGCCTTTGCCCAACCTTCGCGGCTGTCTGGCACTTCGAAGATGGTTATCTTGCGGCCGGCATAGAGGTGCTCGGCGTCGCGGCGCGTCTTGTAGCCAGAGATGATGCCGCGCTGAACATCCTTGTGGCTCCAATCGATCACCGGCACGACGATCGGCATCTCGTTGTAGTCGGCCTTGATCATCGCATCGTCGTAGGCACGGCCGACACCGGAGCCGTTGAGGAGCAGATAGAACAGCAGGAAGGTGGCCGCGGCCGTTGAGCAGTTTGTGAAGACTTCCTGGTTACGCTCCGGCTGCGTCTCGTCACCATGCTGCAGGTGCCGGCCGGACATGAGCAGCGAGGCCTGGCGCAGATGGTGGTTCAGCGTGATGTATTCGCTCTGTGCAGCGTTTGCGCCGCGAGGATCGAGCAGCGAGTTACCGAGCGCTACGCGGTGGGCAACTTCGGCCCAAGTCTCGACGCGGGTGGTGCCGTCAGGATCGGTGATCTTGCGGTTGATGGTTCGGTCGGCGACAGCCTGACCCATGCCCGGAAAGTAATCCCGAGCAGGCGTGTGCATGTTCATGTGTTGGCTCCTGTATGCGAAAGGGTGCTAATGATAAGTCAGTAATGACTTATCATATAGACTTGATTTTTAGAATTATGCTGCCTTAGCCTGGCTCGCCGCGAGGATCGCAGCCACCTGACGGAAGGCGGGTGTCTTGATGCCGGCGTGGACGACCGCACAGCCGTCAGCCAGGTGTTCGTTCTTCTGCGTCGGCACGAGCTTGCCACCGCGCTTGACGGTCAGCCAGGGAGCGGCCGGATACTCGTTGAAGGCCCAATCGATCATCTCCTCTTTCGAGGCGGTGCGGGTGCCGACGGTCGATTTCTTCGTCTCGGCCGGCGCCACTTCGATCAGCGGAACCTTGAGCGAGATGCCGGCATAGGTGCCGATGACGATGCCAAAGCCGAGGACTGCGGCATAGCTCTTTCCGCCGAAGGGGATTTCAGCGAAGCAGACATGACAATCCGCGAGAGCCTTCTGCGCGCCTTCAGCCAGAGCCCGCGCGCTTTCGAAGCTATCGGACGACGCCCGGACCTGCTTGGACTTGGTCTTTTCCGTCTCGATGAGGATCAGGTCATCGACGGACAGGGCATAGCTGTCGGTGTCGAATAGCATCTTGGAGATGCCGAAGTTGCGCAGAGAGCCGTCGAGCCCAGCCACTTTGATAATTGCCATTTCAGAACCTTCCGTAATTGGGGTTGTGTGCGTCGAGGCGCTCTTCCAGCTCCTCGATCTTTTCCTTTTGGGCCTTCAGCCGCTTGTCCTGGTCGAGCACGGTGTCGGCGAGTCTCTTGACTACGTCGGCCGCCCGCTTGAACTCACGCTGGAGCTCTCGCAGATCAAAGGCGAGGCGTGACAGGCTTTGATCATCCGGATTGCCTTCGCGACGCTCTTTCATCGCCTTGGCCCAAACCGTCTCACGCAGGGCATTCGCCTGCTCGACTTCGGTCGCGGTCATGTTCTTCTGCGCGGTCGCCGTGAAGATGTCCGACGGGTAGTCGATGAACGGGATCGTCTGCCGCTTGACCACGTCGAAAGAGATTCCCAGGGGAGGGAGATCGTCCTTCATCTGGTTCATGGCCTCCCGCATCATTGCCTCGGTCAGCATCGCCATGATCAGAACCTGCCGAACAAGGGATTAGCCGTGTATTCGACGTCCGCAGCCTGCTTGGCTTCGACCTCAGCTTTTGCGGCGACCTCGTCCTCGGCCAGCAGCAACTGTTCGGTCGCGAGGATCAACAGCTTGAAATCCTCGTCCACGCATTTGATCGCGGTGCCGTATGCCGGCCCGAGCAGCGGGAAGACCTCGTCGATCTTCTTCTCGTCGACCTCGACATGCTCGTAGTCCTGCGCATCGACCGGCGTGAAGCAGAGGATGAGCTGCCCACGCGCGCCAACATAGATGTTGGAGAGCATGAACTCCTGTCCCATCTCGACGGCGAGCTGGCGATAACCCCGCTCCTTCGTCTTGTGGGGCAGGGTGTGAAGCCCTTCCGGCGACATCACCAGATCGAGCTTCTTGATCTCGGCGAGCATACGAGCGGCAATCCGCTCCTTCATCGCCCGGCGAGCTTCATCGAATTTGTCCTTCGGCGCCTTAGCCATTGGATTTTCCCACCTTATCAATCAGTTTTTACTTATCAGAAGATAGCGCGAAAGTCGCGGAACGACATGGAAATCAGACTGTCGTTTCCTCGATCACCGACTGCTTGCCCGTCTTCTTGACCGTGACGATCTGACTGATCCAGTCCGACAGATCGGAATGGCTGATGACGAATACAGAGCCGCGCTCGCTCGCCTTCTCTTCGAGGATCTGCGTCAGGCGTTCCAGACCAGGTTCATCAAGCGCGTGGTCGATCTCGTCGCCGATGAAGAGGTCAATCGGCTTGGTGGCGCGGGTTGCGACCAGATCCTGCAATGCCAGCGCACAGGCGACACGGACCTTGCGCTTCTCACCGCCTGACAGGCCGGCGAAGCTCTGCGAGCCTTTCTCGTTCTTGACCTCGATCGAGAACTTCTCCTTCAGCTCGCCCTTGGCGTTTGGCACGAGCGTCGACCAGGTCGCGCTGATATTGCCGTCGGAGAGCGTCGTCAGATAGTGCGCCGTGCGATCGTTGAGGAGCGGCGTCACCTCGTCGAGCAGGAAGGCACGCACGCCGGCAGGTCCGAATACCTTGACGGCCGCGTCGGCGTGGACTAGGTCCACCTCTGACTTTTTCACGCATTCCTCGGCGTCGCGGATCTCCTGCAACTGCTTGTCGATCAATCCGCCGAACCGGGTGATCTCGGCGTCGAATGGATTGACCTCGGCTTTGACGCGCTTGGCATCCTCGCCGTTTCGCGTGGCGCTGTCGTGGAAGCGTTTCTTCTCTGCCTCCTTGCTGCGAATTTCGTTCAGGGATCGCTGCAGATCGCTTCGCAGCGCGACCGTTGCAGTTAGATCAGTCATTGACGCTTTGAATGCGTCCCGCTCGTCTGTGAGCTTCTCTAGCTCTTTCTGCGCGCTTTCCGACTGTCGTTTGATGTCGTTGTATTCGCTGACCGTCTGTTTCAGCTTGCGCTTTGCGGCCGCCTCGGTCGCAGCGACTTCATCGGCTGTGATTTCGCGGCCGCATTCACCACAGGCGCAGCCGATCCTGTGCTGCACCGCCTCGACTTCAGCCTTGGCAGTCCTGACGCGGTTAAGCGCAGCCGCGGTTTCCCGCGTCAGTGAGGCGAGCTGCGCCGACGCCCTGGCGACGAGGGTGTTGTGCTCGGCAAGCTCCGTGTTCTCGTGGTCGACGTCGGCGATCTTCTGATCGACCTCGGCAATCTGCTTCTCCAGCTCGGCGGGGTCTGTCAGGGCAGCAATTGCCGTGGTGATCGCCTTCACCTGGGCGATGTCATTCTTGGCGCTGGCGACGAGCTGGCCGATCCGGGCGGTGCGCTTTGCCTCCCAATCGGCCTGATTGGCCTGAGCGCGTGCAAGATCCGCAACAAGCTGCGCGTGGCGCTCGCCGGCGCGGGTCAGCGACGACTGGAACTGCTCGTGGGTCGCCTTCCTGGTGTTCAGCCGCTCGCGGGCCTGGTTATAAGCCTCCTCGAGCAAGGTGACGCCGGATGCTTCCTCGATCAGCATCTTCAACTGCTTGTCGGTCATCGCCGGCAGGTCCGGCATCTGCTCCTGACCGGCATAGACGGCCGACTTGAAGACGTCGTAGGACGCGCCGATCACCTTGTCGACGATCTCCTGCGTCAGCTTGTCCGTGCCCTTGGTGAGATCCTTGGGCGTTGCGCCAAGCGTGGGCGGCAGATGGGTGACGGTAAGGTTGTTCTTGCCCGTCTTGTGCTTGCGGTGCCTGGCGATCGTATAGATATCCACGCCGTCATTGATGACGACCTCGACCTTCGTGCCCTTGGCGGCGACCTCGTTGATAACCGCATCACCGGATACGCCGCGAGCCGTGACGCCATAGAGGCACCAGCAGAGCGCGTCGGCGAGGGAGGATTTACCGGCGCCGTTCGAGGCGGCCGAGGTGTCGTCGTTATTGACGCCCTGGATGAGAACCAGCCCGCGATCGGAGAGACCAATCTCGCCGTTGCTGATCGCCAGAAAATTCTCAATTGTCAGTTTGGTGAACTTCACGGCTTACTTGCTCCTCATGTTGATTGCCGCGGCCATGTCGCCGGACTGAGCTGCTTCCTTGAGCTGCTCCTCGCGCGATTTCTGCGGAGTGACCGTCTTCGGCGCAGCGGTTCTCGCCTCGCGCTCGTAGATCTTCTTCTGCTTGCGGGTGCGCGGCTCGTCGCGCGACAGCGCCTGCGCCGTCATGACGAAGTTCAAGCCCTTCATCTTGTCGCGATACATCTGCGCCGTCTGGAGCGGCAGGTCGTTCATCGACAGGCGGATACGCTCCTCCTTGTTGCCGATCTTCGTGCCCTTTTCGTCAAAGACGCTGACCAGGGTGAGCTGGTCGTATTCGATCTTGTAAAGCTGCATAGCTCTCTCCGATTGTCGTTTATTTACAATAGCTTGTGTAAGAGAGGGATGCTTTAGGCGTCTTCATTGACGGCGCGAGCAGCCTGCAGGATCTCGGCGCAATCGGCCTTGAGACGCTCCTTGTCGATCTGCGCCGGTAGATCCTTGTGTTCATCGACATAGGTCGCGACGGACTGATCGAGCGTCAGCGCAGACTTGGTCGTGCCGGCTCTGCGGGATGCGGCGAGTTTCGGCGTGGCGATGATAGAGGTGCCAAGCGCACCGGCGTCCTCGAAGAACTTGCGCAGTTCGGCGATCTCGGTTGGCAGCATGTCCTTGCCGGTGAAGCGGACATAGTTGCCATCGGCCGCGAGCTGCATGTCGTCCTCGTCGAGCCCTGTAACATCGACGAAACGCGGCGCCCGGCTCGCCTGATACGTGACCTTGCCGTCGTCATCGACATACAGAAAGCCGGCCTTAGTGCCGACATCGCCCCAGGTCTGGTGCGTGGTCGCGCCGATCGACCAGACATTGCCGGGGAAACCCTTGTGATTATGGTAGTGACCGGCGAAGACGTTGCGGAAGCCGAAGTCTGCCAGGACTTCCGGCGTCAGGCCGTGACCAGGCATGTTCGGCAGCACTCCATCAATGCCGGCGTGGATGATCAAATCCGCGCTCGACGGGTTGAACTTTGCCAACTCTCCGACATGCCGGAGTAGATCCTCGGTCTTCGAGAACCACGGAACGAATATGATAGGGTGATCGCACCCATACGGCGACACAGCCGTCGGTCTGTCATAGACATTGAAGTCTCGACCGCCGTTGCCGCGCAGCTTGCCGAAGGTCTTGATGGCATTGCCGAGCTCGGTCGTTTCCTTGTCAGCCAGGTCGTGATTGCCAGGGATCGCGTATATGTCGATGCCCATGTCCATGATCTCCTGGAACGCCTGCTCCAGAGGGTTGAGGACGTGCGGATCGATCGAACCCCGGACGTGCATGATATCGCCAGCGATCACCATCGTTCGAGCGCCCTGGCTAACAGCGTAGCCTGCGGCGCGCTTCAGTTCATTGAGGATGATCTGCAGCCGGCCGTTGACGCCGCTCGGTGTCTGGCGAGAGAAGAGGCTCCACTTGTGAGCGTGGATATCGGAGACGAGGACATAGCTCATGCTGCAGAAACCGTGTTGGAGTAGGCCTTGACGCGAACGCGCGGTTTGGAGGTTGCCTGGGGCGCGGGGAGGGGATGCTTGCGCGGACGGCCGCGCTTTCGACGAACCGGTAGACCGAAGGCGCCGACCTGCATTCGCTCAAGCTCCTGGATACGAGCCCGGAGCGTTTCAACCTCGCTCATCAGGCGCTCATTTTCCTGAAACGTGCCTTCGATCAGGTCGCTCAACGGGCTCATATCCTCGATCGTGAAACCGATGACCTGGTCGCGCACCTTGAGCCTACGCACGACTTTGCGGGCTTTGGCCTGTCCGCCTCCGAAAAGCTGACCAAAGACCCGCTGCGGAATCTCCGTGCCGTCGTCCAGAATTTTCATCTTCTCTTTCACACATCTCTCCATTCAGTCAGTTCTTACTGACTACTTAATAGACAGAACTGTGTAGGGCTGCAAGTCAATACTGACTGGATAAACTCTTTTGGAGGGCTGCAGCGCGTTCTCGGAGATCGTCTCTTTCGAGTTTGTCCCAGTGGCGCAACTGAAGAAGTTCTCGCTCCCGCTTTGCATGCTGCCGTGCGAGATTCTTGCGGAGCCGGAAGAACTCAGCCATTTCGCCCTCTATCGTGGATGAAAACAAATCCTGATAGACTTTCTGTTGTTCCATATGCGGAACTTCTACCGCCAACCAGTCCAATAGGAACGCCTTCGCTTGGCCTGTGATCATGTTTCTATTGATGATGAAGGCTGCTGATTCCACCAGATGCGCCATTTGATAGGCGTGGATTTGAGAATCGGACATGTCGCCGAAAACCTTTGCCTCAAAACCCAAGCGTCGTTCTTGTGCGAGCTGCGCGGTGAACTCTACGATGGTCGAGAGGTTACGGCTTTTGGTATTTTGAAGCACACTAATGCCGGCGAAGATCAACGCGACAAAAGCAGACACGGAGCTGACCGCGCCGAGAATATCGAGCCAAGTGGTATCCGGGCCATAAAGAGGAATGCTTTGATCCACACCCCAGAAGGTTTCAACCGAGGTGCGGATCCGATCAAGCCACTCCTTCATTTCTTTTTCGACCCGCTGTCGGGCTTCGGGGCTTCAGACTTTTTGGTGCTATCGCTCTGACTTGCGGCGGGTCGAACGATAGGCGTGCGTATAAAGCCGCCCTCTTCCTTACCCAAAGTCGACGTCGGGATCGGGATGCTCAAATTGGGTGCGCCCGGCAGGTTCGGGAGTTTCGGTATCTTCATGGCTTCTTTTCCGCAGCGGGCGAGGCGGGAGTTGCGGTCGAGGATTGCGCAGGCGCTGTGCTCGCAGCAGGTTGCACCGTTGGAGTTCGCATGAAGCTTTTCTCGAGGCGTTCCGGATTGAGGGCGGGAGTACGGATAAAGTGCTCCGCAACTATGTATGTTGGCTTCTTGTCGGTCATTGAGACTCACCTTTCGTTGGACATCACTAGGGATATCCAGAATTCCGGAATTGGGAAGAAATAATTACAACGCTTTTAGCGGCGCGGAACCTTCATGCGCCCCGGAAGGTGAGTAAAATACTTTAGCGGCAGATATCGCCGCTGCACAGAGGAGTTGACGACTGCCGGTGGGCGCGTCTTCTCGTAATCCAGGTAGTTGGAGATGTGGGTGACGTAGATATCGCCATTGTTGCGGACCTGAACGCCGACCCATTTGAGGCCCTTGAGCCGGAGCTCAGTCAGCGTTTCCTCGTCCAACGCCCAGGCTGCGACTTCCTTGCGGACCGCATCCGAGCCGCATTTCTCGCCAAACCGGATCAGGTTGTCCAGCTTCTTGTTGGCGAGAAAGACGTCGCGGTTAGCAAAGTGATAGATGCGACCGACGATCCTGCGACCGCGCTTGATCTCCGTTGTTTTGACCTTCGGCTTGCGCGCCATTGTCGAATCCCTTCCACTCGTAGAGACCCTGTGCGCCGCGGATCGGGATCGGATGAGCGAGCTTTTCAGGCTTCTTCAAGCGCCAGGCGTAACCACCCAGCTTATACCAACCATAAGCCTGCTCCTCAGCGGTGATATCATCCAGAAAGTCGTCCGTGATCACCTCGTAGCTGTCGAGGAGCACCGTGCCGAGTAGATAGCCCATCGGCAATTCCTCGAGCGCTGGTAGACCAAGATCCTCGTAGAAAAACTGGAAGTTCTCGCTGTTGAACTCGGCTCGCTGCGCTGGAACGACGTTCTTTGTCGAAGCGATGCCAATTCGCTGTCCGATGACCGACTTGGGCGGCGCCCAGGTGCGTGTCTCGAAAAATTTAAAGCCCTCGACGACCAGAGTCGCATAGGGCTGCCAGATGGATATGACCTTCATGAACTGCGCCGCGTCGTTGTTATCTGCTTCGTTCTGAAAAATAGACGCAAACGACGCGGTGCGAAACATCAGGGTTCGATTTCTTCATCGGCGAAATCCAGATCGACCACCGGAATGACGGTCTCGATTTTGATCTCGCCTTGCAGCGGAGCCTCACCAAGCGTCTCTGACCAGGTGACTTTCCCTTCTTCAGCAAGGGCGAGTGCTTTCGCCCCTGCATCTATCTTGCCGCCCGCCTCAACCTCGACCTTCACCCTCGAGGTGACGGTCACGGTGCGCGACAGGACGACTTCATATGCGATCATGGACGCTCCGATCAGGCCGCTTCCGCGGCGTCTTCGCTGGTGCCAGTGCCAGCAGCGTCATCCGAGACATCAACCGGAGCCTCGTAGGCCTCGGCATCCGGCAGCAGCGCCTTCAACTCGTCCATGAGACCTTCGTCCTCGATCTTCTTGGCGAGCTGCACGGCGAAATACTTCTTGCCGTCAGTCCACTGGATATAGGCGCCGGCCTTCTTCAAGATGCCCTCTTCGGCGAGGAACTCGATGAGGGATCGAGCGACGGCGAAGTGACCCTGACCGTTATCCTGGAACTCGAAGCGCCACTTGGCCGTCTCGAACGGCCGCGAGACCTTGTTCTTGACCACCTTGGCCGTGATCTGAGCGCCGAGCACGACGGCATTGGCGCCTTCGCCCTTGGTTATCTTGGACGAGCCAAGCGCGATACGCTGCGAGAAGACATATTTCGGGGTCTTGCCGCCCGGTGTGGTTTCCGGGTTGCCGTAGGTGACGCCGATGTTCATGCGGATCTGGTTGAGGAAGATCGCGCAGATATTGAGGTCTTCGCAGTGCTGCGCGAAAGCCGGGAAGTGAGCCGAGGTCGCACGAGCGAGCGCGGTGTTGTCGTGCATGGAGCGATCGGACGTATCCTTCTCCTTGACGACCTTGCCACCCTTCATTTCGAACAGCGCCGAGTTTGGCACCATGAAGGCGAGGGAGTCGAAGACCCAGGCGATCGGCGCGTCGGCTGGAATGAGGTTATTGTGGCGCAGGATCGTCGCCGTCTTGACGCAGATGGAGAGCGACTCCTCGAAGGTGCGCGGCTTCTTGTAGAGCCACTTGTTCGGATCGGTCGACAGGCCGAGGTTGATGCCCTGGGGCTCGTCGAAGGACCGTTCATGATCGCTAAAGCCGGCGAAACCGCCCTGGCGCTGCGCGTCGGCCATTGCCATCGTCGCGAGAGCCGTCTTGCCAGAGGATTCAGGCCCGTAGATCTCCACGATGCGCTTGACCGGCAGGCCACCGTCCCAACGATGCGTCAGAGCGTGGTTCAAGGGCGGATAACCGGTGTCGAGATAGTGGGTGACGGTCGACTGCTCGTCACTGCCACCGAGCGCATCCTCCAAAAGTGATGCGATACTTGCTGCAGAAGCCATTTCTTTCTCCTTAGTCGTCGATAAAATCCACACCGTCGTCGCCATCGCCGTCAGACGATGAGGATTCGGGTAATTCAGTTTTGACTGATTGCGCGAGGGCAGCTTTAGCGGCCTTGGTCAGCCGGCCGCCGATCTGCTTGGCGAGCACCTTGCCGTCGCTCACTGCGAGCGGGCCATCAACGGAAGGCGTCTGCTGCGGCTCACCGGTCGGGCCGCCCCAGTCCGGCTTCACCAGCCCGCTGTCGGCCGGCACCTTGAACGTTCTCATTGCTCCGGCATTGTCGAGCCACTTCATCTCTACCATTTCCGGCATTTCGACACTGTCGAGTGAAAACTCGCCGGACGTCGCCTTTGCCACGTCGCGCACCACGTCGACCTTGTCCCAGAGCTTCTTGATGGTCTGGTCGAGGTAGTAGCGGGCCTTCTCGTAGTCTTCCTTGGCGATATCGTCACCGTGCTTTTCGGCCACCTTCAGCAGATCGCCGTAGGCCTTGCCGATCTTGCCGATTGCGGCTTCGAGGGCTTTCCGGGCTTCAGACATTGCGCGTCCTCATTGCATCGAACGCGCCGAGCACGAAGACGACAACCCAAAAGCCGGGCCAGACAAGGATTGCGATAGCTCTGGTCAGGTTGCGATATCCGCGGCAATCCGGCTGCCCCATGACGTAGACGGTGGCGATCAGGCCGCAGAAATAGAGCCAGATGATAAGCGTGATGGCGACTGCACTCATGCGGCAGCAAGCTCCTCTTGAAGATGATAGAAGGCGGGGAAGACGCTCAGCCAGGTCCGCAGATCCTTGGTGATCGAGCGGAACATCAGCCGGTTGCAGAACGTCTCGAAACGGTCGGTGTCGGGCTCGCCCTTGTCGACAGTGAGGTTGAGTGGCGCGGGACGAGCCGTCGTCCGCAGATCCATGAGCTTGAGGTTGCGCTGGAAGATGATCTGCTTGTCCTCGCTTTCAGCGAAGTCGCGGATCTTCTTCGGCAGGGTCTTTGGATCGAGGCTCTTATCCAGGATCATGTTCGAGAAGTTGGAGACGCTGCCATAGGTCTCGAGGAACTCCTGTGCGCCCTTCTCACCGATGCCACCGACACCGGAGATATTGTCGCCCATGTCGCCCATGATGGCCTTGAGCTCGAGGAACTGCTTGAAGTCAGCGACCTTGTAGCCAAGCGCTTCCTTGACGTCCTCTGCAGTGCGGATCTTGCGATCAACGATCGGGTCGAACCACATCATGTTCGGCTTGACGAGCTGGACCCAGTCCTTGTCGCCCGAGACGAGAATGACCTTGCCGCCCTTGCCGAGATAGCGATCGCCGAGAATAGCGGCGAGATCATCAGCTTCCATGTTTGCGGCACGCACCTGGGCCACGCCGAGCAGCGACAGACCTTTCTTGATCGCCGGCATCTGCTTGCGAGCCTGCTTGCGCGCTTCCTGCTGGACCTGGTCGGACTTGGTGTCCTTCTTCTCGCGGTTGGCCTTGTAGTCCGGGTATTCGATATTACGCCAAGAAGCTCCGTCCCACAGCACGACCGGCGTGACGTTCGGGTAGGTGGCGCAGATCTTGCGCATCGTGCGCAGAAAACCAAAGATTGCCTGAACCTGCGTGTCGCCCACTTTGAGAGGCTTCGCTCCGTTCGCAGCATGGGTGATGTTGCTGCCATCGATCAACAGATAGCGGTCCATTGGGGTATTCCTTCATGCTCGGGGAGGGGATCGGAGCCCTGTTTGAACGAGGAAGAGAGCCAGGGCTCCGATCAGGGCGAGACGGGAAAGGATCAAAACCGTCTCGCATATCGGCCGGACTCAAATCCGGCTGCCGGTCGGCGCGACGAACGCCGACGGTTTTCTTACAGGTCGTCGAGATCCTTGAGGACGTCAGCCAGATCGTCGTCATCGGACGAAGCGGCTGCATCGTCTTCCTCCGGCTCGGGAGCCGGGGCCGGCTTGCGGGCGGCAGTCGTGGTCTTGGCCGCGGCCTTGACCGGAGCCTGCTCGACGGCTTCTTCCTCGAGATCCTGGGCGAGATCGGCCGCTGCGTCGTCAGCGTCGTCTGCCGGCACCGAAGCTGCCTTCGAGGTCAGAGCGGCAGTCGGCGTCTTGGAAGCGAGACGCGGCACGTTGATCTGTGCGGTCTGGCTGATGACGCTGAGTGCCTTGTTCTCGTCGCCCTTGAAGAATTCCTTCGCGATATGATCGACGAGGTTGTGGCAGGCTTCGAGGTGAGCCTTCGTGACCGGCTTCGACTGACCGGGAGCGACGTTCACCGTATACTCGGTGTTGAGGCCCTTGCCGGAACGGGTGATCGCGATGTCCATGCCGGTCTTGGCGTCGAGAACATCTTCGCCTTCCTCGGCGAACTGCTGGACGATGCCCATGATGGCGCCGAACGTGGTCGGGGTGAGTTCCAGGATCTGAACTGCGTCCGGATCGCTCGAGCCCTTGGAGCGGTCGAGAACGTTGACGAGGACCGACTTGCGGGCGCGCCAGCTTTCGTACAGCTTCTTGGAATCTTCATCGATCGCGGAGCCGATGGCCTGGTCGATAGCGGTGTCGATGGCGCAGGGCGTGCCGTAGACGACGTCAGAGCAACCGACAACTGCGATCGGCTTGGCGCCGTCGGAGAGTTCGGTCTTGATCCAGTGGACGCCGAGGTCGGCCCAGAACTGAGCGTTTACGTCGGGAACCAGGATGCGGTAGCGGTTGATGCCTTCCTTCGGCTTGATGCGCGAGCCGGAGCTGCGCGAATATTTGTTCGCTGCCTGCGAGACAAGTTTCTGGAGGACGGGAGAGAGGGCCATTGCTGCTTTTCCTTTTCTGCTTTGGCGTTGATGCTTCGTGCTTTGCTGCTTTTCGATTAGCGATTTCGCTAAATCGCTAATCGAATAATAGACGATCACGAGAGGGAATGCACTGGAAAAATCGCTGTTATTCGGCGAACGCGACTTCGTATTTCGAGCGAGCCTTTGCGGCGCGGATGGCTGCGGCTTCGGCAGCTTCAGCGGCCTTCAGGCGGCGTTCCGCTTCCTCGCGAGCGAGGCGTGCGCGCTGGACGTGCTTGTCTTCCAAGGCGCCGAGTTTGGACACGATCGAGGTGATCGGCTTTTCGATCTTCTCGACGGTGTCTTCGAGACCGAAGAACTCGCGGATACTTTCGATTATCTGCTTCATGGTGTCTCCTTTGCTGAGCAGTCAGTATTTACTTATCACTTAATAGCGCAAAAATTGACGGGTGCGACAGGATTAAGCAGCTTCGCTCTGGCGATTTTGCGCCCGTTGCAGATACCGCTCCTTGAGATCCTCGACCTCCTGCTCGCGGACATTCCGGGCGCCGATCGCAACCTCACCCTTCAGTTCCTCGCGCATGATCAGACCCTGCTGCACGAGCATGTCGCGCCGGTGCCGGAAGGCTTCGACGGCTGTCTTGGCAACCGCCTCGATCTGCTTGGCCTCGTTGAGTGCCTTCTTGGTGTTGATCACCCGTTCATGACGGGTCACCAGTTTGTCGAGCAGGCCTTCCGTGACCTTCTCGCCCCTGTCGGTCACTTCATCGCGGATGACGCGATAGACGGCCGCCTCGGTGTTTTCGAGCACCAGCTTGAGATTGTCCACCTGCCGGGATGCCTTCGCGGCCAGCTCGCCATAATGGGCAAACAGGCTCGCCTGGGTCATCATGGCGTCGGAGAGATTGACCGGCGTGTAGGCGAGATCCGCCTTCAGCCGCGTGGTGTCGATGTAGTTCGTGACCTTCACGGTCTTCTTGGGCTTATCGGACATGATTTTCCTTTCAGCGTTAGTCGATCAGATCCACGACCGACGCGAAGACAGCCTCGAGCTGCTCCATCTTTTCGGGCGCGTAGTAGAGCTCGCCGGGATTGAAGCCGACGACGAGGTTTGCATCCAGCTCCTTCGAATAGACCACCTTGCCGGCTTCATCCGACGCCTTGCCCTTGAAGTCGGGCAGGAACTTGCGCAGGACCGAGGAACCGAGCAGCACGATGACAGGCGGCTGCAGAGCTTGAATTTCCTTCTCGAGATAGGGCCAATACATGCGGATCTCGTCAGGGGAGGGCTGTTTGCCGGCCTTCGGACGTTTCAGCATCGCAGTCCAGTAGACATCGTCGCGGCCGAATTCGTGGGCGGCAAGCGCGTCGATCACAGGCGCAGACATCTTGCCATAGGACATCATGCCTTCCTGCTCCTCCGGATTGTTGGGCGCGTCCGTGATGATCATGAAGCGCGCCTTCTTGCCGAATAGCGGCTGCACCATGAGACCATCCTCGGACAGCTCCTCGCGATACTCAGCGACGATGTCGGCAATGGCGTGCTTTGCCTCCTTGGTGTTGTCGAGGTCGCGCTGCACCGGGACGTTCGCGGTGATCAGCCCAGGCAGGAGCTCAAGCTGATCCCTGATGCGACCCGGATCGTTCGGACCAGGCTGCCCAGGCTCGATGCGCGAGAAGGCGCCGACGAGGTCGAGGACTTCCTGGTGTCGCTTGTTGCACTTGGACTTGTTGACGCGATCGAGGAAGTCTTTCTTGTTCTTGAACTCACCACCCTTGCGCGCCTCGAGGATCGCGGCCGCGGTATTGGTCGAGATACCCTTGATGCGCTGGAACGGGATCGACAGCCGGACGTCGGTCAGGATCTCGAAGCGATCGGACGACAGATTGATATCCGGCATGTTGATGTCGATGCCGAAGCGCTTCATATCGCGCAGCAGCGTTGGCAGACGATCCTCATCGAGCAGCGTGAGCGCCGCGGCAAAGAATTCGACCGGATAGTGGGTCTTTAGCCACATCGACTCCCAGGAGATCAGCGTGTATTCGACCGAGTGCGACTTGTTGAAACCGTAGCCAGCGAATCCTTCGATCTTGTCGAACAGAGCGCCTGCCCAGTCCGCTTCACAGCGGATCGTCGCGACGCAGCCGTCAACGAACTTGCCGCGCTCCTTCTTCATCTCCTCGGGCAATTTCTTACCCATGATCTTGCGCAGCTTATCGGCGTCGGCACCGGAATAGCCGGCGATCACCTGGGAGATCTTCATGACCTGCTCCTGGTAGACGATGACGCCATATGTCTCGCGCAGCACGTCTTCCATCAGCGGATGATCATAGTCGACCGACTCCAGTCCCTGCTTGCGCAGGTAATAGCTGTCCATCATGCCTGACTCCATCGGGCCAGGTCGGTAGAGCGCTGTCGCCGCAGTGATATCGTCGAAGCTAATGCAGCCGTCCTTGCCGAGCTCGCGCAGCAGCTTGCGCATTCCAGGACTTTCGAACTGGAAGACGCCAACCGTCAGTCCGTCGGCGAAGTTCTTAAGCGTCGGCTCGTCATCGAGCGGGATTTTCATCAGGTTGATCCGCTTGCCGTGCCGCTCGCGGATATAGTTCAGCACCAGCGCGATCAGGTCGAGCGTGTTGAGGCCCAAGATATCCATCTTGACCAGGCCCTGGTCCTCGACGATGCGCTTGTCCCAACAGACAACGGCGCTGTCACCCTTGCGCCGCTCGACAACGGCCCTTTCCTCGATATCGACGCCGGCGACGACGATGCCGGCTGCGTGTTGCGACAGGTTGCGGATCGTCCCTTCAAGGCGCGTCATGATATCCCAGTGCGCCGGCCACTTCTCGGCGAACTCCTGGATCTCCGAGACCTGCTCGGCGCATTCTGGCAGCGGCACATTCGCGCCATGTTTCTTCGGCACGAATTTCGAGACCGCATAGTCCTTCTCGGGGATCTGGAAGGCCTTCGCGACGTCTCGGATCGATGATGCGGCAGCAAGGCGCCCGAAATTCGACACGCCGGCTACGCGCTTGTCGCCGTATTTCTGCACCAGGTAATCGACGACCTCGTGCCGGCGCTCGGACATGAAGTCCAAGTCGGCGTCAGGCAAGTCGATACGTTCAGGGTTGATGAAGCGTTCGAACAGCAGCCCGAACCGCAGCGGGTCGCAGTCGGTGATGCCCATCAGATACGCGACGAGGGAGCCGCCCACGGAACCACGACCAGGACCGACGAGGATGCCGGCGTTCTTGGAGAACTGGACGACGTCCTGCACGAGCAGGAAGTAGCCGGAGAATGAGAGCTTCTTGAGGACTTCAAGCTCGTAGGAGAGGCGCGGTTTATAAACCTCGATGAGCTCCTGCTTGGTCGGCTTGTGTCCGAAGACTTCCTGGCTGAAGCGCTCGGCCCAGCCCTTCTTGCATTCCTCGACTACCTTGGCGAACTCGTCCGCAGCCATGACAGGCAGGGAGACGGGCTGCTTTTCCCAGGTGTATGTCACCATATCGACGAGGCGATCGGTGTTCATGAGTCCGGTCTTGAAAATCGGGCCGACGCCGCTCAAACCGCGCAGAGTCAGATGATTGACAGCCTGCTTGCATTCCTCGACCAGATCGCCCGACTTCATGACGTGGAAGTCGCGGTTGAAGGTCGATTTGTGCCAGCCGTCCGTCACCTTGTTGTTCGCGGCGATCGCGGTCAGGATCTCGTGCGCGTCGGCCTGGTCCTGCTCGTAGTAGGCGGGCCGGATCACCAGCGGCTCGAGGCCGTGATCCTTGATCAGCGTGAGCGAGCGGGCGTTGATGGCGCCGAAATAGGGCGTGTTCATCGCGATCAGCGGCGCAAAGATGTAATTCTTGCCCACACGGCTGACCAGCTCATGCACGATATCGGCGATGTCGGGGCGAATGATGACGCCATGGGTGTCGCCAAGGTGGAAGGCGAGGTGGCCTTCGCCGATCCTGTCGAGCTCGTCGTAGAGATCCTGATATGAGAGCTTCGCCGTATAGTAGAAGCGGTCAGCAGAATTGCCCTTGGTCAGCAGACGATAGACAGCCCTCATGCCCGGTTCGGTCAGCACGTAAGCGGACAGGAAGTGCTCGGGCGGCATGTTCTTTTTCTTCTGGCCCTTCGCCGGACGCCAGGTCGGATCTTCCGACAGCCGAAGCCTGACGCCGATGACGGGCTTCACGCCGGCTTTCTTGGCGCGGTTGGTGAAGTCGATCATACCGGTGATCGCCATTGTGTCGGTGATGCCGATTGCCTTCGCACCGGTGTCCTTGGCGATATCGACCAGCTTTTCAGCGGTCAGGATACTTTCGCCAAGCGAGAAGTCGGTTCGTGCTGCGAGAATGGCGTGCAAGATTATCTCCTCAGTGTGACTGTGCCGTCGATCTCGTCGACCGCACCGATGTATTGAAGCGCCTGCATTGCCATGCGCGCGTGGCTGTCAGCCGTGCCCTGCGACCAGTTGAGCTTCATCTGGAAGGCCATCGCGAAGTCGTTGCGCGCAAGCGGGCGCGGGGATTTGAGCAGCATGTGGCCGACGATCTTGAGGAAGTTCGAGCCCATGTCCGTGAAGGGGTTAAGACCGCTGGCGAAGCTTTCGGTGACGCGGATGCCGGCGCGTTCGATCTTCTCGATCAGAGCCTGCGTCTTCACCGGCACGGTCATGCCCTGCTGGTCGGCAGTGTCGCGCTTTGCACGTTGCGTGATCTTCGGCGCCGGAATGCCGAGCCGCTCGCGCATAGTCTTCAGGTTGAGTTCGTGGATCGGCTTGCACTGAGCAGCGAACGCACACACGGAACACACCGGAGCAGCTTCATCGAATGCAAGCGCGGAGCCGAAGCAGCCAGGTGAGAAGTCCGGGATGGTAGTCATGTCAGCCTCTAGCGAGTTGACCGAGAGCTTTTTCGATCTCGGCATTGATGCGGGTGCGCTCTTGGCGAGGCGCGCCCATCAGTTTGAAGACGAGGGAGGAGGAGACACCGCTCGGAGCAAAGTGAGCGATACCGATGTTACTGGCGTGTTCGGCGCGGGCTCGGATAGCCTTGGTCTGCTCAAGCAGTTCAGCCGGCTGCCGGTAAATAAGCTGGACGTAGGTCCGCGCCCGGTCCGACAAATTTGCGCAAAGGCGCTCGATCTGCTGGTCGCGATCGAGGGATGAGCCGAGTTCCTCTTCATCGCCGGCAAGCGTTTCATGGAGCTGCATTTTGCTGTCCTCATCCCCAATCGGCGCGTCGAGCGACAAGTGATTTCGCTCATGGAAGCGCTTCGACACCTTGCGTCGCATCTCCGACTGCAACTGCTCCAGCCCCTTGATCAGATAGGCCTGGAAGGGCACGCCGGTCTCTGCGCTGTAGCTGTTCCTGGCGCGGCAGAAACCGAGCCAGTGTTCCTGCTGAATGTCCTCGAGCGTGAACGCGGTCACGCCGGAACGGAGCATCTTCCTATAGAAAGCGCCGGAGAAGCGCTTCACCAGGGTCTCATAGTCCTTCTCGCTGATCATGAGCCGAAGTGCCTCTGCATCAGGTCCGAGCACGCCTTTTGATCGACGCGGGAGCAGCGGTTGACGAAAGCGAGCTTGAAGCCGATCTGGGGATTGTTTGCGAAGACGATCGACAGCTTGGCTGCGGTGATCAGCTCGCGCGGCGAGATCGTCATCGACAGCGAGCCCTTGGCGAACTCCTCGCGGATCGCGTTGGCGATCTTGACGAACTTCTCGGCATCTTTCTTGACCAAGCCGGTCTTGGAGCGCAGCACCATGACTTCCTGCTCGGCCGGCATGTATTTGACTTCCTCGGTGATGTGGAAACGCGAATAGGACGCGGCGTTCTGGATCATCGTGCCTTGATAGAGGCCCGTTTCGTCGCCGACGCCGTTGGTGTTCCCGGTCGCAACGAAACGGAAGTCGGGATGCGGATGAATGACGCGCTGATGAATGGGCGCATCCTTGATGACCAAGGGCTTGCCTTCGAGGACTGGCTGATAGAGCGCGATCACGCTCGGCATGGCGAAGTCGTATTCGTCGGCGCAGTAGATCATGCCGTATTTCATCGCCATCGCCAGCGGCCCATACTGGAACTCGGTGACGGTCTGCGGCTTCAGGACCGCATGGATCTTGCCGTCGGGGCCGATTTCCTGCGCCTCGACCATGTCGGTCTTGACGACATACTGGCCGAGAATGTGCGCCTCTTCGGTATTGCCGGTGTGCTGGACGCGAAGGAAGGCGCGGCCGGTGCGGGCAGCGCACTGTTCAAGGACGGTCGTCTTGCCGGTGCCGTGATAACCCCAGAGATAGACGTTCATGCCGAGCTCGAAGCCCAGGCAGACCTTTTTGATCAGGTCGATGTTGAAGACGTAGTCGGGATCAACAGGAGCGAGATAGGCGCGCGCCTCATCGTGGCAGTCCTGCAGAACCTTGATTGCGATCGGGTTGCCGGTCGACGACATAGCGGCCGGATTGGCGCCGAGGTCGAAGATCTCGTGCATGTAGCCGTCTTTGAAGGCGAAGGCGTGCACCGCGCCGGTCGACACGCCGCTGCGCATCTTCTCAGCCTGTTCCTTGCGCTCTTTCGCCTTCAGCGCCATGTCGCGGCCGTGAGCCGACAGGATCGGTGCGCCAGGATAGGTTTCCTTGTAGCGCTCCATCGTCCAGTCGGGATGATTTTCCTTGAGGTAGAGCCTGATCGAGTGGCACTTCCCACCGTCGATTTTGCAGATGATCATGCCGTCTTCTTCGGCGACGGCGGTTTGCTCAACGCTTGTCTCGTTCACTTGTCTCTCCGTGATTGTGATTGTCGCTTGTTCTGTCCTTGCGATCAATCAGTATTTACTTAATACGCAGCAGGGTTACAAGTCAATAATGACTTATCACTCGCTTCGCCTATTTCGACAGGATGGAGCGAAGTTTGCCCATCACGGCACCCGGCAACTCGGCGACCGAGTTGAGGACCAGATTGTTTTCGTAGAAGCGCTCGACGGCTGCGGACTCGATGCCGATGCCGACGAGGTCGAAGCCCATGTTGGTCAGGCGCTCGGTCATGTATTTCAGGTGCTCGTCGTCGTTATGGGCGCCGGCAGGGAAGCCGTCAGACAGAACGATGATCACCTTGCGCTTTTCCTTGCGCTTGGCGAGGCGCATCGCTGCATATTCCAGGGACTCGCCGTCGATATTGTTGCCCATATTCGGCTGGACGTTGCGCATATAGGCGAAGCGGCGCTTCACTTCGGAGTTCAAGCGCTCGTGGAACTCCTTGAAGATCGGCATGTAGATCGGCGAGACGCGAGAGAAACGAACGCCGGTCTTGCGCATTTCTTCCATCGCCTGACGCGCGAGCTCCTCGGCCTTTGCCGACGTGATCGGTCCAGTGTGCCAGTGGCCGCCCGTCGTGAAGCCCATGACCTCGTGCGGAATGTTGACACGCTCCAGGGTCGACGACAGCGCGTAGGACGATGCCATAGCGGTCGAGATCTTGCGGTTACGCATGGAGCCGGAGCAGTCGTTCAGGAGCATGACCGCGGTGTCTTTTGCGCGGATCTCCTCGCGGCGACCAAACACACGCGCGTCGCCGGCGACCAGGCGGTGCAGGCTCGGCCCATTGAGGCGACCGGAGCGCTGACCCGCGACATTGAAGACGCGGCTCTGCGCGGCCATCATGCGCTCGATGTCCTTCTGCATGACGCCGGTCATCGCCCGCGTCTCCTCTTCCATCTCCTGCACCTTGTCGTTCTTGAACTCGGCGGGCACGGGCAGCGGCTGAATGACGTCCAGCTCGCGCGTGTAGACGGAGTAGTCGGCGCCGTGCAGCGCCTGGATCGCCTGGCGCTGGATGATGATCGCGATCGAGGACGACAGATCCTTGTTCTTCAGGTCATCGTCGCGCATCTCCTGGAAAGGATTCGTGCCGTCATAGCCGACACCTGCCAGTTCGAGGCCGTCTTCGTCTTCCTTGACCGGCGAGCCGGAGTTTCCGTCGTCGTTGTCGACCTCTACCGCGAGGTTCGTCTTACCGGCCTGTTCCTCATCGGCGTCATCACCCGAGGCATCATCGCTCTCGCCATCGCGATCGCCCTCGTTACCATCAGAATCCCCGTCGGCATCTTCGCCCTCGGCGTCATCATCGCCTTCACCCTGATCCTGACCGGCCTTATCCTCTTCCGATCCTTGATCGTCGTCGCCAGCAGCGTCAGAGCCGCCTTTCTCGTCTGCACCATCGTCCGGCTCGCCTTCATCAGCGGGATCAGCCGGATCATCGGCATTCTGATCGGCGCCGTCGTCTTCGCCGGATTCGTCGCCGTCTTCAGATGGGTCAGCGTCACCGGAGCCAGCGTCTTCATCAGCATCGGACTTGTCTTTTTTGGACTTGCCGCCCTTTCCGCTTTCGTCTTCCTCGCCGGCGTCATTCTGCGGCTCATCGCCGTCGTCAGAGCCATCACCGCCAGACTGGGCGTCAGCATCGTCCTCGGCTTCGTCGCCTTCTTCATTTTCTCCTTCCTCTCCGCCTGAAGCGTCATCGCTGTCTTTGGTGTGCTCGCGCTCACCGTCGCCTTCACCGTCACCGGCCTGTTCTTCGTCGGAGTGATCCTGGTCATCCTCGCCTTCACCGGACTCGGACTGCTCGCCTTCACCGTCCTGTTCTTCGTCGCTGTCAGAAGGATCTCCGCCCTTCTCATCGCTCTCGGAGTTATCGCTGTCGTCCTCGTCCTTGTCGGAGCTTTTCTGCTCCTCCGACTGTTCCTCGTTCTGCTGTGGTTGCGGCTGCGGCGGGGCAGGGGGTGGTGGGGGATAGAGGATCTTCTCGCATTCGAGCGCGATCTCGAATGCCTCGGCCGTCGAGGCGCAGCGCGGCAGGCGCTTCTTCATTTCATCCGGGAAGCGCTGCAGGAATGCCTTGACCAGCGGTCTTTCCCAGAAGTTGTTGTCGTCCATGTATTCCTGGAAAGGAACGTGTCCGGCGAGCGCGCGCATCAAGACGACGAAGAGGTAGTGGAATTCTTCCATTTCGTCGGCCGCAGACGCGATCGCCTTCGAAGTGACGTTCTGGATATAGTAGCGCGAAAGTCGTTCGATGTTTCCCTTCGATCCGGGGAAGTCGTTCCCCATTTCGCGCTCGATCCAGGTGTCTTCGATAATGTTGTGAAGATTGTGCAGGCGAGGGGACTTCTCGCCTGCCTTGAAGAGAAAGTCGGTTTTCAGGACGTGAGCGACCTCGTGATCGATGAAGCCCTGGATCGCCTGAATGAACTCGTCGGATGCGTTATCCGGAATGTTGGGGATATTCACCCGCTCCGGCATTCCCGTCTTCTGGTTAGGCATCACGTAAGCCTGCGTGCCGATCTGCGTGACCTTGAGGCCGCGACCGGCGATCATCGGAATGAGCTTCTTGATCGCTTCGCGCAGGATGACGAGTTCGTTATTCACAATTCTCTCCGTTCAATCAGTGTTTACTTATCATTTATCTCATTCAAAATCGCGGATAGCAAACGGGAAGAGCAGGATTCCGCAACCGAGCGGCGGGATGATGATATGGATATTGCCGTGTTGCGCATGGGTGCCGGCGTAAATGGTTACGCCATCTGCCTCTGACCGGACGACGTTCGCGAGCTTCTGACCCTCTTCATGTGCCAGGTCGAAATCGATCGTCTGAAAGGAGTTGAGATGGGATTTGGTGATCTGCGACATGCCATTCTTTCCTGTTTTGGTGCGGGACAGTCAGTATTGACTGACTAGCGTTTAGAAGAAAAACGGCGGCCCCGTCACCGCCATTTTATTAGTGGTTAAAAGTTAGGATTTTCAGGCAAAGGTCTTTTTGATGGCTTCCTTACGCTGGTCGTTAAGACCAGGATCGGAGGAACCAGAGACCTCGCGTATGTAGTCGATGATCGCCTTCTCATTCTTACTGAGGATGGTCGATGCAATCGACATCTCGGGCGCGTCCGAGGGCATATACTGATCCAACGCGAGGATGAACAAATGCGTCGGATCGGTTTCAAGGGCGCGTGCCAAACCAGCCACGCGGTCAAGCGGCACCTTCGAGTCACCCTTTTTCATCATGTTGACGATATTGAGGGACTTAAAGCCGGCTTCGGCTGCAACCTGCCGCTCGCTCTTGCGATCAGCCAGTTGCGCCAGGCGCTCCTGCAGAAACTTTGTCACCTTGCTGTCAGCGAACGGGTGAATGCTCGTTACCATCGATTTAATCTCTTTCCTTCTTCCTTGAACCCAGTGATTTGCGTGACAGCGTTTGTTTTGTATTTCTTATACTGCGCAAAATAGCATGGAGTTCTTGGGTCGCTACGCGGCCAAATAGGCATATTGAACGGCGTTAAGTCAATACCTACTTAACGCTCGAGTCCTTGAATTTTTCAGCATTTCCTTATGGGCGATATCATTATGCCTATTTTTCAGGACTTTGAAGGATTCAAAGACGCCAGTTTCCAAGGAAATCTCAAGGATTCAATCTAGTTCCATAATGCGTCTTATGCGATTATTGAACGAAAGGTTAACGCAAAAGTTGTCCGTTAACCATGGCCTTCCAGAATCAGATCGAATCGGGCATCACTAGCGAGGTCACTTGTTCCAGGGTTTCGCTAATGGGTCTCGAAAACCAACGCATCACACCAGCAATTCGTTACCGACAGGCTAAGGCCGCTGAAGGTAGGAGCCAAGTCAACATCTGGGTTGAGGCGGATCTGAAGCAGCAGCTCGACACCGTGGTCAAGACCGGCATCTACCGCAATCGCTCCGAAGTGATCGCGGCAGCAGTCCAACGCTTCTTGGAGGAAAACAAGTAGGCAAAGCAAAAGGCCCCAGGATTGGCGTCCCGAGGCCTTTAAATAGTGACTGGTGATTAAACCATCTTCGCACCTTGGTTATCCCGAATCACCAGTGATTTGTCAACACTTCTTCGGAAGTGAACGGCATCGCTTTGCCTCGTGATAAGGAAATAATCATGAGGAACGCGCAGTCTACCGGCTGGCGTGCGCTGAATCCTATTGTCCCGGATAACAGCGAACCGCTAACCACTGAAAAGAAAGAACTATTCGAGGCTGCCCGGCTCGCCGGCGAGGTCTTGAATTTGACGTCCAAATGCCGACAAATCCTTGATCACCTTGTTGGGGTCTATGGAAATCAGCCGATCGAGGGTCGAATCCTTGTCTGGCCCTCGAACGAATTCCTTTCGCAGAGCACGGGAATTCCTGACCGGACTCTACGTTTCTGCCTTCGTCAACTGATTTCCTTGGGCGTCGTCTGCTCTAAGGATTCACCGAACGGCAAAAGGTTCGCGCAGAGAGCGGCAAACGGGCAGATCATCCGGGCCTATGGCTTTGACCTCTCCCCTCTTCTCAATCAGGTCCAGGAGCTGCGCGCCCGCAAGCAGGCGCTGGACGATTTGAAGCGCGAACGATCGCTGGCCTTCGATGAGCTTACGATTCATCGCAGGGCAGCCCAGGAAGCGCTCAGGGCTATCGCCGAGCATTTTCCCGAGCAAGATATTGCTGAACTGACGAAGCGCGCCATCGAGCTCGCCAGAGTCACACCGCGGCGATCGACCGCGGGACTGGCCGATCCGTTCCGACAGGAGTGGCAGGCAGTCAGGGAAGAGGCCGAAGCACTGTATTATACCGCCTGTGGCGGCAATTCTTGCCGGCACAAAGACAACAACAAATATGCCCCTGATGAGTCTTGTAACAACGGCTTAGGAGTTATGGAGGGGCGGGAACGGCCTGCCCCGGGTTTGAACGCCGGCGATTTGGCGAGATCCTGCCCGGATGCGATGGAGTTTGTGGGACCGGCGCGGAACGACCGGGAGTTTGTGGGTAATGTGGAGCGAATGCGGGGCGGCTTCGGCGTCAGCCCGTCGGCTTGGGAGGAGGCCCGCGGCGCGGTTGGCCCGCTGCTGGCCGCGGCTGTCCTCGTCTATGTGGTGCAACTGCAGCTAACCCCGGCGCCTGGCGCGGATCCCATCAAGAATGTGGGCGGATATTACCGTGCGATGATCAGGCTTGTCCGCGAAGGCAAGGTCAATCTGACTGATGAAATCGCGCGGCGAAGTCGATGAGGTCCCGCTACTCTTTAAGTCCCGTCAACAGATAGATGGTGTGACCGTTGAGAGTGTTTTGACGATAGCTCCACCCGATCGTTCGGATGCTTGAGTTAAACCTGGTGTAGTATTGGTAATTGCATTGAATGAACCCATCGCACCCTTGCGCCGAGACATGGAGTCTTGGCGCCGAGCCATATCCAGAGGGGCGATAGTTGAACCATGCGACCAAGCGCCCATCGCGCTCGAGACAAACACACACCGCGTTCGCTGAAGTACGAACGACCGGCTGTTGATACGGTTGATACCGAGGCTGATCTCCTCTCATCGAAGGGTGGTCAGGGCGACAGGTCTGCGGGCTCCCCCAACATGGAGGAAGAACCTCGCCCGGAGTCTTAGGCCTGGGGATGAGTGGTCCCCAGTTCGGCGTTATAGGTCTGAGCGGATTGATGTCTTTCCAAAAATCGGCCGACGCTGGCTGAGCCAGCAAACTTATGAGCACGGCGATGCCTGCTCGCGAAACAGCGATACCCATGGCGTCCTCCCTTGGCATAAAGGAAGATGATGCGCCCGACCTTGGGTTGCAGCAATAGCCCTAAATCTACCTAAATCGGAGTAATAAAAATGGGCGATCCGTGAGGATCGCCCTTAGTTGAGAGAGAGACAAAACGACAATGTCGTCAGCTATATAATAGTAAGCTGGAGTCGGCGTGCGTCGGAAAACTTACGCGGCTTCCCGCAATACCTCGCCGGCCTTGTCATCGCGGAAGCGCTTCTGGCGCGGGTGGCGCAGCGAGCCGTCAGGCGTAACCTCGTTGAACTCCAACTCGGTCATGCGGCCGAGGAACTTGAAGCGATGAGCGTGACGCTGGATCTGTTCGAACGAGGTCGACCAGCCAGGTTTGAAGCCGACATGCGGATCGATGCCCAGAATATTGGCGTCGTGGCACCAGTCTTCCCAGAGTTCTTCGCGCTCCTTGCTTTTCCAGCCACCGCCTACGCGCACGTTGACGCCTTTATGATCAACGATCGCGCCGCCCATGCGGTTTTCGTTCTCGCTATTCTCCTCACCGTTGAAGAAGCCGACGATGAAAAGGTCGATTGTGTCCTCGGGTTTGATCTTCAGCCAGGTGTAGGATTTCTTCTTCTCGTAGGCGCCGTCATAGGTTTTGACCATCGCGCCCTCGAGGCACTTCAGCTCGCCGGTCGCGTCGTCCACCGTGATCTTCTCCAGCTCCTTCTCGCGCTCCTGGTCCCCGCGGGCGAGATAGTTGGCGAGCGTTCGGTTGATCATGCGCTCGTAAAGGGCCTCGATCTCCTCGTGCGAGTTCGCCTCATAGATCTCGGTCGCATAGACCGGCGCCCGGGTGAACTCGCGGACCTGGCTAACGAAGGTTTCAAGCAAAGCACGGCGCTGTTCCCACGGCACCAGGAAGGAGGCACTGCCGAAAAAGCCATCATAGGGCAGAATGTCGAAGGCGTGCAGCTCGGCGTCGCGGGCTTCCTCGCCCTTACGGCGCAGGGCACCGGAATTTGCAAACAACCCGTTCATCGACTCCGTATCGAGCACAAAGGCAGGCATTTCATCCCTGCCGAACAGATAGTTGGCGAGGTTGCGATAGTGGTCGTCGACTTCGGCAGATGCTGCGTGCGCCTCGATCAACGACGCGGCGTCGAGCAAGGGCTTCGCCAGGTATTGCAGGCTTTCAATCGCCTTGCCGGAGCGAGTGAAGAAAGCCCCCTTCCCGTCTTTCGCAATAAAGGTGCAGCGCATTCCGTCGAGCTTCGGCTCGACCGGGACCGGAAACTGCATAACCCGCTTTTCCTCGTAAGGATGGGCGCGCATGACGCCGAAGGTCGGCAGGAAACCCGGCATGACGGCTTCGATCGTCGAATTGGCGATACCTGCCTTCAGATCCTTGCTCAGAATGCGAAACAGCAGATCGCGGCCGGCATTGTCCAGCCCGCCAAACAACATCTCGATTTCATCCTTCGCGGCGTTACCGGACAGCTCGCGGGTGGAAAGCTGCGTCAGGACGCGCTCGACCACCTTGTCAGTAAATTCGACCGGCCCTTCCTGCGCATAGGTCGGCAGCTTCTTGACCTTAACGCCGTAGGTGATGAACGGATCGTAGGTCCACTTGATGATGAATTGACCGAGATCGTCCTGCAGCAAGCCGGCGAGCAGCGTTTGCTTTTCGTTGCGACCTCCTGCGTTAGCGATTTCGTTAATTCGCTCCAATGCTTCGGCAGCGTTCATGTCTTCTCCTATGCTGCTGCGGCGTTGATTGCGGCGCTCATATCGCCGGTTCTCGCAGCCTCGTTGATCATGTTGTTGGTGGGGGTCGGTTTGGTGCGCCTGGTCGGCGTCTCGACCGTCTGGTCGATCTGATCCTCGTCCCTGCGGCCGCGTTTCGAAGCCGATTGCAAGGAGGTGAATGAGGACGTGATCTTCTGCGGCGCGATGTAGGCGGTTGCCTTGCCGTTACGGCCAGGCGCAGTCCTGAGCTGATCCTCGATCCGGCCGCGAGTGGTCAGCAAAAGCTGACGTTCCTCGGCCGTGATATCCGCCTTCTTCAAGATCGACGGAATGGGAATGATGTTCTTGATCCGCTCGAGGATATCGGCGTGCAGCCGGCCGACCTTCGGTTCAAGTGAGCCGTAATCATCGGACGTGAGCTCGCCATTGATCATGCCCATGTTCTTGACCATCGCGACGACCGGGCACATGGAGCAGTCCATCGCAACCTGGCACGCCTTGCGCTTCTCGGGTCGGAATCCCGCCCAGACGCGGTCGCGGAGCATGACGCAAGCGGCCATCTTGGTCTTGGCGTTGAAGATGGGGCATACGAATTGGAACTGGTTCTTCATCGATAGGCTGAGATAGAGGGCCATCAAAATCTCCCGTAGAGTTTGCCGTATTTCGGATCGGCGGACTTTTGTCGCTCGACCTCGTTTCGGTGCTGTTGTCGTTGAGCGCGCCTGATCGATACACGGATGCGAGCCTCGGTCCTGTCGTGAGGATCGGTGAACTCGCCAATCAGATCCTCGAGGTCTTCCCGCATCACCAGCTCGGTGATCAGCGCCTGCTGCAGATCCTTGAAATCAGCGCGCGGCCATTCGTGAACACGCAGATACAGGCCGCCGAGAAGGTCAGAAGCGGCCATAGAGCGAGTTCCCGGCATAGGCCTTTTCAGCTTCGCGCTGCGCCTCTTCCTGCTCGAGCCGGCGTGCTTCGGCGATCTCCTCGGCCGAAAAGGTCTTCGGCTTTGGTTCGCCGACGAATTTGCCGTTTTCGTCAAAGCGGGTGTCACCCAATTCCTTGCGCCCGTCGGTCGGGATGCGGAGATCGAGGTGTTGGATCGCCGATGGCGGCAACTTGCTCCAGACAGCCGGGCCGACGGCTATGCGCAGACTGGCCTGATCTCCAGCCGCTATATTCTGAGGTGAGCCCGTGACTGAGTAGCCCTTGCGGGTCTTCTCGTCATAGAGCTTCTCGAACTCCTTCTCGGCCTTGATCTGGCTCTCGAAGGTGTCGATCTTCATTTCACCGAAGGCGCCTGCCTTGTTGCGGCCGAAACGACGAATGACAATCGCCTTGCCGTCCTTGTTCGCCAGCATGGTGAGATAGTAAAATTTGTCGGAGTTGCCGCCCTTGAAATCCAAGCGCACCTGCGCAAAGTCAATCGGATAACTCATTGTTTTCGCTTTCTGTTTTCTCTCTGTTGCTTTGATAGCTGTTTCTGCTTTGGGGTGATAGTCAATACTGACTGAATACCTCTTCTACGCTTCACTTCACCGCGTAGGGATTGCGCAATCTCCATTTAACGTCGATCGCCGGCGTCCAGAGGGTCGCCTTGTAGTAGGCGTCGCGCACGACTTCGCCCGGCACCTCGTTCGGGTCTTTGCCAGGCGGGAGCAGCGCAATGTAGGCCTTGAGCCCGATCGATGTCGCGCGCTTGGCTGCGTCGAGGGCAGCGATCAATGCCTTCTCCTCGCCATCCCACATGATCGTCAGCTTCTTGACGCCCTGTCGCTTGAGGATCAGCAGCCGGCCTATCTGATCGTCACCGGTCGGTGATCCGTAGGACAGGTGCTTGCCGAATGAGCCGACGGGCACGACGCGGCGCAGGTTGACGTCCTCGTCGAAGGCGATCTTGATGGCCGCAACGTCGAAAGCCCCCTCACCCATCGCGATCTCATCCGTCCTGATGACGTTCTGGCCGTTGTAGAGATAGCGGCCGGTGCCAGGCAAACCCTTCGGGAAGAGGTATTTCTGTCGCTCGAAGAAACCGAGCTCCTTCTGCACCTTGGTCAAGGGCGGCGCCAGGTCGCGCCCCTGGAAGGTCTTCAACGTGCCGTCGAGGTCGTAGACCGGGATGATCACCCGATTGTCGAACTTCTGGATCTTCTTGGTGCCATCGTCGTCGGTGAACTGCCAGAATCCGAACTCGCACCAGCGAAAGCGGAAATACTGGGCATATTCGCCAGTGACGCCGCGCGTTTCGAGATACTGCAGGTTCTCACCTTCAGGCGTGGGCAGCTCGATCGAATGTGGCAGTCTCACCTCGCCGGGATCGACCGCGACGGTTGCGATGCGCTTCGGACGCCAGCCCTGGTCACGCATGACCTCCTGACAGACTTTGATCGTATCCTTCCAGCTCTCGTGCCCATAGGTCTTCTTGATGAAGGTGAGCTTGTTGAAGGGTGCGTTGCAGACGAAGCAATTGCCAAGACCGGAGTCGGCATTGAGATAGACGCGCCAGCGACCGTCACCACATTCGGGGCAGTCCTTGGCGTTGATCTGCATACCTGAAGCGCCGCGCCCCATCTTGAAGGCGAGGCTCTCGCGGTCGAAGAAGAACTCCAGATCGAGGTTCTCCTTGATCTCCTGGAAGATCTCGGCTGACACGTCATACCCTCCCGAGGACTTTGGTGAGGAACTTGAGCTTCTCGCGGTCCTGTCGGATGCGCAGCGACATGCCGTCTTCCGAGTTACGCGACGCGACCCAATGCAGACGCGCTTCGCCGGACTGCTTTTCGGCATCGGTAGCGTTGATGCCGATGACCACGTCAGCGGTTCTGATCTTGTTGAAGTCTTCGGCGACGTCGGTCATCTTGGCCGTATGAGCAGCCGCGCCGGATCGGTTCGTCTGCGTAGCAGACAGCAGCGCCAGGTCTTCTTCATAGGCGATTGCGCGGATATCGATGTAGATCGAGCGCAGGTTGTCGATCGTGTTGTCGGAGCGATATTCCGCGGCCATGATGTCGGCATAGTCGATAGCCAGCAGATCGATGGTGATGCCTTCTGCGCGCCATTTTTCGAGCAGGCGCTTGACCTTCGACGGCTTCAGTGTGCCAGACGCGAAGTCGCGGATGATCAACTCGCCGGCAGCTTTCTCGGCCGCCTTGATCCTGGCCCTGACCGTCTGCGGATCGTCCTTCAGCAGACGCATCGCCGTGTCGGCGAGGTTCGCGTCGAGACGGTCTGCGATGATGTCCTTCGAGACTTCGCACGACAGATAGGCGGTGTTAAAACCAAGCAGCGAGGCGTTCTTGGTGAACTCCCCGAGCGAAAGGGACTTGCCGGCCTTCGCAGCGCCCATCATCAGCGACAGTTCGCGCCGACCCCAGCCGTTGTGATAGAGGTGCGCGTCGATCTCGGAATAGCCCGTCGAGATGCCGCGCTTGATGATCTTGCCGGCCTTCCAGTCCTCGCGGAGCTGTGTGCGATTGTCGATCTCGCGGAAGTAGTGGTAGTCACCCTCGTCGTCGGAGTCGGCGCCAACCGCAAGCGCTGCTTTCTGCAGCTTCTCGATGCCCTTGAAATCGCCGCGCTGCAAAAGCTCGACGCTCTTGATTATCGCCTGCTCCATAGCCTGGTGCTTGGCGAAGTCAGTGACCTTTCCGACGACATAGCTGGCGTTCGAAAGATCGGCCTTCATCGAGTCCACGATCATCTTCTTGATGTCGGGAATCATGTCCTCGCGGACACGTTTCGCTGCCTTGGCGTCTTTCACGAGCTGCGTAAGGATGCGCGGGTCCGGCACGGCCTTGTGAACAGCGACATGGTCTTTCACTAGGTCGACCAGCATGCCATGCGCGGTGTTGGCGAAATACTCCCCCTGGATCAGATCTTTGGTCTGGTTCGCGAACCGGGAGTCGCGCAGGAACAGCGAGGCGATCTTCTTCTGAAAGCCCTCATCAAATTCCCACTGCGCCTGCCCTGCGTCTCCGCTTTCGTGTGCAGTTTCATCTGCTTCCTGCGATGACATCGATACTCCTTCAGTCATTCAGTATTGACTTATCACTAAATAGCAAGAAATGAGCGGAGTGCTATTGGAGATGACGATGAACGCGGTCGATCAGGTCTTCATCGACCCGTGCTTCCACCTTGGAGAGCGGCAGAATGTTGTCATTGACGAAGGTCGCCATCGCTTCGAACGGGTTGGACCGCAGATAGGCCTGGGCGAACAGCCATTCGTGATAGTCGTCCTGGTGCTGGATGCCGGCATAGTTCTCCAGCATGTAGGCTGGATGCTCGGCGAGATAGAGACGACCGGCCTGCATCTCCTGCCAGCGCTCCTGCGTCCGCTCGACATCGGCCATGTTGTAGAGCTGATGCGGGCGCGGCAGATGGTTCTGGCTCCAGAAGCGAAGCCGATAGCCCATCACCGTATGAATGAACTCCTTGTAGGGCATTCCGAGCGCATCAGCGACCTGCCGGCCGCGCCAGCAACCAGCAAAGAAGGTCTTGCGCTTGCGATCGCCGGCCTCGACGCCAGCGATCACGGTCGGGAAGTTCGGGATGCGAACGTGCTGCGCATTGCGCCGGTCGATCTCGACCGCGAAATAGGAACGATAGATCTCCGCGAAGGCCTCGACATAAAGCTCAGTCGCCTGGAGCGGCGTGATCATGCGATAATCAAACCACTTGGTCCGGAACAGCTCCGGCTCCAGCTTCAGGAGATTCTTGTCAATGTGCTTGAAGGCGATGATATCGCCCTCAAGCGGGTCTACACGTTCAATTTCTGCTGCCTGCGACATTCAACACTCTTTCCAGTCCTGCGCGATTTTCATCGTCGTCAGCTACTGAATAGTCAGGACGTGTCGGCTCTGCATAAAGATTTACGATTTTCTGCACGAGGTCATGGCGAACGACGTCTTCCTCCGTGAAGCGGATAACCTTTGCTTCGGCCAGCCGCCCTACCCTGCCCACAGCGTCCATCAGACCGGAGCGAATGCCGCGATCGACCTGGGCCGGGTCGCCGTTGATGATGTATTTGCTGCCCTCGCCGATACGGGTGAGAAACATCAGGAACTCGGCCTTCGTGGCGTTCTGCATTTCGTCGGCGATCACCCAGGCGTTCTTGAGGGTACGGCCGCGCATGAAGGCCAGCGGCACCGGCTCGATCACCTTGTTCTTGACCAGCAGCTCGTAATGCGTGGATCCGAATGCCTCAACGAACGCCTCCTCGAGCGGCACCAGATATGGCGCATACTTCTCGTCCAGCTCGCCGGGCAGGAAGCCGAAGCCACGCTCCACGTCGACGTTCGGACGGGTGACATAGATCTTGCTGACCAGGCCGTCCTTATAGGCTTCCACCGCGCGCTGGACAGCAAACCAGGTCTTGCCCGTGCCGGCGCAGCCGATACCAAAGACGATGTCCGAGGACTTGAAGGCGGCATCATAGGCGCGCTGGCCGTCAGTGAGCGGACGAACGGGCTCGACGCGCGGCTTGACGGACTCCTTCCGCTGAGTTTCCTCAATGGCCTTCAGGATCAGGTTGGCGTGTTTGTTCGGCTTCACAGAGGCGCCGCGGCGCTCCTGTCTGTTAGTGGACCGGGACGTGCGTGCCTTGGACATGGTGAACTCCGATGTATGCGAATGCCACCAGTTTACGCGAAAGCATGTCGATAAGTAAACACTGACTGATCACTCTATCCAAGAGATTCTGCGTAACGCCAGGCTTCGTCGATCTGCTCGGAGGTGATGTTGAAGATCGCGGCGATCTGCTCGATCAACGGGTCGTCACGCAAAAACCCGGTAGCTCTTGTCCAGTAGATCCTGGCGATGGTCCGGTCAGGCTCCGGAAGTCCGTTGATGGCCGCGTCGATCTGATCCGCGGTGACGTTGAGCGACAGCATCCCAAGCTCGAAATTGATCGGCTTCAGGCGAGCGAACACCACCGGGGCGTGAGCCGCGTCCTCGGCCAGCACCCGCGCCGTTGCTTCTTCCAGATCAAGGATCTCGTAGTCCTCGACCGGGACAACCATCGGAGCCCTGCGGGTCAGGTAATCAACCTCGCTTTCACCCGGCATTCTGTAGTTGTCGGGGATCGAGGCCGTCACAGTGCGGCCCTCTGCATTGAGCCAAGCATAAACCTTCATGATCAATCCTCTCGCTCATAAACACTGAACGCGAACACACCAGAGTTGCCAGCCTGCTGAACCAGCTGGTCGTTATTGTCAGTGGAAAACAGCGCGAAATCGAACCCATCACGCCGCTTACGGTAGGTCCGGATCACCCAACTGGAGAAATCGCCGTTGGAGAGGGGCTCAAGGCGCGTCCAGGAGTCGTAGACGATCTGGTAGTAGATATCCTTCGCCGGCACCTCAAAGCGGACCTCATTCCAGTAAGTGCTGGGACGACTGATGCTCAGAATACCTTCGGACTTGTTGAGGGTCGGCGTGGCACCAATGCGGCCGTTCGCCCATGCCTTCAGGACCAAACCAGAGGCCATGGTGCGAGTCGCTACGTCGATGGCGTCACGCTGCTTGTAGGAGACCGTCGAGGTTACGCCGGTCGCGCTGGTAACGGCTTCGCCAACATAGCACCTGTTCACCTCCGTCCCGGAAGGCCAGGTCTGCATCTGGTTGCTCGCCTCGAAGAAAATGTCATGGGACATGTCATCAGGAGTGAAAGGAACCTGCGACGGGGTAAAGGCTACATTGTAACGGCAAAAGGGAGTTACCCGGATTTCATCGTAGTAACCGGAGCAGATGTAGTCGGCGTTACCCTGGAAGCTTCCGAAGTTGATGCGGTAAGAGCGGGGGCTGACCTTCACCGTAGAAGTAACCGTCCACTGCAAGATGCCGTCAATGAAGCCGCGATAAGCCTCGCCGTCATAGCTCAACGCGTAGTGGTGAAACGTCGTCGTATCCGTGATCGCGGTCGCTCCGCTCGCAACGTTGTTCGCGATATTCCAGGTAGCGCCGACCAACATGTCCGAGCTGGCGTAGAGGAAAAGCTTTCCCGCGGCATTGATACCGCAGAGTAAGGTCGCATTGCCATAACGGATTTCCTGCTCCGAGAAGGAGAAGAGGGTGTGGGTGACGGCGTCCTTCTTGCGAAACCAAGTCTCCACGGTCCAGCCGCGAGGGGTGTCCGTGATAGAGAACCCAGGTTCGATACTGAACCAGTTAGCCTGTGAGCGCGTCAGCTCGACGGAGTAGGTGCCGAACTTGGAAATCGTGTTGTTGAAGACGGGCAACGCATAGGTGGTCGTGGCGTCCCAGCGCTCGAAAGAGACATTGTTGCCGAAATCGTCCACCTGCGAGTTCTCGCAATGCCACAGGAAGCCGGGGTTCTTCGCGGGACGCAGGTTGTTCATCACCCGCTCGGGCGGGAGACTCGTAGATCCAGGGTTGCCGTCTTCGTCCAGATAGAGGTAGTTCCTAGCCTTCGGGGCAAGATTGGTCCAGGTGACGTTTGCGGTCTTGGTGACAAGCTTATTCTTGATACCGGACGTGTCGAAGCCCTGGCCGACGACAGCGATGAGCGGCGACGCGACAGACAGACCCTTGGACGTGATCGCAAGGGAGCTGGAAGTGGCGTTCAGAAAGTCGGTGCCATTGGGACCTGACGGTGCTGCCAGGATCACATTGCCGAGATTGCCGGTATTCTGGGGCGCCGGCGCATTCTGTGCAATGTATTCGTGCAGCCAGCCGTAAGCGGACGTCCAGATCTCACCGGCCGAGTTGAGACGCATCGTATTGGTTGAAGCCGACCACCAGTTATGGTTGGCGCCGGAAACATGGTTCAGTGTGCTTCCGGTGATCGAGAAGCCATAGCTCCCGCCGTAGAGATCGATATGCTTCGACACATCGTTACCTGCCGAAGCCGTTGCGTTGGGAACCTTCAAGCCACCCTTGGGAATGAGCCGACCAGTGCTTTCGATCTGGGCAACAGCAGTTGCGCCGTTCTTGAAGACGAAGCCGCGGTTCGTGCCGCCCGTCATCGTGAAATACATGTTGTAGTCGGACGTCGTGTCCAATCGACCGCCGTAGGTGGTGTCGCTGTAGGAGGACATCTGGATCGAGTAGGCGTCGGAACCATTCCAGAACTTGATGCCGGCCCCGATCGTGCTCGGAAGCAGAACATTTCCGTTTCCGACATAGGTGTCGGACCGCAGGAACTGCGACGGAGTGAGGCCACCGAGCTTCGCGCTGTCGGCCGCCTGAGCAGTGGCATCGAGCTTGGCATCAAGAGCGGCCTGAAGACCGTCTACGTTGCTGATGACGTGGTTGTGGCTGTCGTCAACGATGGTAGCCGTGATCGAGACATTGGCCGACCCGTCGAACGCGACAGAGCCCGTAACATCGCCGGTCAGGGCGATGGTCCGCGCAGCAGCCAGCTTGTTTGCCGCAGCGGCAGTCGCAGTGGCGCCGAGCTTGCCATCGAGCGCCGATTGAAGCCCATCCACCTCGGAGATGCCGTGCGTGTGGACGATCGAGGCCTTGGTTGCGAGCTGCGAGATAATGTCGGCCGTCTGCGTATCGTCGGCCTGCATCATCTGCTGCAGTTCGAGGAACGTATTGTAGGCGTCGTCGGCGCCGCCCATGATCTGGTCGTAGACGCTCATGACGAAGCCGGTCGTTGCGATCCGGTTTGAGCGATCACCAGCGGTCGGCGTCGGTGCAGTCGGCGTCCCCTGGAGCTCCGGCGAGTCCAGCGGCGCCTTCGCGTCGAGAAGCGCCTCAAGGCCGTTGATATCAGCGACAGTGTGCGTGTGGGCCTTGGTCGGTGCGAGCGCGGCAATTGCCTGGGCAATGCGCAGAGCATTCCAGTTGCGCACGACGGTCGAGGTGCCGGTCTCAGCTTCGAGCCGCTCCACAAGCTCGAGCGCCTCCTGGGCGCCGATATTGATGCGCACCTGATCAGGATCGGCGAAATCAGAGCCGTTCGCCGCCTTGCTGACCATCGTGCCTGGATCAGATGCAGCCGCGGCTTCAGCGGATGCCTGCGCAGCCTGGGCATAGCCCTGAGCCGCATCACGAGCAGCTTCACTCTGGCTTTCGGCTGCGACCGCTTCATAGCGAGCCTGCAAAGCCTCATCACGAGCGCCTTCAGCCGCGCCCTGTGCGAGAACCGCTTCGTCGCGAGCCGCGGCTGCGTTCGTCTGGCTCTGGAGTGCGTCGTCGCGTGCCGCTTCGGCACCGGTCTTTGCGATATTTGCGTCTGCCAGGCTGTCGGCCGCGCTGGTTGCGGATGCAGCGGCGTCGTTCTTCGAGACCAGTGCGTCAGACGCCGCAGCAAGAGCGTCGTCGCGTGCTGCCTGGGCCTCGGTGACATTGGCTTCCGCGGCGAGTTGGGCGGTCTGGGCAAGGCCAGCAGAGACGCCAGCGGCAGTCTCACTCAGCGCAGCAGCATCAGCGGAAGCGTCGGCCGCGAATGCGAGTTGACCGGCAGTGACGACGCTGTCGGCTGCATCGTCGGCGCTCGCTTCAGCGGCCATACGGGCTGCGATAGCATCGTCGCGCGCGACACCTGCATCGGTGAGAGCCGCTTCAGCTCCGGTGCGAGCCGTCTCAGCCCCTGCCCGCGCCGTTTCAGCGCCGGCCTGAGCGGTTTCAGCCGCGGTCTTTGCCGTCTCGAGATCTGCGCGAGCAGCTTCGGCAGCGTTCTTGGCGTCATTCGCGTCACCAGCATGGAGCGCAGCACTATCACGATAAGACAGGGCGTCGGCAGCCGACGATGCAGCGGCCGTCTGGGAAGCCTCGGCCTCATCAGCGGCAGCTTCGGCACGATCGCGCGCTGCGATCATCTCCGGCGTTACCGTGCCGGTGTCGCCCTTCTCACCCTTCGGGCCGATGGCATAGGCGATGATTTCGGGAACGACGTCGCCTGCAGTGAACAGCTCGATGACGCCGTGGTCAGAGCCAATGGCGATAACGTCAGCTTCAGCCGGGAACTCGACCTCGACGTCACCAACTTCGATGATGATTTCCTGCATCAGATACCCCTGGTGATCGCGCGACGGACGGGCACCTTCAGCATGAAGCCAAGATGCTGATTGCCACCGTCAGTTCGCACGGCGTCGATGAAGACGACGCGGTTGGGCCAGTCGGCTGTGATCTCGCCGTCGAGGCGGATCTGGATCACCTTGTCGGAGATGCGCTTGATGCCGTTGTTGGCAGTCGTCAGGGTCGCAAGGACGTCTTCCACGTCGGGATCACGCCGAACCTGTGCGACGAACGTCGCCGTCTCAGGGAAAACCCAGGGCGAGTTGGCGAAGCTCAACTGAATGCCCCAGTCGTAGCCCGTGGTAATGATCTGACCTTTGAACCGTTGAGACATATCAACTCCTTTGCGAGACCAATTTTAACAGCCTCACCGACAACGATCAATAAGTATTGACTGATCGCTATCCGCGCCAGTAACCGTCTTGGAGCGTGATGATCGTGCGGTTGCCGTCCGGATACTGAACCACATGGGCGACCGCCCAAGCGGATGGCCCCTTGTTGTAGCCTTGATGCAAGTTCATGACGCCGGCCACGTAGACGTTGTCCAGGATCTCCGGGACGTGCTTGTCGCCGATGGTCATCTTGTAGCCGAGCGCTGCAAAGCCCGCGACGGTGCCACGCGCGCCCTGTGCGCCCCTGAAGCCGTGATGCCCACACTCCACGCCGTTGACGACGCAGCTATAGCCGTCATGCACCCATTCAACATCGGAAAGCTCGACCGCATCCTTCTCCGCGACCATGTTGACCGCGTATTCGAGGAGCGAGAAGCTGTTCGGGCGACGGCCGGCGTCGATCGCATCTGCCGCCTGCTCGCGCCAGGAGAGATAGGCATCCTCGAGCTGGAGACCAAGCCGGATATTGACGCCATCGTTGCGGTAGCGGCCCTCGCGCACGTAACGCTCAAGAGCAATGTCGTGATTGGACTCGACGACCGTAACGGCAACCGTGCTCGACAGCTCATCGAGGATCTGCACGACGCCGCGAATCTCCTCGAAGACGCTTTCCCTGCCTCGATAGGCCATCTCGTAGGAATGGGCGTTGTCGTGGACGTGGTGATGATTGCGGCTCTGGTTGTCGAAGACGTCATGGACGAACGCACGGCGAGCGTTCAGCGTTCGAATAATGCTGTCTGGCAGCCGGAAGACCACGTCAGCGTGGCGTGCGACCATCTTGGCTGTGTGGAAGTCGGCGAGAGTGATGGCATCGACGCCGTCATGCAGGGAGATGTCGCCGTCGGCAACGTAGAATTCCAGGTCGTAGAAGGCCCCATTCTCGCCTGCCGTGATCTGCCGACAGAAGAGACGGCCGGCCTGGTCGAACTCGACGATGGTCGCGCCGATCGTATGATAGGCGAGCGACTTGATGCCTGCCTTGCGCGGAATGATCTTCGGTTTCGTGACCATGCCCGTGGTCATGACCTGATGGGCCTGCTTTGCGGGATCGAGCGACGATACAGACTTGAGCTGGATCTTGGCGTGCGGAAACACAGTCCACTTGCCGCGTGAATAGGTGGTCAGGTCGCTGATCGGCCGGCTTGCGGTCGGCAGCATGTTCATCTCGCCGGCAAAGACGAAGTTATCGCCGAGCTCCATCTGCCCGAAGCAGAGGTATTCCTGGATCTCGGGCGCATAAGCGCGAACGGTCGGATTGGACTCGCTCCACCACTGGGTCTCGTATGTGCCGGGACCGACAACAATGTCTGCGTCGCGGAAATCGGCATAGGCCTGCAGGTTCTTCCAGAAGTCCTGGTCGACATCGGCATCGTTCTGGGCGCCGGTGAAGATGAAGACGCGACCGCGTGGATCCTCGGTGCTCTCGACGCGCAGCGTGTCGGTCAGCCAGGTGCGCGGCGTCCCTTCGATATTCTTCTGCTTGCCGGTGAGCCGGTCGTATTTCGTCGAGATGAAAGCGTCGATGACAACGGCATCCGGATTGATGACCGGGTAGCGCGAGCGGGTGAGAAGCTCGCGGATCTCCTCGCGCAGCATATCGGCGCGAGCGTTGGCATGGTTCTTCGGAGCCTCGGAATCTTTCTCCCTGGCGACGATCGCACGCGAGATCAGGACCGGAACCTTCTCGCCACGCTTGGCCTTCCCTTTCAGGATGCAGGCCTTGTTCCGGACAGTCTGGTAGGACAGGCCCAGTTCAAGAGCAACGTCCGTGAGGTTCGGAAAGCTTTCGGTGTCGTTGTAGATCTTCGAGAATTGAAGATCTGCTTCGGTAAAGACACAATCCGGTCCATCGTCAGTCATATTATCTAATCTCTAGTAGATGATATTCTTATTTACTGACCACGGCACCGGATCGGGTGTAGTAGTCCATCACGGCACGAGCATCTTTCGCCCATTTCAAGGTCTTCACCTTGTTCCGGCTGACCTTCTGAGCGTTCGTATGATCCATGCAGACAAGCTTCGCCGGATCTTCGTTCGGACAGACGATGAATTTCTCGTCTTCCAGAACCAGCGTGTCCGGCAGTTCAGGGTGGTATTGCTTGACCGCGATCGAGGGAGCCGGCTTACCGGCTGTTGTGCTCGAACATGCGGTTAAGGTCAGCGTTGACAGCATTGAGGCGATCAACAAAAGAGCTCTTGGGCGCATCGGCGTCCTCTCTGGTCAGCTCCTCGATCCGCAGCTCAAACGGCTGGATCTCGAGGCGGTTGGTCTTGCGGGTGGTTTCGAGCGCCTTGATGTCGTTCAGGCGCTTGTCGAACTGCTCCTGAGCGTCGATCAACTTCCGCTCGGCTGTGGCTCGCAGGTGCTTTTCGAGCACCAGGTCGGCCTCGGCTGCCTTGAGGCTTTTCTTTGTCCAGGCCGCATAGCCGGTCGCGGACAGAGCAAGCAGAACGAGGAGCACGAAGGCGATAGTCTCGACCTTGAGACCTTTGACGAAATTGAAGATGCCGAGAAGCGCGGTCATTCGCCCTGCCCTTCCGTCACGTCCATCTCGCGGTCACGGTCGCGGGAGAAGTGCCGGCGTTTGTCGCGATCATCCCAGGTAGCGCCGAAAACATAGGTGCCGAGGATCGACGCAATCAGCGTGAGAAGCGCTATAAGCGCGTTTTCGTGCAGGCCGCTGTCTCGACCCCAGATGATGATGTATTGCGCGTTAGCGAGCGCCCACGCGAGAATGACTTGCATCCATCTGCGTCGCTTGGGCCAGTTGTCGAGAAACAGCTTGTTCATCAGTTCGTCCTTCAAAGGATGCCTCCCTGACGCAGAGCGAAAAAGGCACGGCGCTCGGCCAGGTGATGACCGAGAACAGCCGCGTGCTTGTGAGCGAGATCGATATCCAGCAGCTCGAGATTGCCGCTGCGGTGATGGCGCGGCTCGATCTTGGCAATGGCGCCCTGAAGGATCAGGGTGGCGCGCACGACACCGAGGTCGAAAGCATTGCGGATCATGGTGTAGTGGATGACGTCCGGCAGCTCGTCGTAGCCATTGGCTTCGAGCAGATCGACGTAGAGCAGATCCTCGATCACGTCCTCGCCGACGATTGCGCTCTCGGCGAGATCGAGATTGTCCAGGCGTGCCTGGAGCGCGGACGGGCCGAAGCGGTATCCCGCCTCGACCTTCAGCTCATCGGCAATTTCGCGAATTAGCGATTGCAGTTCAGGCTTCATTCGTGGAGACCCTGCCATCGCTGTTGATGATCGGCAGATCGAAGCGATGCTCTGCCGGATAGACGGACGGCCAGCGATAGGACGTGACGCGACCGGTCGAGAACGGCTTGATGGAGACCATGTCGCCCTGGTTGCCGCCCAGGACCATCAGGTTGCCGTAGCGATCCTTGCCGACGACGAAGCCGACATGTCCACCACCGGAACGCTTGAAGGTGACGATGCAGCCGACGGCCGGCCGATCGAGCTTGACGCCGAACTTCTCGTAGGAGAGCGCGGATGCGGAGCGGGTCGACTTGATACCGGACTCTTCGAGGCAGAGGCCGACGAAGCCGGCGCACCAGGGCGTTTCATCATCCTTGAACCAGGACGACTTGATCGCATCCCACATGCGCAGAATGAGTGGATTGTGCTTGGCACCCTTAATTTCTCGTTCGCCGATATAGGAGTAGGCCTTGTCGAGCCATTCGAGACCAGTGTTCATTGCGAAATCTCCTGTCCAATCAGTATTGACTGATCACCGAACTTCAGCGGAAGCACGGTCAATGGTGAGCGGGTAGTATTGACGATCGAGAGCGGCTCGATCGGACGTCGGACGGGTTTCGATGACCGTCGTCAGACGAACGACGGCTTTGGTCAGCTCATCGGTCTTGACTGTCAGCTTGTTGATCGAGTCCTTGGTCTCGGTGAGGTTGATCTCGGACTGGCTGATGCGGCCGTCCTGCTGGAGATCCTTCTTCTCACCTTCCTTCAGATAGCTGACGCTGCTCCAGATGAAGCCGGCGATGGTCAGAACGCCGACTACAATGGCGACGCGAGCCTGGTGTAGTGTCAACGGGGATGCGGTGCCAGCCATTGTCTTTGCCTGCTTTGCGTGTGGGAATCAGTCAGTAGTGACTTATTATCCCAGACGCAAAGCGGCAAGTCCACAACTGTTTTAGGGGCCCCTGTTAAAACAGCCCCAACTGGTAGTGTGCGTAGAGTCCGACGAGGCCAAGGGCCACGGCAGCGGCGACGCCGATAAACAGCGGAAGCTTCTTGCGAGCCTTCGGCCGGGCAGCGATGAAGTCCTGGTAGAACTTCTCCTTCTCGGCGTCGGTCAGCTTTTCATCGACCCAGATGTCCTTGTAGCGGACCATGCCTTCCAGCGGATCTGCTTCGGGCGGCTGCCATTTCGGCGGTTCAACGATAGTCGTCATTTCGATACTCCTGTTGCTCTGTTGAGGTTGTAGGCCTTCTGCTCAAGCTCTCGGGCGCACCGGTTGTTGAGGTCGCGCTCGAGGTCCATCTTGAGCAAAATCTTTTCCAGCAGCGGGCCGGCGTCGTGGGTTTCTTCGGGGAGGATCTCATCCTCCGCGGACTCGTAATATTCGGTCGCCGAGTGAACGATGCCGTTCAGCGTCATGGAGATCTTCACGATCCAAGCGACGATCTTTCCGTCCTTGACGATCGGCTGTTGGGTTGCCGGAACGGACGGGTAAAGAAGCGGCGTTGCGTAGGTCAGTGGCATTTGCAGGGGCTCCTAGATAGTGAACTTGCCGACAACGATGTCGAGGTTGAAATTGTAGGCGCTGGCGACAGAGGGAGAGCTGCCTGGCGCGCCCGGAGCGATGGGCGGGGTGTCAGACATGCCTTCACAATACAAGCCGCCGTCCCACTTCGACCGCGCTTCGAAGCCGCGATTGGAGTGCTTGAACTGAGCCTTGATGATGCCATTCTCGACGTAGATCGACATGATGCGGGTCATCCAAGGCTGGCCGTTCGCCACGTCGCTTGCGGTCTCGATGATCGAGGAGTTGTTTGCGACGAAGGTCTGGCCCAGGGGAAGGCCGCAGGGAACCGGCCCCGTGTCGAACAGAGCACCCTGTGCGGTTCGAGCCGCTACTGCGTTGACCAGGAGAAAGTCAGCGTCGAGACCATCGACCACCGGGCCGATTTCCACGACCTGCGACCACTCAACCGGGCTATAGGTATACTTCGAATGGTATTGGTAGCCATCGCCGTCGATATCGACCCATTCGTTGCCGCATACTTGCTCGTAGCCGCAGCGCTGCACGGGTTCGCAGACCTGCTGCAGAACACCGTTGACCATCTTCAGGGTGCATTGCTGCTCGGTGCGACAGACCCATTCCTGCCGACAGACCCACTGGAACTCGCGGCGCCGGCACATCGGCGTCGGGCCGATCGGGATCATGACGTTGCGCCAGCTACTCGGGATATTCGGGAAGGTGACGGAGATCGACTTCTGAATCCGCTGGATGACGTGCGGCATCGGCTTATCGGTATCGAATACGGTTTCGCCGGCAGCGTTGGTGATATGGATGCGGTTGTTCGAGGCAAAGAAGCTCAAAATTCCACTCCTATTCCCGGAGTGCCCTGGAAGCTGCCGTTGTATGGGGCGCGCTCGATGACGTCGCCCTGTGCTGTCACGATGCGGAAGGAGCCATTGGAGCAGTCGGCCGTCTTGTCTTTTGTCAAGCTGAAGTCCGGCGAGACCGGGTCGCGGCGCACATACTTGTAGGCGGTGTTAAGCTTTCCGCGCGAGGCGATGAAGCTCGACGGCTTGATCTCAAGGGTCTTGTCGCCGGACTGAACCAAAGGTGGCGTGAAGAGGACGATCTTGTAGGCGATGGTTATAGCCGGCAACGACGTGCCGTAGACCCAGGCCGTCTCGTAGACCGCGACGGCAGTGTCGGTGATTTGCAGGGCAACAGTGCGGAAGCTCATGCCGGCCGACTGGATCTGTGTGTTGGCAGGCAGCATCTGCCCGTTGACGAAGGCGATCGCGAACGGTTTGTATCCGAGCCCGTGCGTCAGCGGCGAAACCTCGCCTTGCGGATAACTGGGTTGCGGATAGCCAGTCAGCGCCGACGCACCGCCCGCAGCACGCGCGACGTGGGTGATCGACACATCGATGACCTTGGCGACGCCAACATAGTCGAGGTCGCTGTGAAAATAGACCGACTGCAGGTTCGCCCGCGGGTTTGCGAAGGCGTCGGGGTTGGCGGGGTCGAAGATTGCTGTTCGCCCCGTCACCCCATCCGAGAAAAGTTGTTTCGCCATAACTTCAACATAAGTCAATACTGACTGATGATCAAGATCAAACCGTGATGGAGATGAACTTGTTGGTCAGGTCGATGACGAACTTGCCGTCTTCGCTCTGCATCTTGCCGGCCGTCACAGTGCCGATATTGGCGCTGATCGAGGAAAGGGCATCTACGCTCATATTGACCGCCTTCACCGAGTTCGCCTTGAGCTGATCCGTGTCGATCGATCCCGTCTTGATATTGGCGCCGTCGATGACCGTGCGGCCATAGTTAGCGTTGAGATCGAGTTCGCCGCGGTAGGTCGCAATCACGATGCGATCGGCGGCAAACGCGGTCTCAGGAACCGTTGTGACCGAAAGCGTGGCTGCAGCCTTCACCCAGTAGATATACATCGTGCCGGCTGTCCAGGCAGCCGTGCTGCCAGCGGCGACGTCGACGCTCTTGGTCGTGCCGTCATCGTCGACATAGCTGATCGAGCCGGCTGACCAGGCGCAGCGGTTGGCAGCAGGCGAGTTGTGCTCGAACTGGATGCCGGACACGGTGACACCGCGAGCGCCGATGACGATCGAGTTGGCCTTGATCGTATTGGCAGCGATCTTACCACCGTTAATCTCGGTCAGATCCGGGCCGGTGAGCAGGCTGGTCAGTGATCCGGAGCCCACCTGGATCTTGCCCGGTTCGATGAGTGTCGTAGCCGCGTTGACGATCGCGGCAGGATTGGACAGATCGAGATTGCCGGCCGATGTCGCAACCTTCACATTACCCGCAAGCACCGAGCCTGCCTTGATCCTTGCTGCATCCAGCTCGATGATGTGGGCACTCTCGATAAATGCCTGGTCGATAAGGGCGAAGGTAGAGATCAGCGCGTCAGGCGGCAGATCGCCAGGATTGATCGCGCCAACCGTCGCAGTGACGACGTTCGACCAATCGGAGCGGTTGTCGGAGGTATCGACGGCGCGCACGCGGTAGATATAGACGTCGCCGACATTCAGGTTGGAATGAATGCTCGGGTTGGCGCCGACCGAGAAGATCTCGGACAGGCCGTTGATCGTGGCTTCAACCTCATAGAAGGCGAGATCCGTGTCGGCGACAGGTTCCCAGTCGATCCAGTTGGAGCGGAACAGACCCTGTGCAGTGACGCCCTGTGGAACGGCAGGCGCGACCGTATCGCGCGCAACGACATGGGTGACCTCCTCGGACCAAGCCGAAGGGTTGTTGCTTTTGTCGTAAGCGCGGACACGGAACTTCATCGAGATCCCGGGCCGGACATTCCAGGCGTGGCTTGTTTCCGACGTCAGGAAGCCAAGCCATTCGCCGTCATTCTCGCTGGCCTGGATCTCGTAGTGCGAGATGTCCTCTTCCGTGTTGGCACTCCAGGTGCCCACAACGCTCGCAAGACCATTGGCAGCCATCGCCGAGACAATGGCGAGACCGGTCGGAGCCGCGGGCGGGTCCATATCGAAGCTGGAGTCAGTGCGGATCTCAAGCGCCGGCGAGATGTTAAGATCGGCCTTGCCGAAGGCGTCGTAGGCAGCCACCCGGACGTAGTAGAGCGTCAGCGGCTCACCGACAAGGGTGGTCGATGCGCCCAGGCCGTCGAAGATCGGCGCCGTGGTGTAAGGATCGAAGTTCTCGTCCTGCGACACCCAGACAAGAACGCCCGCGAAGTCGCCGTCGATCGGCGTCGGCCAGCTCAGGTTGATCGTGCTGGCTGCAACATAGTAGTTCGGATTGAAGGCGACAGGAACCGGATTGGACGCGACGATGCTGACAGGCGCGGACTCTCGGCCGAAGGCATCGGTGCAGGTGACTTCGAACCGGATATCGCGCTGAGCGGTGCGACCGTGAAGCTGGTTATCCGCCCGGTTCATCTCGAACGTATAGGTGAAGCTGGTCGCGCGGGCGGTATAGATGCGCAGCAGATCGCCGCTCTCCGCGTCGAAGGCCTTGATCGTATTGTGATCGTAGAACGGGCTGTAGATGTCGGCCGGAACGCCGTCGTCAGCCGTCGGATCGGTGGCGCCAGGGAACTTGTTCGTCCAGGCGATACGAATGTCGCGACCGGTGAACTCGTTGCCATTGCCGTCGATGACGTGCAGATCGCCGACGAGAGGTTCTGCAGACGCACCCCAACCAACGACTTCATAAAGCAGCTCCGCTCGCGGCGAGCGGGTCAGCGCATAGGAGACCCCGGTGACGAAGAACGTGTATTCGCCAGGCTCGAGGTTCTCGAAGTCAGCGAAGGTGTTGGCCGTGGTGCCGAGCACATAGTAGCCGCGGGTCGGCGACAGCATCGCGACCTCGTATTCACGGGTCATGTAGCTCGAAGGATCGGACCAGGAGAGCGTCACGGTCGAACGGTTCTGGCCGTTCAGGAGATAGTTGCGCTCGACGACCTTCAGATTGTTCGGCGCCTGGCCGATGACAGGCGGCCGCGTGTAGGTCGGCGGGTCGAGCGTGATGTTCTGCTCAACGCGGGCATACTTGGTCGGGTCGTGGAACAGCGCAGTGACCTGGAACTTGTTCTTCTCCTGCTCGGAGACGGCCAGCACACGATACTGCCGCGGCGCGATGTCCGTGCCGGTGATCGTCCACAGCGCGTTGACGACCGGCGTATCCGGCAGGGCCTCGCCAAGATGTGCGACCAGGAAGCCCTCGTTGCCGTCGATATCGGTCGCGACCTGGTCGAAGCTCTGGATCGGTCGCTTGACGACTTCGCCCGACGGCAGCGTGCAATAGACCGAATAGACCTCGCCCTCCTTCGCCGCGAACGGGAAGTCGAAGGTCAGCATCGTCGTCGTTGCGGCAGCCAGGCGGCCACCGATGCGGAACTGTGCCTTGCGCGGATCGGCAATGGCGATGATGTGGCCCGGCCGCAGGTCCGCGTGGTCCCAGGAGGCAACATACTCGACCGTTTCGGTCTCGTGCTGCTCGATATCGAGGAGCCACTTGCCATAACGATGCGCCAGGCCGCGCGAGGTGCAGCCGATCAGGTCGACCTTCTTCTCGCGCCAGCCGAACTGCTGGAGCATCTCGTCATTGATGACGACCTCGTAGGCCGTGTTGTAGAAATCGTCCGGGTTATTCCAGGCGACGATCGCCACCGAATGGCGCGCCTTCAAACCAGTGCCGGAGTAGCTGAACTCACCCTTGATGGTGTTTGCAGGCGTGACGATCTTGAATGGATCAGCCGGCATGTCTGCAGTCGCCCAGACCTGACCGCGAGACCAGAAGGCCATGCCGCGCCATGTCGTGGTGATCTGCTGGAGAACCTTATAGGCTTCCTCTCGGCTGTTGATGACGCCGTTGAACGAGAAACGCGGCTCGAGGATATCCTCGCCCGTGTCGGCATTCTTGAAGCCGGACGGGATCATCTCGTCGCAGTGCTGGGCGATCGCATAGAGCGACCACTTGTCGATCGTGGCCGCGTTGACGAACTCACCAAGACCGTAACGGTCATTGATCAGCAGGTCGTAGAAGACCCAGACCGGGTTGGAGTGCCAGCGAACCTTAAAGGTGCCGTCCCAGAGGCCGGTATAGGTGCGGGTGATCGGGTCGTAGTTCGACGGAACGAGCGTCTTCAGGCCGCGCCAGCGGTAGGCTCGAGCCGGGATGGTCTGACCCATATCCTCGGCGTTGACCTCCTGCGCCACGAGCGCGGTGTTCGGATAGATGAACTTGCCTTCGACCAGCGTGGTGTAGCTTTCCCACCAGGTCTCGTTGGCAAGGCGTTCGTCATTGCTGTCAGCGGTGTTGCGTCGCAGACGCAGATCCCACGGATGACCACCGGCAGGCAGCACGACGCGATGCGCACGCTGCACGGCAGACGTGGTCTTCTGGTTGTTCAGTCGCTCGACATGGGCAACCTGCCAGGTGCCACCGTAGCCACGCACCTCGATCTGATAGGAGACCGAGGTCGTCTGGATGGAGCCGTCCTTCTTGTTCTGCTGCGCAAGTGCCGGAATACGCACGATGACGCGCACGGCGTCGGCGTTCTCCTCATTGATCGTGCGCAGAACAGGCCCGGTCGCGTTCTTCACCTCGACCTCGACCTGGTGCATGGTCTCGACGGCCGAATGACCGTTCACATGCTCCTGATCGGGCGTGCCCAGGCGCTGCTGCCAAACCACGTTCGGGAAGTTGAAGGTGCCGTCTGCGTTCTGGACAGGCGTGTTTTCGTAGAACATGCCCTTGGCGCCACCGACGAGACCCTCGCAGGGGCCTTCGGAGATGATTTCGACGAACCGCGCACGCGCTTTGGAGCGCAGGGTGTTGGCCGAGTCGTCACCGCCTCCCCCGCCCTTGCCTTTGCCGCCTCCTCCGCCCTTGGAACCGCGGATCAGATCTCTGTCGTGAAAAGTCATGTCAGTTCCCGAGCTGCTCAATATCCATGCCGCCCGAGGCCATCTGGCCTCCGGTGATCACTTCGCCGTAGACAAGGGGCACTGCGTTGCCCTGCGAGTAGGAGTTGCCAGGGCCGTTGAAGAGGAAGCTTTCCTTCTTCTCTTCGTTGTCCTGTTCAGGCGACAAAAGCTGAGAGGCGCCGGCTGCGACGAGCGCCACGCCGACCATGGCAAGGTTGCCGTAGGTGAAGCCGCCCAGGAAACCGCCTCCCCCGCCGATCGCGGCACCAAGGCCACCTGCGGCCGGAGCAAAGGCGAATGCAGCGCCGATCAGAACGACGCCGAGAACGATCTTCAGAAGCCCGCTGCGCTTGGAGCCGGCGATGACTGGAACGATGTGCAGATCGCCATTGCCGAGATTGAAGCTGACGAGCATCTCCTCGTCGCCAATATCGAAGCCGGACTCGACAGTCTTGCCGCGCACTACATGCCACTCGCCATTGCGGATCGCGGCCTCGAGCCCCCTGAGCTGCATGGAGAGGGCACGGATGGCTTCGCTGGCCGTCGATACATCGAGCCGGTGCTTGTCGCCGAACTTCTCGCCGAGAGTGCCGTGGAGATAGACGTTACGGAGCATAGCGCAGCCACATGTCAGCCTGGCGCGCCCAGAGCCCAGCAGGCTCGCGACGGGAAGGACGGTTGGGGAGATGGTGCATGACCAGGCTGTTCGGCATCAGCAGGCCGCCGTGGTTCAGCTTGCTGGAGCGGATCGAGCAGAGGAACAGGTCGCCGGGCTGCGCTTCGGTGAAGTCGATCTGCTTGAAGCCGGCCGGGCCGAAGTTCTCCATGTAGAGATCCTCGCCCTTGTCCCACCAGGCGTCGTCGCGGCAGCCCATCGGCAGCTCGATCGGGTCGAAAGGCCAGTCAATGTCCTGTGCCGCGCAGCCTTCCTTGCCGAGCAGATACGTTTCGCGAATTAGCGAATAGCAGTCATAGATGCCGTGGATGAACGGACGCATGAGCAGGGGCGCGATCGGAGTGTTGCCGCCCCACTCGAGGGGATCACCGATGCGATCCTCGTCGAGCACGATGAGGCCCCAGGCGACGCCCGACTTGATCTGACCCTCCATATCGGCGCGCGAGGGACCGACCGGCCCGTTCGGGTGCGAATGGATGACCATCTCCAGCTTGCCATTCGTCAGAGCGCCGGCGAGGTCGGCCGGATCGATGACGAAATCCTGCGTCGGATCCTCGGCAATGTTCTTGCAGGGGTAGTAGACGCCCGCGACGACGACGCCACAGGCCTCCTTCGGATATTCAGCGCGTGCGTGAGCCTTCGCTGCTTCAGCGACTGATGCGATCATTCTCCGCTAATCCTTCCAACGCCTGGAAATCCGCCGAACGGAAGAGGTGCGTTCGCTCCGAAGCGCGTCTTGCAGCAGGAGAGCGTGCGCGAGGGCCGGTCCTTGTCCGGCGTCGTCGGCAGATTGTTGATGTCGTAAAACTGGTTGCCCGTGTAAGGGCACTGAGCCCGCGAATAGTCGAAGCCGAAGCCCGTCCAGGCCCGGTAGCGCCACAGGCAGGTGTCACGGATCACCTGTCGGCCGGGGATGCGCTTGCCTTCCTGGTCGATGGCAGCGGAGAGCTCCCATTCGATGAAGACCGGGTTTTCGACAGCCTTGCGCTCGATGACGAAGACGTCGGGACCGAAGAAGGCCGTCGGGTCCGCATCTGGCTCGCCGTCGAGGAAATTTTTGAAGGTGCGAATGCGGCGGATCTCGCAACCGAGGAGATCGCCCCAGGTGTTGATCGCGCTCTGTGCCAAGCCATCGGTGTTGGCTAGCCGAATGGTCGGGGTCGGCAAGGCGCCCTGCCCCGACACTTCCAGGCCCTCGAACTCGATGTCGAGCGGCTGGTATTCCTGATTGCCAAAAGAGATCGGCTTATCGGTCTGCGTGCCCTGGACAAAGAACATCATCCCGCCACCGACGCGCGTCGTGTCGAGACGGAACAGTTCGATGATTGCCTTGGGGTTCAGCCCCTGAGCCGATTGATAGATTGTCACCATACCTTAATGATAAGTCAGTATTGACTGATCAGCAAGCTTAGCTTTCAAGCGTGAAGCTCTGTTTGAACTCCGCGGTGATTTTGGTGATGCCCTGCACGCTCTCTTCCCAGGACGAGCAGATCCACTTAACCGGCTTCGTCTCGTTGGCCGGCGTATAGTAGAACGCCTTGGTGCCACCGTGTTCCTCGAAGAACTGCGAGATATAGTCGGCCTGCCGGCGAGACAGGCCGTCCCAGTTGAGCGACAGGGTGCGCCGCATATGGTTGTAGCCGTTCGGCGTCGGCTGCGAATAGCCGTCACCGAACTCGGCTTCGAGGATATCCATGTCCCGGCCCTTGCGGGTGCCCGGCGAAGGACCGACGGGCGGATCGAAGGTCTGAAGAGGCATTATCGCGTCCTTCCGTTGTTGAGCATGTTGCCAGGGCGCATCTGCTTCATCAGCTCGTCGGCGACGATCCCGCGCATCGAGCCTTCCATCTGCTTTGCGACCTGGTTGGCGAGGTCAGCGTTCTGCTCGGGCGTTCCGCCGTTCGCATTGACCGTCACGGGCGCATTGATCTGGACCGACTGGTTGTTGCTGAGTGCAGCCGTGCCAAGTGCCTTCATCTGCTCGGGCGTGAAGATGCCTTCATCCTTCTTCACGATCGCCGGCATCTCACCGGGCATCAGGCGACCGGCACCGAAGCTGTTTGCGCCGGTGTGGAACTTCCTGGCATTCTTAAAAACGGCCGGATTGACCATACGACCCATGCGAGCACCGGAGCCTGCGATACCGCCGACATGGAAAGCCGGGAACATCTTGCCCTTGCCGCCTGTCGCAGCCGCAGCACCACCCTTGCCAGCCTTGCCGACCGCAGCGCCTGCACCGCCCTTCTTGCCCATGAGGCCGCTCATTGCATACTTGAGCAGCATCTTGACCATGTCATTGGCGATACCCTGGAGCGTCTGACGCAGATTGCCCGTGCCGGTGATGAGACCAGCCAGACCATCAGCCATCGAATCCATCCAGCCAGCGGCCGCCTGGTTCAGATTGCCCTGCAGGTCGCCCCATTCCTTCATCTTGGCGCCGATTGGATCCTGCTGTGCATACTTGGCGCGGATCGAGGCCTTCTCGCGCTCGAACTGCTCGGTCATCTGAACGTCGAGCGTGCCCTGATTGCGGTAGTAGGCCATCTTCTGGTCGATGATATCGAGCTCCTGCTGCATTGCAGCCTGGCGCGAGGACATCTCACCCATCAGACCCTGCTGGATGGCGCGCGTGCGCTCGGAGCTGGCAGCGGTCTCTTCCCAGACCTCCTGCTGGCTGAACATCTTCAGGATCTCGGTCTTGCGCTGCGTCGCGGCCTGATACTGGGCCGTATCCTTGCCGTAGACGGTCGCAACGTCGGTCAGATACTTGTCCAGCGATTCGCGCATTTCGACCAGGCCGGAGCTGTCGAGCTTGACGTTCGGATTGGCCGCTTTCTGCTTCAGCTCGGCGATCCGGCGCTCCATCTGGAGCTCCTGCTCCTTGATGCGCAATTCGGCGTTTTCGATATTGCCGGAAGCCTCCTTGCGGTCAGCACGGCCCTTCTCGACAGCGTCCAGCTCCTTGGAGATCCGCAGCAGCTCCTTGTTCAACTCGGTGTTGGGATCTTTCGATCCGAACGCGCCATCGTTGATGAGCTGCATGGTCGCGCGATAGTTCTTGTCGAGACCGTCGAGGCTCTCCTTGGCCGTCTCGATCTTCTTCAGGAGGCCGGACTTGTAGTCGGCGCCGTCCTGGGCCTTCTCGGCTTCCATGACCTTGCGTTCTTCCTCGGTCAGCTCGGTCGTCTGCTTGAGGAACTCGTCCTGGAGCTTGTTGCGGCGCTCCATGTATTCGTTGATCTTCGCCTGGTCTTCCGCCGAGAAGGTCGGCAAGGCAGACGGCAGCGAGGTCGCGGCCGACTTCAGCGGACCAGCGGGCTTTTCCTCGTCGGCGCCGATACCGGTCCACTCGAAGTGCATTGCGTCCTTGACGCTTTTCCAATCGCCACCCCACGACAGGCCATACTTGGCAGCCAGCTGGGAGATGTTGATCGGCATATTGGTCTTCAGATCCTGACCGAAGGGGTTTTCGGCAGGATTGATGTCGATGGCGTTGCCCCAGGCGTGCTCGGATAGCGAGTTGCGGCCGACCTTGTTGCGGGTGTTCTGACCACCGAGCGACTTGATCTTGTAGCCGCTTGCCTCGAGCTCCTTGATGAAGCCCTGGAATGCTGCGGCAGCGGCCTTGTGAACCGATGCTGTCATGCCGGAGCTGGTCGCGATCGAGGTGAGGTTGGCTTCCTTCCAGCCAGGTGCACGAGGATCGCCCCAGCGAGCCATATTGCTCGACATGAGGTTCGCCTTGCCCCTGATGTCTGCATAGCGGCCGGAGAGGTCGCCCGAGAACATCACGCTGTTCGGTCGCGTCCAACCGGCAGCCGTCGAGGCAGCGCCCGTGTTCGGCGCGCCCATGTTGTCGAAGCTGATGCCGTTGACGCCAGTGCCGATGCCCTTCACGAGATTGAGCATCTCGGCGAGCTTGTCGTTGACCGTCTGGATCTTGTTGGCCGTGTGGTCGCCGAAGGTGTTGCCACGCAGGACGTCACCCACCTTCGCAGCCGTGCTGGCCTGAAGGGAGAGGCCCTCGATCATGCCCTCGACGGCTTTCTGCGCCGGGTTGTTCGGGCCAAAGCCCTTGTAGTAACCCTCCTTGATCCGCATGGCGATCTTCTCACCATCGGTCAGCTCGCGGCCGGCAGCCTTCTCCTGCAGCTCCATGCGGCGCTCGATCATCTTGATCCGCGCCTGCTCGATGTCCTGCCGGATATCCTTGGCACCCTCGTTGATGTCGTCGAGCGCCTTCTTGCGGATCAGCAGGTTGGCCATTTCCTCGCCAAGCTGACGCACCTGGTCGAGCGACTTGTCGCCATAGGCGCCATTGGCGAACTTGGCCTGAAAATCAGCCAGCTCGTCGTCAGCCCCGCCGATCTGATCCTCGAGAGATTCAACCTCGGTCTTTGCCTTTTCGACAGCCTTCTCGAGCTTCTCGAAGCCCTTCGCTGACTGGTCGGTATCGCCGATGTCGGGCATCTCGCCGAAGTTCTTCAGCGCGTCCTTGCGCGCCTGGAGCTGGTCGATCTGCTCATTCAGCCGGCCGACAGCGATCGTGCCAGCATCCGTCAGCTTGCCATCGACCGCGGCGCTATTGATGCCGTCGATAGCCTTCTGAACGGAACTGATCTGCTCCTCGTAATAGGCGAGCGCGTTCTTCTTCAGCTCCTCGGTGCGTGCGCGCTCAAGCTCGGAGACCTTCTTCCCGGTCTTCTCGGCCATCTTGATTTCGTCGTCGTAGCGCTTCTGGATCGCATTGCGCGTCTCGACATAAGTGCGCTGCGCCTTCTGCTGCTCCTTGTCCTGGGCGCGCAGCAGGCGATCCGCGTCCTTTTCGGCCTGCTGTTCGGCAAGCTTCTCGCGAGCTTCAGCAAGCTTCAGACGATCCTCATCAATCTCCTTCTGGCGTTCTGCAATGTTTGCGGACTGCTTCTGGCGCTCGATCTCGGCGGCGATAGCAGCAGGGCGATCCTTCTGCCTGATGAAGCCATAGTTGGAGTGCTGCGCCGAGTAGGTGATCTGCGCGAGCTCCTTGTTCAGATCTCGCTGGCGCTTCTCGATATTGTCCTGTGCCTTGCCGACCTGGTCGGCCGAAAGCTGGCCGAATTCGCGCAGGGTCTCGATGGCTTCCTTGCCGCGGCTGCCGAAGACGTCGAAGGCGTCGGCGACCTCGTAGATTGCAAGCCCGAGGACACCGGCCACGGGAGCCACACGAACCATCGTGCCGATCATCGCACGCATACCGGTCGCCGCAGCAAGGCGGGCGGCGCGATCGACCGATGCAATAGAAACGGCAGAATTTGCCAGCGCACGCTGATGCAGTGCTGCCGCGGCATTGGCCTGGGCGAAACCGGCGCGCAGCATGGTGAGGCCGATCATGGCGTTCTGGTAGCCGGCGCGGATCGTGGAGAGCGCGCCACCAAGAATGCGCAGGCCGGCGACGAAGGCGAGCAACTCGGCCGTATTGCCGATAGCCTGGCGCCACTCGTAGGCAGTTTCGACAGCGGAGCGCAGGTAGCCGATGATCGCGGTCAGTCCCTGACCGATCGAGCGGGCGAAATTCTCACCGCCCGGCGAGGACAGTGCGTCGTTGAGATCGCGGATCTGGTCTGTGAGGGTCGCGAAGAAGCCGCCCTCGGCCGCAAGACCGGTGTCCTTGTCGATCCCGCCGATGATGCGGGCGAATTCCTGGAGCTGCGTCTGCGTGCGGGCGATCTGACCGGAGAAGGTCTCCATCATCCGGCGAGCCGTGCCACCGAAGGAGCGGTCAAGCTCGGCGTAGAACAGCTCCAGCGACTCCTTGGCTGCCAAGCGGCCGGTGCCGATCTTGTCGACCAAGGTCGCGATCGAGACACCCATGGAGGCTGCCATGAGCGAAACGGCCTGCGGCATGGATTCAGAGATCTGCTGGCGCAGTTCTTCCATCTGCAGAACGCCCTTACCGGACGCCTGCGAGATACCGAGGATGGTGCGCTCAAGAGCAGCGTCGGTGCCACCGAAGGCCGCGACACCGTCGGAGATCGCCTGCAGCGAGCCCTTCAGCGGATCAGTGCCGGATGCCTTGAGCTTGGAGAAACCGTCGGACAGTGCCTTCAGCGAGAATGGTGCGTTCTTGGCTGCCTCGATCAGTCCGTCGACTTCCTTCGCCGCCTCCTTGATCGGATCGGAAGCCGTCGACATGGAGCGCATCTGGTAGACCAGGCGCTCAAACTCGGCATTGGTCTGGACGACCTTGCCGATCCAGGTGTCCTGGATATTGATCAGCTTGTTGAAGCCGATGGAGATCGCGCCGGTAACGATGGTGATGTCGCGCAGCGTGCCGAGGAAGCTCTGCGAGCGCTCCTCGACCTTTTCCATCGAGGTGATGACTGACTGGCCGGCAGCAGCAAGGCGCCGAAGCTCCGGCGAGGAACGAGCGACGTTGCGGTTGAACTGGGCGACCGTCTCGCCGGCGTGCAACATGCGCGTCGTAAACGAGCCGTCTACAAGTTCCAGTTCAACCTTAATCGCCGTCATCGTCCCTGCCAATCATTCAATATTGACTTATCACTTGACCCGAGACTTTCCCTTGAGGGCGTGAAGCCCTGCGCGATCAAAGTTCGGGTCCATTGCGTTCTCGTCTTCCACTTCGAAGGATTTGGCTTTGGGCTCATAGACATAGATCCGGCCCATGACCTGATTGAGATCCTTCGTCACCTGCTCAATCGTCTCGCCGCTATGGGCGGCTGCAAGAAGTCTCAGGAGCCTCAGATCCTCCTCGGCGTTGATCCGGTCCACCTGCTTGAGATAAAACCAGAAGCGCCGCATCGGCATCTTCAGCATGTCGTCGTGGCTGAAGTGGAACTTCTCCACGACGCTGGCGAACAGTCGGCCGAAATCGATAGCCGTCAGTTCGCCTTGGGTGCGTTTCCCTCGGATGGCTCCCCTACCGGCGCTTCATCGGTCTTTTCCGCCTTCTCGCCGTTGGCCGTCTGGACGAAGTCCTGAATGGCCTGGAGCTGCGTGAAGGTGAGACTGCGCAGATCCTCTTCCGGGATGGTCGGGACGGTGCGCCTGATGAGTGTGATGGTCAGCTCCAGATCGTCGACGACGCCCTGCTTCATCGCGTGCTGCTCGACAATCCGGGTGGTTTCGATGAAGTCGCCGATCGAGGTTTCGCGGATCTCGTGTTCCTTGCCCTTCAGCTTGATGGTGAAGGCTGCGGGCGACTGGATGGCGTCAAGATCGAGAATTTTGGGTGCCATTGCGGAGTTTTCCTTGGGGTTGAAACAAAAAGACTGACCGCCTGGTATGGCGATCAGTCAATTTTGACTTAATGCTTTACCGAAGGCAAGAACATTAGGCGGCTGCGGACTCGTCACCTACGATGAAAAGCTCACCATCGGAGTCCGCATAGCCCTTGAAGACTACGTTGAAGACACGTTCCTGGTCCGTCTGGTAGGCGAACTGGAGGGCGCCGGCCGTCATAGCCTTCGGGATGGTAAAGTCGTCGGCGCCGTTCGTGCCCTTGGGGCGCAGAACGAGTTCCTTGGCAAGCTTCAGCAGGGAGGTCGAGACGCCGGTCGAGACGACGACCTTCTTCTTGGTCGGGTCTACGGTGTCGGTTACGAGAACCGAGCCCGGCATGATCTTGACCAGGTTTTCGAGCGTGGTTTCGGCCATCGGAACAGTGACCTGAACCGTGCGGCCCATGATGATTTCGTCGATCGGGGTTTCACCCATCTGGTCGACGGTGACTTCGTGGGTAGAGGTCTGCACCTCGACTTCCACACCGCCCTTCGTGAAACCGAGGTCGGTGGTGTCGAAAGTTACGGTGCAGACACCAAGCTTCACATTCTCAGTGCTCGAGGGCATCGTTCTTCTCCTAACGCAAAAGGCGCGGGGCCTGTTCATTCAGTATTGACTAGACATAGTTTAACCGGACAGCGGCCACCGTGTAAAGTCAATACTGATTGACATAAGGAAGAAGAGACGATATTCGGATCTGTTACGACTGATTGATCGTGAATGCCGTGGTGAAGTTGAGCGACCATTCCGTGAGGTTGCCGATCAGCGAGGGGAACTGGATCGGCAGCGACTTCGGATAGAAGATCTTTAGATCTACCCTGCCCCGCTCAGGCGTCGCCTCGTGAATCTCTTCGGCCGAGAGCCAGAGCAGGTTCATGATGTCGGTCGCAAGCTTCTTGCCGGCGCCTACCTCGTTGTGCCGAACGATGATCTTCAGGTTCGGTTTGTAGTAGCCCGGCAGGTGCGGATCGATCTTCACACCGTCGAGGGGCTCAAACATGCCGACACAGACAGCCGGATCGTTCGGCATCCGTTGCTCAAACAGGTTCTCGCCGACCGTTGCGAGGCCTGCGGTCTCGATTTTGTCGCTGATAATATCCCAGATCATCCCTTGATCTCCTCATTGACGGCCGCGATCATCTGCGGCGTCAGCTTGTCCTTTTCCTCATCGGCTGCCCGCGTCAGGTAGCCCGGTCCCACAGCAGCGCCGGTGCGATCGGCCTTCTCCTGGGATCTTGGCCCTAGATTGTATTCGCCCTCGTGCATGATGGTCGCGTATTGCTCGACGTTGACGCCGTTGACGACAGGCTTGATGCCGACATCGATCGCCAGGCGGTTGCGCTTGCCCTCATAGGTGACGCGCTTTTCGATTGCTTCTTCCAGATTGTGCTGATCGACCGGCGCGTAGAGAGCAGCACGCTTGACGATACGGTCGGCTGCACGGTGCATGGTCTTGCGGGCGTTCTCCTGCACGCGATCGCCGATATTGCGCAGACGCAGGATCGTTTCGCGCACGCCCGTTACCTTCATGTCGATCATGGCAGCGGCTCCAGGTCGACCTCGATGTGGTCAAGCTCACCGAACACGCGGTAGCGGGGATGAATGCCGACAACGCGATAGCCGGCGCCGTGTAGCTCCATGCGATCGTCAGCCTTC